CCAGCCACGTTATGTTTCTGGCAGATGGATTTGAAAGACGAGCTAACAACCATCTGTTCTTTCCAGTCATACATATCAATGGTTTTAGAGTCTGGAAGTCGGGTTTGGTTAATATAGTCCAGTAAAGCTACTGTAACTTTATCGCCATATCTAGCAACTAGTTTATTTAGTTCTACGTCAACTGTTGTAATAGACAGCTCAGGGTCATAAACAATAATCATAGGAGTATGTAGCTCATACCCTTCTATTAGCTTACTCTCCATATCGTAGAAATCACTCATCTTAGCCATTGTGTACTGTTTAACGAAGTTATCAAAAAGCTCTTCACCCCCATTAAACATTCTAGCTCTAGTTCTGGCTAATCTCAATAGGGCTGCACCTTCTAGAGTATTATTACGCATTGCTAATGCTGATACACCAGCTAACATGGCTAGATTACGTCTAAATACTTCATGTTCTTTCATCTCAATTGAGAAGTATGGAGCAATATCTCCATTCAAATATTGCTGAACCTGTATGTTTGAACAGATAATGGATTTACCAGTACCACGCCAACCACCAAGCAGTAACGTTTCTGTGCGAGCTAAACCAATTTGAGCGTCGAACTCATTACAAATACCAAGAGCGATTAAGTTCAGTTTGGTATCTTCTTCTCTCTGGAAAATACGCATGTTATCTGCGTTGAATACTTTTCCAGTATTCGTTACTTTCTCTTCTAATTTTAAGTGAAGGGAGGCAACTCGGTTGAGAATTTCTCCCTGATCCAGCATTGTTAAATCTTGAAGCACGTCTGTTTCTAGAAGCTTCAGGAATAAATCCTGTGTATATTCGGCCTCTAGGACTTCAAGTGCCTGTTCCATGCTCACTTCTGGAATTTGAGTGTTAGCTAAGACGACTAGAGCTTGAGAAAGGCGGGCGTTCCTATTAGCTTCAAGCATAAGTGCGTCAATGGACGGCATTGTGTTATATTTTTTATAATAATTCTGGACGGCTTGGTAAATTGAGGAGAAAGCGTCATTAAAATGATCTTTATGCAGTTTTGAGAATGTTTCCAATGCTATTTGCTTCTGTTCGGAAGCTAGAAGCATCTTCAACACTACAGCTTGCACGTTAAACAAGGTCATTCTCCTTTGCACGCTTTCGTGCCTTCTAAATGCAAAAAGGGGAAGGAGCATAGCCCCCTCCCCTTAGGTTTAATTTACCAGATTATTCAGCAGCCGCAGCTTTTGCATCCAGTTTAGCACGCTTAGCGGCACCATCATAGTCCTTAGCAACCAGACCACGACGAGACAGCATAGATTTAACACCGCGCTCAGACTTACCAGTTTTCTCAGCGATCTCAGCAACAGTCATGTTAACCAGATCCAGACCTTCTAACAGATCTTCACGAGTTTTAGCACTTGAAGTTTCCTGTACCGGCATAGCAGCAATACGACCTTCACGAAGCAGGCTCAGAGCTTTACCGCGGATCTGCTTAATATTGCGACCGAAGTGAGCAGCGATAGCTTCGATAGTAGCACCAGCAACAACCTGATTAACAAAATCAGTTTCTTCATCCGGAGTGAAGGAACGAACAGCAGCAGCTTTTTCGGTTGGCTTAACAGAAGCGGTCATTTCCAGGCTCAGAATCTTACCCTGTACCTGCTTAGCACCGAACTGACCACCAGCTACAGCAGCAGCGATTTCAGCATAGGTATACTGACCAGCATGAGCGTTCAGGAAATCAACCAGTTCAGCTTCCTGCTCAGGAGTCCACGGAGATTTCTGTACTTCATTAGCTTTCTGTACTTCAAAACCTTCTTTACGCAGTTTAGAGCCAACAGAGCGAGCGGTAACATCTTTGCCAGTTTCAGCGGCCAGTTCAGCAGCGATAGCAGCTACTTGTTCTTGAGAGATTACAGCAACACCCAGAGCAGTGGCTTTTGCTTTCAGAGACTCGGTTACACCTTCTACGTTCCAGTTCAGTTTAGACATTATTATTTTTCTCCAATAGTTCTTTAATCGACAGGATTTCTATCCCATTCGTTTCGGCTTTCTTATAAGATGAGGAAGAACGTTTTGATTCATCCTCACAGATTAGGTATTTGACGTCTTTGGTAACGGATTTCTTAACCGTATATCCTAGACCTTCTAAATAGTTTGTTGCATCCGTTCTATTTGCAAAATCTTGCAAAGATCCGGTAATACATACCGTGATTCCATTTGGCTGGGCAACTAATTCATCCGTAATGATAATATTAGCTTTAGCACCCGTTGAGAATTTCCACGGTAGTTCGATAACATCCTTGCCTTGTGGGGAATTTAGCCAGGCTTTGTAGTTTTCTCCAGCCTTGCCGTCAGCCTTCACATCGTGGAAGCTAGTGCAATTTTGGGATAATTTCTTTGCTGCAACCTCTCCAATTAGAGGGATTCCTAAAGACCCGAGAACTGAACCAAAGTCAATGTCTCCGCGAACTTTAGTATTTAATTCGCTAATTAACTTAGCGGCAACCTTGCTACCCACGGCTCTAACCAAATCTTCTTCGGTTAGGTAAAATAGTTCTGAAATCTTCGTCAGCTCCAGCTTCTCAATAGTTTTTGGACCAAAGCCCTTTAACTTCATTTTTGTACAGAAGTTCTCAATTAACTTACTTGATTGCGCTGGACAGTTAGACTTATTCCGACAGAATAATTGTCCGTTGACAAGATCTAGCTTAGAACCACAAGAGGGACATTGTGTTGGAATTTCGATTTTCATCAAATTTCTTCCTTATCAATTTATATAAATATTATAGCAAGTATTTAAGCATTTAGCAACTACAATTTTAACTAACTTTGCTTACCCTCGCCATAACTTTCTATCCCTCAACTGAATGATAATAGTATATACCTAAGCGGCGAAAATGTCAATAACCACTTTATAATTCCGATATGGTAGATGGGTAGCAAAGGGTTATGTATTAATCGTATACTCGCTCTACTATGCACGGGATTACACCACCAGCGCGAATTACTCGAATCTGACAACCGATCTCTAGATCGAGAGAGTTAATATAATCAACGTTATTAAGAGTCGCTTTAACAATTGTAGCATCATCAATAATTACCGGTTCGAAATAACCAACTGGAGTTACTTTACCAGAAGCCCCTACCTGCCATTCAACTTTAGTAAGAGTTGTAATCTCGCCTTCTTCATCCTCTTTAATAGCGAACGCCCCGCGAGGGAATTTATTAGTCCAGCCTTCTCGGAAGAATTTGTTGTTGTCATTAATACGAACAACTTTACCATCCGTCGGAATCCATTCAAAGAAGGAACGCACATTAACAACTGTTAAGAAGTCTTCATTCTCTAGCCAAAGCATATCTTTTAAATATGATTCTGTAATGCCTACAGAATCAGCAGAACACTGGATACCATATGCAACGAAGATTAAACCACCTTCCCCGATACGTTGTACGAAATCATCGCTATCTTTGAGGTTAATAGCACCAGAGGCAAAGTTACGTTTATTTTCTACTTCTTTTGTAATTAGAACTTCACCAGTGATTTGAGTAGGTACTTTTTGGGAAATCTTTTTAGGGATGTTCAGCAATCTTACGTTGCTTGTGACATCATTCCCTAGAATACCATTACCACGAGTTAGTGCTTGAACAAATTCTCCATTAATATATAACAGAGAAATCGCACAACCATCTAACTTATCAGTTTCTACCTGACCTAACGGGTTAAATGGGGGTTTATCTCCACGATTATAATAAACTTTCTGTAAAGAATACATACGATACAGATGTGGAATATCGCCCTTAGGCCCGATCTCTTCTTCTAACGGAAATCTTTTAATCAGACGATCATATTCTTCGTCAGAGATTAAAGACATTCCCTGGTAATACGCTTCTTGGCAACGTTTAATAAAGTCTTTTACATTAGTCATTTATTTGTATCTCTCATTAATTTATATAAATATTATATAACAAAACTGAGTTGAAAGCAAATACATTTATAAAGAAAAAGCCAAGAACTAGGCATTCTTGGCTTTGAGTTCTTCAGCTCGTTTCTGTACTTCATGTAAAACCTCAGATTCGCTAAGAATCTGTGTAAATGCATAGAAAAGCTGTGATGTTGTTTCTAGGGTGTAAGGAAAAGAGAAGCCAGATTTCGTTGGAAACCATTCATCATTAATATCAAGAAGCCAGTAACGAATACCCATGTATAGATTCCCACGAAATTCAGATACTGTTAATCTTACTTGTTCTCCCTCCTTCTCCCAAAGTATGATGGACTGGTCATCAACGTGTCCTTCATAGTTTTGATTTACCTGTTCGCTCATTTACATATCCCAAATACACAAAAAGCCCCATATAGGGGCTAATTGGTTTCTTATCGGCCTACTGGAGAAGCACGATCTAACTCTGATTGGAGGCTAGTCACACGACGGACTTTATCGACAGGAATAAAACGGAAGCTATCATTAGTACGAGAGAAGACAAGGATCTCATCATCTTTCGCTTTACGAATACGTTCACGTTTAATACGCTCAGCCAGATATTTATCTTGGGCTGGATCAAATTCCATCGTACCCTGAAGGTACGTGGTTCCTTTCTGACGAAGTTTTTCGTAATGAAGATAAAACTCACCAAATTTTTCACATTGTGCAATAATTTCAGCTTTGGTCATAACTGTAGTTCCTTTTGTTGGTGGATTTATCTAAAAATTACTTAGTGATAGCTCGGATTGCTTCTGCCAGATGAGCAGCCGCTTTACCGGTCAGTTTGTCGATAATTGCATCATCCAGAAAATCTGGTGCTAGGCCAGCATCAGAGAATGCTGAATGAAGGTCGGCATGAGCTTGGGCTTTGGAAGTACGAGAACCGCCAGAAGCTTTTTCTCCAGTAGATGCGCTAGATTTAGAAGCAGAGCCAGCAGCTTTCTTGATATACAAACCTGCTTTAGTCAGCTTCATACGAAAACCGTTCGGAGTTACACCATTTTCCTGGGCAATTTCGCTAACAATTTCCATGCTAACACCCGGACGTTCATCCTCTGGGAATTGCTCCATACGAGCAACGTATTCGGAAGACATTTTTTCGAACAGTTCATCAGTCCACTGAGTTGGAGTAGTCATATTTTATATTTCCTTAATTAAGAATTAAACAGAATAGTTCTTTCAAACTATGAGAATATTATATCAAGAATTATAGGGTTAAGCAACTGAAATTTTTCGGTAATTGCTACACATCTAGTTCAACAATCTCCCAATCGTCGGCCAGAGCCTCGTCTAGGGTAAGGTTTACTTGACGGATAAGTGGAGATTCCATACCGTTCTCCCACACATGTTCGGTCACTGTACCCTGCTCTACGTTAAATTCTAAAACCACTGTAAAGTATTTATTATTTTCCCAACTATCCCGCTGTAGATATTTTACTTCCCCATCTTTAAGCAAATCTGTTAGCTTACTCACGGCGTTTTCCTTTTTCTTTATCAAGTTTCAGGGCAGCCTTAACAGCTTCGTTAATCAACGTAATAATTTCTTCACGAGTCCACTTATATCCTAGAGATTTTACATCAACCCCTAGCTTTTCCAGATGTTTAACGGAAGCCAGCTCGTAATTCATATAATGGACGTTCTGTTGTTTGCCTTCTGATAGAAGCCATACACGGTAGCAACCAACAGGATTATCCATTGCTTTTTTGATTTCACCGATACACTGGTATCCAGGAACCCAAACAAGTTCACCAACTGCAAATTCTTCTGCTACAGCATCATCAGGAATAATCGGAGGATTCAATGGATCTACAATATCATTCAAACGAAGCAGAGCACCGTATCGTTCCAGAACAGATTTAACCATTGCTACAGAGCGATAATTACGATCGGCAATTTCTTCGAAAGAATCACCAGATAAATACTGCTCAATAACGTTAGCTAACTCAATGCCTTCAATGAGTGTGCCACGTTTCTTTTTCTTCATTTCGGCAACTTGAATCTGGCGGTCTTGCCATTCTTCAATCATCCTTTCCATAGTTGGATTGGATGATACGCCTAGCATTTCACATGCTGCTTTCTTAGTACCACCGTTCTCCAGGTGCTCTATGACCTTTTTAAAGACTTCATCCGGGATTTCATGGATATGTTTCTTTCTGCGAGAACCAGCCATATTTAAACTCCTCTCTCAAATTTATGAATCTATTATACAGAAAAATTTTCCTGAAAGCAAATAAATTTTTACGATTCCTTGAGCAAAGAAGCAAGTTCAGCATAGACTTTATCTAACTCAAAGCCAATGCGAAGAGACACGTTTGTTTTCCGTTGTTTAAGTAACCACTCGGATATGTTAGGGATGCCAGCTAGTCTATGCGGTACCACCCTACATAGCTTTTCCGAAGTGTCGTAAACAGGAATTTTACGTTCTTTTACTGGGAACTTCCTTGTTTCCCATTTTTTATTCTTCACTGTCATATCTCTCCGAGGGATTAAATTCACCAAACAGTTCTTTAACTCCCATAAGGTATAGCTGATGGGCTTCTTCCGGGGTATCTCGTCTACCAAAAATATGCTGCTTTCCATCACAGTAAGCGTAGGCCATATACCTATTACCTCGTTTTACAACTCCAGTGAATCCGGTAGAATTAGTAGAACACTTCTTATTCTTTCCATTTTCGGAGTAGGTAGCCTTACGTAAATTATCCCACAAGTTGTTTAAGTTATCCCCGTCTTTGTGGTCGATAGTTTTATCCCCAGGATCTTCGCCTGTTTTTATAAACCAGATTATTCTATGGGCTAAGTAAGCTGTCCGCTCTCCCTTTATAGTAAACTCTAACTGTCTCCCAGTTTTCATTTTGGAGCCCGCTACCCTTCCCTTCCTTGGGCCAGATAACCAAATTAAGTCCCCAGTACTTTCGTCATACTTAAGCTTTTTCAGGATAAATGCCATAGGAGGCATTGGTTTATGTATCTTCATTGGTTGCTCCAAGTTCGGACATTACTTCTTCTGCCATGGCCCTCTCTTCCTCTGTCATGAATTTTAGGGGGATTGGCATACACTCGATTTTACAATAGGTTCTGTACCAGTCTACAATATTTTCAGTGTTCATATCCTTACCAATACCCATCATACCAAGATACATTCTGGCATATTTTGGGTTAGCACTCTGACCTGTTTTAAGGAAGAAGTCTTTCTTCTTACCTTTCAGAGCTTCTATGAATGGTTTGATAGTGATATTTGAACACTTCTTAATATCTTCCCAGAACATCTCGTGCATTTTATGGAAGAATGCCGCTCGATCATTCGGTTTATCCTTGATATACTGTTCAACATGCTCAACTGTTACATCTTTAATAGACTCAAGATGATAATAGCGAACAAGAAGTAGTTTAGCTTCATACGCATCTGCATGGCGTGGAGCACAATAATCAGGAGTTGAATACAAAATGGCTTTGATTCGCTCTTCCGTATACTCTTTTCCTGCACCTTCGATAGTTCCCCAGCTTTCACTGAAAATATCAATAGTTGCACCCTGATCAAGCAAGTAATAACGTAAAGTACTAGTATAGTTCCTAGACTCCAGCTCTCTACGACGTGCGTATAATTGCTGTGCTAACTCCAGCCAACCTTCATCAATGTTGTATTGTTCAGAACCTGCGGAGAATCCACTCGTAGATTTATCAATAAAATAATAAATGTTCTGAGCGCCACGGTCGCGCCTGATTGCTTGGAAACGCATGTTTGGCGCTTGGTTGCTGGTTCTAGTAATAACGAATACGTTATCAAAGTAGTTGAAGTCAACGCCACTGGTTACGGATGGACTACATAATAAGCAATCAATTTGTTGGTCAATTAGCTCATTAGTTGTGTAATCCAGAATACGTCGAATATCTACATCAGACGTAGAATTTGAGTGGATTTCCTTAACTAACGCACCCGTATTACGACGCAACGCCATGCCCTTCTCATTCAGTTCATCCGGCCCACAGTCAGATACTAGGATAGATTTCTCACCCATCTCTAGAGAAGTCTGAAGTGCAACCCAAATACTGGATTCATCCGGGAACTCATAAGCATGAGCTTTTGACAGCATCTTACGGTGATGGTTGTAAAATGCAACCGGTTTATCAAAATCAATTAGAGAACCGTAGGCTTCAATCGTCTCAGCACTAATATCACCATCAGATAAGATTACAGTTTTAGCTGTCATGAGGATGTCACGTAGAACTTGAATACATTCGCGACGTTGTTTAACAACGGGGGCGAATAATAGATCATTCATTACAGCGTCACATTCATCAATAAAAATGGTGTCTATTTGACCAATAAAACTCTTGAACTTATGCAAAGAGTGAATAGTTGTGGACATACGGTCAATAGCGCCACGCTTAAAATTAAGCATATCTACAGACTTATCATATTGTCCTGCACTAAATTTCTTAGCATTTGAAGATACCAGCGCTCTAGTATTTGTAACTGCTAAAAAGTTGCCAGGAAGAACACCTGCGTCCAGCCATTTAGTTACTGCCGTAGTTTTACCAGTACCAAGACTTGCCTTAACAAATGTTATATGGCCTTTTGGGGGCACAATGTTAATCTTCAGGTATGGAACTTCTGGTGGAGAATCCACTTCTAATTTCTTGAGTGGAACACCTTTCAGATTTAATGGAATCTCACGTTTAGAATTATTAACAAACGCTTTGAGAGCCTGCTTACGACCGTTATTAAAGTAATCTTGAATATTACGACTGTTATCTTTAGTTGCAATATATTCAGATAAAGCGGGTTTAATCTCACGTTCTAGCCATGCGAAATCAACACCATCCTCTAATGCTCTATGGTATAGTTTGGGGATAATACGCAAGTACACCCCATCCTCAGCTTCTTCCAATTCGCTGATGGTTTCTTCTACTTTATCAGAAGCAATCTTTTTGCCTTTAATTTGGTCAAGTAAAGAATAAAACTCCTCCTTAAACTCCCCTCTAGTTGTTTCATAGTCAACCAGATTATTAGGCAAATTTACCTTCGAACCTTTAACATACACCAGACGTGGCTTACTCTCCGCTTTAAACGGATCAACAATACCATCGCTAAATAAAGGGTCGGCAAAATAGTGAAGCTGGACAGATGAATAATAAGCTAAGTCGGCAATATCAAAACCGAATTTTTGCTTACTACTATCATTGATAGACGTAAATAAGAACTTTAACTGACCTTGAGTTACCTTGACGTTAGATTCTAGCATTAAGTGCATTCGGATACCTGGTTTTAGGCCAGCCGAAGACGATGCATGAGCAATAAACCCTGCATCAAGAGGAAACATGTCCTCACTAATACTATTCAACATCTTAATAATGTGGCGGGCCATACCTACAAGATTAAACTTGTCGTACCCACCGGTATCTAGGATACCATCCACGTCCATAGCAATAATATTGCTAGGGTTGGATACATTAAAGTTACCTTTCTTACGTCGCACGTTATTTTTAGGTGCAAGACATCGACCTCGTACCGCAACGATATGAGGGTCAGACGTTAAACGTCTCATAAGTGGTAACATTTCGGCAAGGCTTTGCGGGTCATGCTCTTCTATTACATCAAATTTGAAGGGCATAGAAGCTGGTTTACCTTCTGGATGCTCTTTAGAGAATCGCTTGGCAAAGGTATAATCTTCCGCTTTGATTTCTCGCCAAATACCTGTTGCTAAATCACGAGAAAATCCGGCGTGACCTTGAAGAATAGAAAACACAACAATACTCCTGTGTTGGTTAATCGAAAATCTTTTCTTTAGGACTATTCAGAAAGAATAGAACAACTATTACTACTATTTACGTAAACATCAATTATCATCAAACAATATGAATAAGTTATCATATCTCAGTGCTGTGCTCTCTTCGCTCATATACAGAATAGAACCTAGGTCATTGGCCGCTAAGCCGATTCTATTTGTCCTCACTATCCTATTGGTAGGTGACTACTGTACGTGCCGCCATTCGCTGCTCTTTTCGTTCGCACCCCCATATAAAGCTCTGCCTATATAACGAGCTAAATATGCACGGTTTGGATTTACCTTTCCGAATTCAGGGTACACAGATCACTTAATTGAAGATTAACTAATGCAATATAAACACTAGTAATAGTTAAAACAACCCTTAATGGGGCAGCCTAACTGTTCCGTATCGCGGATTGTAAACAAGAAAAATTAGCAAAATCAATTTTTACTAATGTCTCTCAATTCAATATAAATATTATATCAAGATTTTGGGCATCCTGCAAGTAAAATTTTCCGGATGGTGCTATCATTGGTCTTGAGTACGTATAAAACCGAGCCAAAATGACTCGGTAATCAGAGTTCAGCTAATAAAAATCATTCATCATTTAGGCCTGGAACATAAATCCCAACACGATTTAATTGTTCTTTAGCTTCTGCGAGAATATCTGGAGTGTACTCCCAAATATCATCTTCCACCTGTAAAAGATGGGGCGAACAACCATCATCCGGCACACGACATATGGCCAAACCACGTGGATGGAATATAGAGAAGTTTAGGGCAACAATTAAACCCATAGCGGACAATTCATTCCAGTCCATCTCCCATTCCCCGGCATATCCAGATAGGAAAACGCCAATGCAGGGGTCATCTATTTGCTGCTCTGGAAAAGTGAAGGAGGCTTGTCTTACCCCCAACCAACGTTGTAGCAGCTTCTCCGCACGTTTCACCAAACTAGGATCAATCTGACGCCAATATACTTGTTCCATTCTGCCTCCTTAAGCAGTTAAACCTGGGATCATATACCCGAAACGGCAAAGTTTTTGGATACCCTCATTTACTTCTTCCGGTGAGTAAGACCAACCGTAACGTTCATTAACCTGAAAACCAGGAGATTCACTAGTTTTATAGTTAACAACGAGGCGATGCTTAGCAGGCATAAACAGCTTATAGTTTAACGCAAAAACTAAGCCCATTTCATCTAACTCTTTCCAGCCGACAATCTCTTCAAGACCATCCTCTACCTGAACAATTAAACCAATACAGGGAGCCTCATCAATATCGTCTTTAAAGGCAAAGGAGATTTCGTTATTCTCACACCATATTTTCAAAGAGTTAATAGCCTCATTATACAGGCTAGAGGGGAGAGTACGCCAAAAGTTAACTAAAATTGGGTTAGCTTCTTTAGAGAAGACATTATTGAACATATTTACACCTTAAATTGTTGTAAGGATTTACACATTTCAAGATCTGGGCTAAATTCTAGCATATAGCTAACAGCCATTAAATCTTGAAGATTTATTCCAGTTCTACCGTTGACTATAACCGTTGGATACTGATACATCATAGCACCCGCATCATCAAGTACACACCAATGTTTGAGCTTATGCTTTTCAACGAAGCGAAGAACAGAATTACCCCTAGATAATCCACCCCCAGTAAAATCCGTTGTACCAAGAAAACGATCGATAAGACCTAATCCGGTCATAATCCGAACGTTCTCCATCTCATTTCTAACAGAGAACCAAGATGATACTCCAACAATCATTATCGGAGAAGGACGAATAAAGTCCTGAAAAGCCTTGAGAAGCGGTTTGAAAACCCAGTCACTTCCAAAGAAAATCTTTTCATCATCAGGTGCATGATGGTGGGAGATGCTCGAATTGAGCACTCCATCAATGTCCAGAAAAATAATTGGAGTATTACTTATTTCCATTTTTGTTCCTTTCTAAGAACGTATCATACTCAACCGTATCAACATATATAACACCATAGTCATCGGATTTATAGTCCATTTCCCACAGCTCACAGCGATAGCACCAACTACCGTCCGCCCATACAAATATATCATCAGGATGTGTATACACAGGTTTAACTATGGACATATCTGTTTCCCTTGCTTCTCGACACATAAGGTCTACCCTCTAAATGAGCTTCTACACGAGCAATAAAATCAGGATCACTGAAAGCATCTACCGCACCTTTACTCCAGTAAGGGATACCACGTTCTTCTAGCTGGTACATCTCACTACGAGTCATACCTTGATAGCCCGGTTCCGCTGCGAGGGCACTATCATAGTAGTTAACAACCATAAGTTTCGCAGCAGTCAAATTAAGAACAGGAAATAATTCCCAGTAGAAGTTAATTACTTGGTTAGAGCAACCAACCACAATGATCATATCTTGACTGGTAATACCATCAAAAACGTTATACATTTCTGCGTATGCAGGAGCATGCTCTCCAAAGAAGATTACATTAGGTTTAACCCATTTATAATCATCTGGATCAATAGAATTGTATCCTACATCAATAATCCGTTTATTGCTACTATTGTAGCTATCAGCTACAACAACCTCTTTTAAATATCCGTGAATGTGCAGAATGTCACTATGTGAAACGCCAGCACGCTCAATAAGGTCATCAACGTTGGTAGTCAAGTTTACTACTTGACCTGGATATTGTTTATACCATTCACCAATACGCAAATGCGCAAGATTGGGTTCAACAGTTTTTAGCTCTTCACGACGCTTGTTGTAAAACATATGGGTTTTATGATAAAAATTACCACGAAAGGCATGAATATTACATACTTCTTCTAGATCATAATCATCCCACAATGCTTTACCACTAGCAGTATCGGTACGAAAAGCTCGTACACCACTTTCAACACTCAAACCTGCACCGCTAATAATAATTAATCTACGCACTATACGATTCCTCGCTTAAATCCTTCGATAATAATTCGGAGTAAAATTGCTTCCTCCGGGCGTACCTTTTCTTGCTTAATAAGCGTGTTTTCTAGATTACTTTTTAGATTCTGATTCAAGAAGTCCATAAAGTTTCTCCTCTAGTTCCATAACACGATTTTCATAAGAGGCACGTAACTTTTCAATTGCCAGCGCACGCACTGTAACCTCATTAGAATTAATAGCTAATTGGGCCAGGTCTTCTGTTTCCATACGTCCGTTGTAAATTAAGCGATATTTAAGATGTTTTACGTTTTTCATTCTTGTTCCTTAGTTCTGTACTGTAAATTCATTCTTATCACAGTGAGCATAATAATACCCATACATACAATAAATTTTCACAGCCTTAGTAGACCCCTTCGATTCTTCATAATCAATCCAGAGCCACTTGTCTTTACCTACATAATGTACCCGAAACTTCTTAACTTTCTTATCATTCCATGTTGCGACAACACGACGATAATCAAATCCGCCCAACCAATCTAGAGCCTTACGTTCTTCACTAGGCTCTCCAAGATGGGAGACATCTACTTTAGGAAGCAATTCGCTCATAGCTTTCTCCTCTCAAATTTATAAATCTATTATATATAAATTTTTGGCTGAAAGCAAATAAAATAAAAGCCAGGTCGACTAGCAACCCGGCTGATTAGCTTATTTAGCTCGAATATCCTGATGTTTAACTCTGCCCATCACCTCGTGCTGTTTGCCAGGGTTAAATGGACGAGCACCCGGATTTCCAAGATACCCACAAACTCGACGAGTTACTTCAAGAGTTTCGGGGTCATGATTACCACAGATAGGGCACTTAAACCCATCTTCGGATGCTATTGTTTCACCTAAGAATCCACATTTACCACAAGAATCCACTGGAGTATTAATACCGAAGTAATGAACCTTACTAGCAGCATAATTAATAACCCATTCCAGTGCATCTGGGAATCGTTTCATATCTGGTAGTTCTACATAGGAAATGCACCCACCAGAAGCAATAGGAGTAAAGTTAGATTCATAATCAAATTTGACGTTAGGAGCAACTTTACGTTCCACATCAAGATGGTGAGAGTTAGTATAGTATCCTTTGGACAGAATATCTTCATGCTCCGGGAAATATTCACGGTCTAGACGACAAAAACGGTCACATAGGGATTCTGATGGTGTAGCATACAGGCTATAACCTAACTTAGTTTCTTCCTTCTTCTGATCGACTCTATCTCGCATGTACTGCAATACATGCTGAACAAACTTGATGCAGGTCTCGGACATTGTATCTACGTCTTTGCCAAACATGAACTGTAGCATTTCATGGCAGCCAATATACCCCAGAGATACAGAAGCACGGTTATAGAAATGATCGAATACATACTCATCAGGCCCTAAGCGTAATCCAAAGGCTCCTGACATATAGAGGATGGGTGCGGCTTTAGCTTGAATGTATTTTAAACGATCAACTCTCCATTCCAATGCTTTTAACGCTGTATCCACACGTAGCTCAAGCAAATCAAAGAATAGGTCAATATTTCCTTCAGCTTCGATAGCAATTCTAGGCAAGTTTACAGAAACAACACCTAAGTTATTACGACCGGCAGTTTCACCATCTTCTGTAGCAGCTAGGAATGAACGGCAGCCCATAGAAACTTTGTAGTCTCCAGTAACTTCTACAACTTTGTCATAGCTGATATAATCTGGATACATACGTTCAGCAGTACATTTCATAGCTAACTTCTTGATATCATAATTAACATCTCCTGGTTTCATGTTAACACCATCACGAAGTACAAATACCAGTTTCGGGAAGATAGCTGTACGTTTATTGATACCTAAACCATCCATGCGTACTTTCAGTATTGCTTTCTGTACTAGACGTGCTTCCCAAGAAGTTCCTAGACCAAAACCAAAGGTAATAAATGGACTCTGACCATTAGAGTTGAACATGGTATTGATTTCATATTCTAAACCCTGACAAGCGTCATAGACTTCTTTTTCAGTCATCTCCGTAGCCATTACCGATGCTTTGGCTTCATCCTTAGTCCAACGTTTTGCAAACGCATGATTTTTGTCATAGGATTTACGAACATAAGGGGCTAATACTTCATCAAGGCGATCTACAGAAGTACCACCATACTGATGGGAGCTAACTTGAGTGATAATCTGAGCAGTAATAGCTGCCGCAGTAGTGATAGAGTTTGGAGTGCTAATTTCAGCATTACCAACCTTCATACCATTCTTCAACATATCTTCCAGAGCTACTAGACAACAGTTAGTCATGCCTAATGCAGCATAATCAGCATCATGGAAATGAATATCTCCAATCATATGAGCATTTCTAATCTGAATCGGCATTTCTTCTAGAATTAGATACTTACTCAATTCACCTGCAAGCATATCCCTTTGTGTAGGGAAACGTTCTGAGGGTTTATTAGCATTATTAAACAGCAGCTCTTCATCTGCTGACCCTTCGATAATCTCTTTGCAGTTTCTAATTAACGCCTGCATTTCTTTATACTTTAGTTCTTCATTGCGATTCATTATACTCTCCTTCTCTAACTAAGACTACTATTATAACTCATTCGAGGGCGGATGTCAACAATATTTTACTATAAAGTTCTGTAACATGATCTGAGTCAAAAAATTTTATTTGCCAATCTCTATTAAAAATTGTATAATCACGCACTCGTGCACGCGATATAAAATGATTATCTAGTATCACACATCTCACGTTAAAAGCAAGCAAATTTTTTATTTAAATGCAATATCATAGGCTTATTTAAAATTGTAGTTGCTTTTTACTGTATATATTGGTATAATATATTTGTAAGTTGATAAACAAGATCTTTTTGTTGATCCTCTGTTAGCGAAGTACACTATAGGAGTGTTATTTATGGGAAAAGCACGTCAAAAAAGAGAGAACCGCAATGGTTCAAGAAAGCGTGGCAACAAATATGAGAACAACGTAATTCAGGCTGATTTTTCTAATGATTACGCTAACCCAGTTGCTAAATCCCTAGTAGGTAAAAACCGCGAGCAAAAATCATATATCAATATGATCAAGAACAACACAGTGACTGTGGGTATCGGTGAGCCAGGTACTGGTAAAACCTTTATTCCGTCCGTTCTTGCAGCTCAGGAACTCGTAGACATTCACTCAGATATTGAGCAAGTGATTCTCGTACGTCCTAATGAACCTCTAGGTAAGTCTCTTGGTATGCTTCCTGGTGATCTAGCAGAAAAGCTAGAGCCTTGGTTGGAGCCAATAGCTGATGGTATGAAATGGGCCATCGGCGATCATGCGTATAAAGGATATGTCGAACGTCAGAAAATTAAATTTTTGGCTGTCGAACATGCTCGTGGCAGAACTTTCAACAACTCCTATGTAATTGTCGATGAAGCTCAGAATATTTCCGTTGAGGCAATGATTTGTCTCCTAACTCGTGTAGGACAAGACTGCCGTTTAATTATCTGCGGAGATATAGCTCAGAAAGACATTAAAGGTGACTCAGGTCTAGCACTCCTTATGGAAGTCTATGAAAAATACGAAAATGCCCCATTCTCAATGATCGAATTGATTGATAACGTTCGTTCTGTTGAGTCTAAAGCATTCTATGATATTTTTAAAGACATGGGGAAGGTGTAATATGGGAAACGTCGTTCATCTGAGCCGTAAAACTAAAATACATCGTACTTCACTGAGTGCTGCTAATATTATTACACGTAAGGAAGGGGAAGAAAGTCCTAAGACAACCCTAGCGTGGAAAATTGTAACCTCAAATCCAAATAAACCATTCAATTATAACGAGCTGAGCACCTCCATAGATATTCTATTAAAAGAAGTAGCTAGAGCTAAAGTAATTGAATAAGCTAAAAAGCTAGACTGGTAATATACAGGGCCTGGGTATGAAAATACTCGGGCCTTTTCTATCAGAAAATTTTATTTGCCTAATGACCGATAATAAAGTAGAATATTCCTTAAATCCTGATAACTATAAAAAGGAAAGCCAAATGAGCCATCGCATTGAAAAAGTAATTAAACGTGACGGTACTGTAGAAGACTTTGCTCCTGAAAAACTCAATGGTTGGGCGGAGTATGGTTGCAAAACAGTTGATGTAAGTTGGTCAGCCATTACTATGGCTGCTCAAAAAACTCTGCCTAAAGGGGTTGTAGATTCCGACACTCTGATGGATGCATTAATTAAAGCTGCTGAAAGTCTTATTAAAGATAATCCAGCATATGATGTGCCAGCAAAGGAATTACGTCTTGCGCAAATGCGTAAACGCCTTTATGATTCTTTCGAACCACCTTCTCTACGCTTCTTCCATGACCATATGGTTAGCGTAGGTGCATGGGAAGACATGAGTGCATGGATTACCGATGAGCAATTTGAAGCTCTGAATCAGGTTATCGACCATGATCGTGACCGTCTTTTTACTAGTGGTGGGCTGAAACAGTTCTTTGATAAGTATTCCCGTCGTAACATAGCCACTGGTGAAATTTATGAAACCCCGCAGTTTGCCTACATGGGTATGGCAATGGCGATGTTATCTCAACCTAACTGGACAATTCTAGATGCAATCGACCTCTACAACGCAATGTCACTCCACAAAATCAACGTTCCTACGCCGCCACTGGTTGGTCTGCGCTCTAGTGACCGTGGATTTGCTAGTTGCTGCCTCGTGGATTCCACTGACACGCTGGATTCAATCGACACCGCCGAGCACATCGTCTTCAAAATGGTCGCAGCCAGAGCGGGAATCGGGTATCATCTTGAAAGCCGATCAATTGCTGATCCGGTGCGAAATGGGGCATTCCCGCATTCCGGAAAACTGCCATATTATCGACACATTGACCGCTCAGTAAAGGCCAATACTCAGCAAACTCGTGGTGGTTCTGCTACAGTGTCTTATCCATACTTCGACCCTGAAATCATTCAATTGATGCAGGTTAAGCAACAACGTGCTACAGATGAGAATAAAATCGATAAGATGGATTATTCTCTGAGCTTTAACAATCTTTTGTTAAAACGTTATCTTAAAAACGAAGATATTACGCTAATGTCATACTTCTATGCTCCAGAAGTTCATGAAGCGTTTTATAGTGATGACGAGGCTAAATTTGAAGAAATCTACGTGGCAGCGGAGAAACGTGTGGCATCTCTTACAAAGATCGACCACGAAGGAAAAACAGTTCCTGCAGCTCCTAAAGTCTCTGCAAAAGAAATCCTAGATACTTGGCTACGTATTCGAATGGAAACAGGACGTATGTACGCTCATCACATCGGGGAATCTAACCGTCACGGTAACTTCCTTGATCCGATCCGTATGACAAACCTTTGTGTTGAAATTACTCAGCCTACACGCCCGTTCCATCATATTACAGAGCTATATAAGACAAAAGAGCAGCTTGATCAAATGAAGCCGGAGGATATTGGTGAAGTATCTCTGTGTAACTTAGGTGGTGTTGTACTTGGACGCATGGAATCTCTAGCTGAGTGGGAAAAAACTTGCTACATCCTTCTGAAATTCGTTGATACAATTATTGAAATTCAGGATTATCCGTTCCCAACTATGGAATATACGGCTAAGAAACGTCGTAATGTTGGTATTGGCCTGATGAACGCAGCGGGTGCAATGGCAGCAGAAGGTCTGGCTTATGAAGGTATTGAAGCCCGTAACTGGATTCACCGTGAGGCTGAAAAACTGTCTTACTTCCTGCATAAAGCCTCTGTACGCCTAGCTAAAGAACAGGGTGCATGTGAGTGGTTTGATCGTACTAAACCATCTAAAGGAATTTTGGTAATCGACACGTACAAGAAAACTGTTGATGAACTGGTATCCGTAGGTCTAGAAATGGATTGGGAGTCTCTACGTGCAGATATTCTGAAATATGGTATGCGTAACTCTGTTCTGACTGCTCAAATGCCAGGAGAAAGTTCTTCTGTTCTGTTAGGTGTTACTAACTCTATCGAACCACCTCGTAAGATTGTATCTATCAAGGGTAGTGCAGTAAATAAAGTAATTGCAATTGCTCCAGGTGCAACCGATTGGGAAACATTAATGAGCTATAAACTGGCTTATGATGTAGATCGTATCGAGTGGATCAAGTGGGTAGCAACTATGCAGAAATTCTTCAGTCAGTCTATCAGTACGAATATGTACTATGACTACACCAAGTTTGAGAATGAAATCATTCCTGGCCCAGTAGTAGTTCGTGATTTCATGACTGCTGTTAAGTATGGGTGGAAAACTTGGTATTATGCTAACTTCAATACCGCAAATGGTGGAGGTGCTGGAGAAGAAGCAGCCGGTTGTGCATCCGGTGGTTGTACTATTTAATAAAAACAAGGAGATCTTCGGGTCTCCTTTTTCTTTGAAATTTTACTTGCTAATCGCTACCAGATTTGTTATAATATCTATATGAAATTAACACAGAGTAGATTAAAAGAGCTAATCTCCTATAACCCTGAAACTGGCGAATTTACCTGGCTCCCAAGAAAAACTTTAGCAAAGCATTTATGGAACGCTAAAGCAGGAACCTACGATAAATTAGGGTATCTTCGTATAAAAGTTGAGGGAGTTCAATATTTAGCTCATCGCCTAGCCTTCTTGTATATGACTGGAGAAATACCAGAAGGAAAAATTGACCATAAAGATACTAATCCGTCCAATTGTGCCTGGGATAATCTCCGTGAAGCCACGAGTTCTCAAAATTCTATGAACTCGTGTGCAAGAGCGGATAACCAGTTTGGAATGAAAAATATTCGTGTAAAAGGCACTTCATTTCAGGTTAGGATAGGCAAAGACGGCAAATCTTATACAAAAACTTTTAAAACCCTAGAAGAAGCTATAGAATGGAGAGACACCAAACTACTAGAACTTCATGGGGACTTTGCAAACAACGGAGAAGCTAAATGACTACTTTACTTAACTTAGAATGGGATCATACTAACGCTGATCTTTTCCTCGGTGATTCTTTGGGTATTGCAGATTATGTTCGTGTGGCACACCCCGAACTAGAGCGATTAGCTCTGTTGCAGCGTTCCCAGTTCTGGACTGAAACTGAAATTAGTCTTGAAGCTGATAAAAAGCAGTGGGGTAATCTCCCACGTGAAATTCAGGAAATTACACTCCTGAACTTAGCATGGCAGACTCAGACAGATTCCTTTATCAGTCGTGCTCCTGAAGCAGCTATTATGCCGCTTGTAAGTCGTCCAGAATTGGAAGGTATGCTCAAACAGTGGAGCTACTTCGAAGATCTGCATAGCCGTGCTTATAGTAATATTATTCGTAATGTGCTGACTGATCCAGCAGAATTTATTGATTCTGTAACCAAAAACCAGGAAGCATTCGCACGCATCGCTGATTCTGTTGAGCTATTTGATGAGCTATATCAGTTAGGTCAGTATTTCCTAGCAGTACGTGATCATCGTGGCGATAATACTTACCCAGAAACCGAGTTTCCTGAAGTTAAACGTGAAACTCAGGCTAAGCTATTAGACGCTTACTTTGCAATCTACGGTCTGGAAGCAATGCAGTTTTACGCATCCTTTGCATGTACCTTTGCATTAGCAGAGAACGATATTCTGCAAGGTATTGCTAAAAACCTACAACTAATCGCTAAAGATGAAGCTCTACACACTCAGATGTCTAAAACAATCATCCAGATTATGTTCCAGCAGTTTGACAAAGATCTAGTGGATGAAGCATTGGCTAAAGCGCCAGCACAGCTCCTGAAAACTTTGAAAACTGAAATTGAATGGGGTCATTTCATTTTCAAAGGTCGTAGTCTGATTGGCTTGAATGCAGAACTTCTAGAAGAATATCTGTACTTTGTGGGGCGTAATGCATTTATGCACATCGGTGTAGAATGGCCTAGTCACTTACCAGTAATCACTAAAAACCCTATTCCGTGGATCATGAACTGGTTGGATACTACTTCTCTACAGCCTGCTCCTCAAGAAATCCAGATTGGTGCAGCTTACCGTGTAGGTCAGGTAACTGAGACCTCTACTGATACTCTGAAAGATCTGGGCAATGAATTTGGAGATTTCTTATGATAACGGCATTATATGCAGTTGGGCCGAATGGGGAGTTCGGCCTCCGCGGTAAACTCCCGTGGGGTTCCTTCAAAGAAGAACTAGATGCTTTCTACTCTCAACTGGACGTGTTGAACCCAGATAACATCATCATTGGTGCGGGTACTTATTTAGCACTTCCAGAAGTTGTTCGGCAACGTATGATTGGAGAATCTGACCTCTTTATTCGTGCGGATCGTCCTCTGCCTGATGATACTAAACACGGTATCTATACCCCAATTTCAAAGATTGGGGATACATTACCTACGTTCTTAAAAGATCAGCAGACAGTGGTTTTAGGTGGCGCAACATTACTGTACGAAATGTACATTCACGGACATATTGAAAGTGCTTTTGTATCTACAATCTTCAGTAATCAAAAACTAGAGGCAGATGTACATCTGGATAATACGATTCTAGATTACAACTATGAATCTACTCGTTTAGTTTACGCAACTGGCGCAAACAGTGATAACAGCCTGCGATTTGTACAGGAATTGGTTACTTATTAATGGATCAGTATATCGAAGTTGGAAAACGTATCCTATCAGAAGGTCAGTGGGTAACAAATCCTAGAACAGGGGTTCGTTGCCTCACTATTATTGACGCAGATTTTACTTTTAACGTAGGTGCAGGTGAATTCCCCCTTATTACTACTCGTAAGGCGTTTGCAAAACAAGCAATAATGGAAATGATTGGGTATCTACGTGGATATGATTCAGCAGCACAATTCCGCGCTATTGGTGTTAACACATGGAATGCTAATGCAAATGAAAACTTAGCTTGGCTAGACAATCCATACCGTAAAGGTGAGGATGATATGGGACGAGTCTATGGTGTTCAAGGACGTCAGTGGACTAATTCCGATGGTCTTATGTTTGACCAACTAGCCAAGATTTATCATAATCTGAAAGAGGGCATTGATGATCGTGGGGAAATTTTAACCTTCTGGAATCCGGGGGAGTTCTCAAAGGGTTGCTTACGTCCATGTATGCACACTCATCAGTTCTCTATTTTGGGAGATACATTATACCTGAACTCTTTCCAGAGATCTAATGATTTCCTGTTAGGACAAGTATTTAACATGGTTCAGTGCTATACACTTCTAGCATTAATGGCACAGATTACAGGCCTTAAACCAGGAATTGCACGTCAGAAGATTATCAATCTTCATATCTATGAGGATCAATATAATGTTTTAATGGAGCATAAGCAATTCGATCGTGAACCTTTTGCACCTCCTACTCTAGAAATCAATCCAAATATCCGAACTCTAGAGGATGTATTGACCTGGGTAAGCAAGGATGATTTTACTGTTCGTGGTTACGAACACCACCCTGCTATTGCATATCCATTCACTGTGTAATTTAAATAGCCCTTCGGGGCTATTATATTTAAATTTCATTTGCTTATTTAGTGAGATTTAAATATAATATATTTTATAAATTGGAGGTATATAATGATTTCAGCCAAAGAAGCCCAAGAACTTGCAGGATTAACAGAAGTACCCGCATTTCTAAAATTTATAGAAGAAAAGATTGTAGAAGCTGCTAAGTCTGGAAATACAGAAGTAATTATTAGAGATAATCCTTACGCTAGGTGGCTATATAACCCTAGAGAAATGCCAGGAGCGGCTAAATCGGTACTAAAAACCTTATCGGATAAGGGGTATCATCTCTCACAATACTACCGAGAAGCCGCCTTTGTAGACATGGGTCTTAAAATTAGTTGGGAGGTATAATGTCGGTTTTCCACATTTACACAGATGGTGCTTGTAAGTCTAATCCAGGTCCAGGTGCTTGGGGTTTTATTGTCTATGATGATAACGACGATCGTTTAGGTTCTAAATCTGGTTATAATCCTAAAACTACAAATAATGAGATGGAACTCACAGCTATTGTAGAAGCTCTACGTTGGTCTGTTAAAAAAGATAATAGACCAATTGCTATCTATACTGACTCTGCTTATTGCAAAAATGGTATGGAAAGTTGGATGTTTTCTTGGCAAAGGAAAGGCTGGAAGAAAGCAGATGGTGAAGTTCCTCTTAATCTAGAACTTTGGCAGGAAGCATTTAAATTAACACAGCAGTATATCAACTTTCATAATACTAACCCTACCTTTATTAAGGTTAAAGGACATTCTGGTATTAGTGGTAATGAAGCTGTAGATGCCTTATGTAACACAGTTATTACTGAAGCTGAAATGGCTGAGATGTGATAAATAAATTAAAAAATTCTCTTGCTTAAAGCCCTCTAATTTAGTATAATATTCGTATTGAAAGTGAGGAGGGCTTTATGCGGATTTATAACTCAAATTCATTAGGATTTAAACCATTGAGAAAACGTGCACAATCACCTCGTCAAATAAGAAAGGCTAATATTGGTGAGCCAGAAACACGTCTTCCACCCCCTCCAGAACAACGTTTAGTTTATCTGGATGAAGAATTAGCTGAACGCGAAAGAAAAGCCCAAGAAGAGATTGAGCGTAAGAAAATGTGTACTGCTCCAGCCTACTCCAAAGGGGCTTATCAGTATATCTATACAGCCGAAGAGGCTAAAGATGCGGGGCGTAAAAAATGAAGATTACTGAATTTAAAGGTGCTTATAGTTTCTTATCTAACTTTTATTTATCACCAATTACTTTCGAATACCTAAATGAGATATGGCATGCTGATACTGTAGAACATGCTTTTCAGGCTATGAAATCCGACCAAAAAGATGATGTAGCTCATGTACTGCGCTCCCTAAATGCAGGAGTTGCCAAACGTAGAGGACGTAAATTAACTCTGCGCTCTGACTGGGATAAGGTAAAAGATGATGTAATGCTAGAGCTTTTACGGTTAAAGTTTGCAATCCCTGATTTGAGAGACAAACTGTTAGCAACAAAAAATGCAACTTTGATCGAAGGAAATACCTGGGGAGATACATATTGGGGTGTTTGCCGAGGCATCGGGGATAATACTTTAGGAGTTCTTTTGATGCAGGTAAGGTCTGAAATTAAAAGAAGCTTACAGTTAATAAATTAAAAATTCATTTGCTAAACGCTTCAAATTCTCGTATAATATACTTCATAAATTGATAAACAAAAAGGAAAACAAATAATGGCTAAGCAGAAAAACGCAAAAACTCAAGCAGCTCCGGCAGTTAAAACTTTCCCGCAGACCGAGGCTAATCGCAAAGCTCGTCTGGAACGTCACCTGCGTAAGCATCCTACCGATGCTCAGGCTGCGCAAGCACTGAATAATCCGGCTCCGATTCGTCAAAAGCCTAAAGCTAAAAATGCCACCCGTAAATCCTACAAAATGGTTATGTATGTAGAAAATTACGGCCACAAATCTGTCCCGGTTTCCCTGAGCTTTAACGCTGGGGCTGAATTGTTCTCTCGTAATGGTATGTCTATGAAGGATTATGAGAAGGCAGTTAACCAGAAGCGTAAACCAACAGCAGATGTATTGCGTGATACTCGTGGACAGTTTGGTTCTGTTAAGCCAAATATCTTTGGCGTAGAGTATAGTAAAGATAATGTTCGTGCTCTGTGTTACGGTGTAGGCATTAAGTTCACGGGTGATTCTGCTCGTAAATCTGCTAAACCAGCTCGCAAGCGTAAAGCGAAGTAATAGATAAATAGGGGCGAAAGCCCCTACAATCGACTAATTCTCTAACTAATCAAGGATATTTTTATGTTCTCTAAGAAACCACGTTCTGTTACTGAAATCGTTGCTTCCTTTACCACTATCACTGATGAGCTTCAAGCTCGTATTGAGGCTGATCAAAAAATCGCAGCTGATATTCAGAAACAGCAGGAAGAACTCGCTTTAAAGTTGGCTGAAACCAACAAGAGTGAAAAATCTGCCCAAACTATTATGGAAAATATCCTTAAACTGCTGGGCAAGTGATTTAAATCAGGGGGCGAAAGCCCCTCTTATTTGGAGAAACTATGCGTAATTTTGTAGCAAAGAATGATTTTAACCGTGCTAGCACCCATAAGTCAGCTAGGGATTATACACGACTTTCTAGTCATGAGGTAATGGATACCTGTTATGAAGAGCTGGAAGGTAGCTGGAATGAATGGCCCGACTTCTCTATGGAAGAGAACTGGGATGTCAGTGAGGATATGCTTCCTGGTTTTAAAGACCCCAAGAAGTGGGAGTCTATTAAAGAGACAGCTCTTTAATAGTTTTCTACACAATAAGGATAAGTTATGAAAGTAAAACCATTTGGTATGCTAGATATTGAATCTCTAGGAACTCCAGGAGATTGTGGTACTACTCATATCGCAATGCCTTCTTTCGCTTTTGTGGCTATGCATGGGATTGATAAAGACCCTGATCTAGTATTTGTTACTTTGGATGTACAAGATCAGCTTAATTCTGGTGCTAAAGTTACAGCATCTACTCTAGCATTCTGGATGGATCAGGCTAAACATAGCCCATCTGCTATCCACATTAAGGAAGCTATGAACGAGCGTAATCCAAAACTGATTGCCTTCCAAAATGGTAAGCATCATTGCACTAATAAACTTGGCTCTAACTATGCTGCCTTCTCTATGGCTCAAAATATTATGGAGTTGGCTCTAGGAGAAGATGCTTTGTACTATGGCAATGGCCCAGAGTTTGATATGACTATCTACTCCGCAAATACGTTCCATGCGGGGACTCACGAAGAGGTAGTTCCGTGGAAATTCTGGAATTTGGGCAATGTTCGATCTCTTCGTAATCTCTGGATGCAAGCTGGTTATAGTTACAAAGATCTAGAGGCTGAAGGTATTAGCTGGGCAATAGCTAAAATGGAGAAGATGGACACTATTCGTTATGGGATCTATCCGGCTAAGCACGACCCAGCATTTGATGCCTTAGTTGAGAGCTATTGTGTTGCAGCTATGATCGAAAAAATGAAAATTTGATTTGCTTCCGGCTCCAAAATTCTGTATAATATATTCATAAATTTGAGAAAACAATAAAAGGAAAACAAATATGCCAGTATCTAAAAATGTTCGTAAAAATGGTAAGAAAGCTACTCGTAATCTGGGTATCCGTCGTATGGCTGAACGTCAATCAGGTGTCCAGAAAATCTTTGATCTGCTAAATCGTGCTAATCCTAAAATTGATAACAGTAACGATACTGTTCTACGCACTCTGCTGGCAATTGGTCTGTAATAGACCAACTTTAAACAAATTCAAATCTCAAACTTCATATAAGGAAGCAAATAATGACTACTCGTATTTCTAAAACTCGCGCTCTGGCAACTATCAAATCTCTGGAAGCTAAAATCCGTAAAGCTACTGAACAGCAGCTTCTGATCGCTGTTGGTGAAGGTAAGGATAAAAACCAGGTTGTAGTTGGCGCTGCAATCGAAGTAGATGACCTGTCTACTCGTATTAAGACTGATTTCCAATCTCTGCTGGATATGATGTCTCAGCGCGATCGTATCAAATCTGCTCTAATTAAGAGCAATGCAGAAACAATCGTTGAGATCGGTTCTCGTAAAATGACTGTTGCGGAAGCAATTGAAGCTAAGCGTTCTATGGAGCTTAAAGCTCAACTGCTGGCTAACATGCGTAAGCAGTTCCATGCCGCTACGGTTAAGTTTAATACGCAGAAAGCACAGTTTGATGCTAAATATGAGCGTTTGCAGGATAGCATGGCTACCCGCGATAAGAAAACTTCCGAAGATGAAGTTAAAATGCAGCTCAACCTGCTGGAACTCAAGAATACTCCATTCTTGATTGATCCGCTGGAACTGGAGAAGCTGATTAAGCAGCATGACGAGGAATACCAGGACTTTGCAACAAATGTTGACTTTGTTCTGTCCGAGTCTAACGCTTCTACCTTCATTGAAGTAGAGTAATAATTTAAAAGCTAGTAAATCGGTAGACGAAAGCCCAAGCATCTTACCTCGCAGCAGCGGTTGAAATACGAGGTTAAATAAGACCGCTGACCATACTATAAAGTATAATCTATTGGAGATTATGTTTATTACACCAGCCTTTTAAGCTGACATGTAAGAACAAAGCGTCGTTGATATTACCGACACAACTTCAAAGATCAACATTTAAGTATGAAAGCTGAAAAGTTTAAAGAACTCAAACTTCTAAACTTCCAAAGCTAAAAGATGCAAAGTATTCGTTGATGATTCAAACCCTAGATCAAAGGTACATGGCTCATAAGATATGGCCTGTGGCGCCTCTAGGCTGTTTATCGGTTTACTAGTTTCACAATTTAAAAATGTATTTGCTAATCTACTAAATTATATGTATAATATATTTTTAAATTGATGAAACGAGGCTATTATGACTTTTCATATTTTGATTGATGATGTGCGTAATCTTCACGGAATGGACATTATCATTCGAACCCCAGAAGCCGCTGTAGAGTTTCTGAATAAAACTGATACCACCGGCCATTTCGTTTATATGGATAATGACTTGGCTGTAGATGGTATGGAAGGTTATCAAATTCTTCGTTTACTCTTAGAATTTGGGCAGAGACCAAAGAAAGTGGTACTAGTAACCTCGAACCCAGTAGCTAAGCAAAATATGCGTAATGATTTGCTTGACTTAGGGTATAAAGAAAATCCCAATCGTGTTGAATATGATTGGCAGGAGTAAAAAGAATGAAGGCAGCTTTGCTTTTAGTAGCTGCCCTTACCTTCAGCTTTAGTAGTCAGGCATCGCACGATGCAAAAGAAATAGATTGCATTGCTAAAAATATCTATTTCGAAAGTCGTGGTGAGGGCATAAAGGGAATGACGGCGATTGCACATGTTACTAAAAACCGTGTAAACTCCGGTAAATTCCCAGATTCCTACTGTAAAGTAGTATATCAGTCTAACCAGTTCTCTTGGGTATCTAAGAGACCAAAAGTTGATAAAACTGATGAGGCTTGGCAAACCGCTAAGAATTTAGCTAGAGTGATATACTACGTTGATTTACCACAAGATCCTACACATGGAGCACTATACTTCCATAGTGGTAAAGATAAACCTTACTGGACAAAGAAATTTAAGAAAACAACTAAGATTAAGGGACATACATTCTATAAACCTGTTGTCACTAAAACTTAAAAATTTACTTGCTTAACTACTTAAATTTCTGTATAATACTTTCATAAATTAATGAGAGGAAGCGAAATATGAAATCAGTTGTAATTATTGGTGTTAACACTCGCGGTATTCGTACTACGAAAACTGTTAAAACTTCTAACGTTGCTGAAATCACTACGAACCCTAAAAAGTTTGATTTCGCCAAAGTCTCAGCAGTTATGACAGAACAATCTTTTAACCAAGCATTGGGGATGAAATAATGGGTGAAAATATCCTAATGACCCTTCGTGGACTGCTTAGTCTAGCACGTACTCACGGTGATAAAGAGCGGGCACTTAATCTTCAGACCATGATTGGCGACCTGCAACGTATTGATAAAGACATTGTTACTCGAACCGAGTTTGTAGCCTATCTGAAAGCTCAGATTAAGGCTCTAGAAAATGCAAAACAGCGCGCTATTAAAGTTGGTACGAAAATTCCTACTGATGTAGACTATGAGCAACTGCTTTATTCCATGCTGCAAGAGTATCAGCCAAGTCAACTGACTGAAACTGAAATTCGTGAGTATTTTGCAGAACTGGTTAAGTTAAACCCAGATATTACCAAAGCTCTATTAATGAAAACTATTAAGGCAGAATTTCCTGGACGTTATGATGGTAAAACAACTGCTTTGATTGCTAGTGAATTTTTCTAAAAATTCATTTGCTAAATGCTTATAAATTCTGTATAATATATTCATAAATTAGGGAACAGCGAGCCGATTACGCTGAGTGCAGAATCCCAACCGGAGCGCATTGAATAGAGTCGGTGGGTTAGTTGTAAAACTAGTACACAGGGGGCGGCAATCCCGGTTAGTGGCTAGAACGTGTAAAATGAGGCGTCTGAAACCTCTCCCCTAAACTCTTCTCTAATTTATAAATAGTGGGGTGTGGAAATCACTTATGTAGTAACACTGCCGTCCTAGTATAATTGGTATTATCAAGCCGTAACTGGTGGAAGATGTAGGTTCGAATCCTACGGTCGGTAAGAACTGGATAACTGGTGCTTTTAACGTAAAAGCTTCCGAGGTTAGTTGCGCACTGCCTAAACCACGCGGTAGTTGGTTCCAGACTAACCAACCAGTCTGCTGAATAGTTTTATTACGATTTAACTATGTCCAGGCTAAAGAAGAACTTTAGAAGGTATTCTAGGATAGTGAAGTTCTTTCTCCATATCGGAGTAGTTTTTCAAGCTATCCACAAAGTGGGAAATGCTGACATGAGAGATGTCACTAATGGTGCACAATAGCACAGGTAATTCGCGATAACTCCTGTTGAGTAGCAGCAAAAGGTGGGAAGTCATGACCCCAAGCCTAACCGAGTCCTCAATATACCGCAGGACATAACCACCAAGTCACCCTGACTTAAACTGGAAAATAATAGACGTTACCGTATTTTGTCTTGAAATACTTAATGAGTGAGACTTATGACTCTCCCGGTATCGTCTGTATTTTTAAGAGTTTTTACGAGAGTTCTTAAAAATACTTAAACGGGGTGTAGTCTAAGGGAGAGGCAGGAGTCTTCTAAATTCCTTTATGCAGGTTCGAATCCTGTCACCTCGGCCAATTTTATTAACTGTAACTAAAACAAAGGAAATATATGTTTAATACTAAAAATATGAAAGAACTGACTTCTGAGCAGAAAGTAATTCGTACTATTAAACGTTGGGGTATTGGTGCTGTAGTTGGTTTAGCGGGTTTAATCCTAGCTTTTAATTCATATACTATTGTTTCTGATGGTACGGTTAAAACCCAAACATTCCTGGGTAAAGTAGACCCTAATCCAGTATTGCCTGGTTTCCATCTTGTAAACCCGTTTGCATCTTTCGATACTTTTAGTACAAAAGATATTGCTGTAAAATTAGATAAACTTCAGGTTCCTAGTCAGGACAAGTTTAAATCCACTGTTGACCTGACTGTTATGTTGCAGTTTGATGGTTCTAAGGCACCGATTAACCGTATTAACGCAGGTACTCAGGATCAGGCACTAGACAAATATGTAACTGAAAAATTACTGTCTACTATTCGTGAGTTTGGTAAGTCTGTACCTAAAGCACAAGATTTATTTGATGCTAAAATTCAGGCTCAATTGCAAACTGCAATTCAACAGGAAGTTGAAGAGTATGCACGCCCATATGGTTACACAGTTAAGCAGGTATTCCTTCAGGATATTACTCTGCCACCAGTAATTATGGAACAGGTACAGAATACCAAAGTTCGTGAAGAGCAAGTTAATGCTGCGAAAGCTGAACTGGCTCGCGTTGAACAAGAAGCTCAGCAGAAAGTTAAACAAGCAGAAGCAGACCGTGAAGCTCGCAACAACCAAGCTATTGCTAATGAACGTGACGCAGATGCTAAACTATACGCAGCTAAAAAAGAAGCTGAAGCTAACGCCGCATTGCAACGTACCATTACTCCTGAGATGATTCGCTGGAAGCAACTGGAAGTTGAAATGATTCGTGCTCAGAAGTATCAAGGTGGTGTTCCTCAGACTGTGGTAGGTACTGGCTACGATGGTCAAATGATCATGGATATGCGTAACAAGTAATAGTTACACGTAATCTTCGAACCAAGCCCGCGTTTCCTCCGAGAGCGCGGGCTTTTCTGTATTTAAGATAAAAGAAAAGCCCCTAAGTCTTTCGACTAGGGGCTTTATTGTTTGGTTCTTTAGAACCATATACTCTTGTTACAGCAACCACCCATACGGGAGACCAATCTTGACTGAAAATCTACTCTAGGGGGCAGGATAAGAGTAGGCTTAAAGGCAAACGGATTGAACGCCGGTATTTGCGTAAACATTGCTGGAGAGCAACAACGTGCTACAGGCATTGGGCAGCACGAAATAGATTTTCTGCAACACATAATTCCTCCTTAGGAGTTATTACCTCCATTTTGAGCTTTTGCAACCTGGCTTTGGCAGAAGCTATTAAACTTACCCATAAGTGATACAAGCTGCTTCCCATCCTCTGTCTTTGCGAAGTCTTCGAAAAGGGCTAGTACTGCCTGTCCTTCCGCAGAAACCTGCGGTTGTTGGGTTTGTTGCTGAACTTGCTGCTGCGGCATCTGTTGCTGCATTTGTTGAGACATTTGCGACTGCCCGCTCATTTGCTGCATCATTTGCATAGGACTTACACTTCCAGGGTTTTGCTGGAGTTGTTGCTGCATCTGTTGTGCTTCTGCTAAACGCTGTTGCAACTGTTGTAAGTAGGGGTTATCCAGACCCGGAACGGGCTGCTGGGAGCCCATACTTTGATTAAGTCCGTTATTTACAAAACCATATTTACTCATAATGGGCTCCTCCCCTTAATATTAAGCCGGCAGTTTAGCCTGCAGACCAGCCAGAGTCTGAGTGATAGCACCAAGACTTAAAGCGATTTGATTAATTACCTGACCGTTAGCACCGCTACCCGCAGCGATTGCTTCACGTAGACGACACGCGTCTAACTCATCCTGAATACGCGCAGTAGTTACACCAGCGATCGCAGTCTGAAGTTCACAGCAACATTCAGCGATCTGACGTTCCAGAGAGTTCTGGTTAGCACACATCTGAGCCTGAACAGCGGCAAACTGGTTATTAGTTTGTAAAGTCTGCTGGAAAGCGATCTGTGCAGAATCAAACTTATCTTGTGCACGAGCTATCTGGTTAGCTGCGAAAGATTGATCAATCTGGCGAGAAAGATCGAACTGACCCTGAATAACGTTTCGAGTTTCCTGGCAGATCTGATTAGACAGATTAGCACCTGTACCATAGATCGTAGTTAGTACAGACTGAGTATCACGGCTCTGGTTTTGGGATGTCTGGCTAAAACCATTGTTAACTGCGCTTAAAACAGCTCCAGTACCCTGGTTAGCTTCTGTACGAGTAGTGTTAATAGCTGCTAGAATACTAGCGGTATCTTGGTTCTGAAGTACTGCATCAACTGCGGTACCTTCACCAACTACACCACGTCCACCGAATCAGCCGAAACCACCGAATCCGCCTGTTAGTAGAGCACCAATTAGGATAGCTCCAAATAGTCCCATACCTTCACCGCCGAAAGCACCTGCGTTTGCTGGGTAACCACCCATTAGGCCAGGGAAGCCATTAGTGAATACGTTTACTGGTTCTTGCATTTTATGTTTTCCATATTTATGACAATGTTCATCATCATCTTCTTCATCATCATCGTGTTCACGATGTTTTTCTTCGTAGGCTCTGACCTTCTCCCACTTTTTCTTATCTGATTCCTCGTGACGGTGCAGTTCTGCTGCAACGCTAGCGACGGTCTCAGGACTCTTAGCTACTTCTTCTGTCATTTTTGACACCTCCTAGTATATAGAAAATGTGTGTCTCTTTGATCACTCATCCATAACATATACTTTACACTACCCCAGCGAAAATGTCAAGGGGTCTTTAAAAATTGCCCCTGAATTTTTAGTGGGGTCACAAATTTTGGTCCTCACCACTTATCTGCTATCCTTAAGTGCCCTATGATTTTCCTCTAAAAAGTTAAAAAATTTGATTGCTTGAATGCTAAATTCTCTGTATAATATATCTATAAATTTGAAAGAGGAACCAAATATGAATGTTGATGAGCTAACACAGCACCTCTTATCTAGAGGATTTGATACAGATAAATATCATTGCTGGTTAAGTCCGGAAGGATGGCTAACAGTCCCGTTGTATGACTTCTCTGGGATGTTGAGGGGCTATCAAACTTATAATCCTTCTGCTCCAAAAGGTCATGGTAAGTGCCCCTTTGAAGCTAAATACTTTACTTATTCTACTACCCAGTGTGTATGGGGACTAGAAACTCTCAATGGAAATGAAAAAGTAGTATTGATTGCTGAATCTGTATTTAAGGCAGTTGCGTTACATAACGCTGGTTATCCAGCCCTGGCAATGTTGGGTTCTTCTCCAGGAAAGGCGTTATTAAAGCAACTAAAATTATTACCTTTTAAATTGGTAGCTGTCGGGGATAATGATCCTGCGGGTGAAAAATTTGCTAGAAAATTAAACGGCTTTGTTTCTCCCGTAGATGTGGATGAGATGTCTACCGAAAACTTGAAAAATTTTCTTGCTATGAAGCTAAATTTCTAATATAATATATCTTATAAATTCGGAAGAATAGCATAATGGTATTGCAGCAGATTGCTAATCTGTCGGTTTGAAATATAGCCTTGTGGGTTCGATTCCCACTTCTTCCGCCAGATTTTGGTTCTCAAGCTCATATGGTATGAGCACCCAGCTCATAACTGGAAGGTACGTAGGTTCGAATCCTCGGGGAGCCACCAAATTAAATAAGGACAACTAATGGAATTATTCATAGTTTCTATTAAATTTGCACAAGATAGAGAACGTTCGGACGAGTTTAAACAAGGATACAGACTAGTAAAGGCTACATCCGAACTCCATGCTATGGACAAAGTAGTAGACTATATGTATAATGTAGAAGATGTTTACTACGTCAATGCTTTAGAAGCCTCAAAAGTAATTGACTAAGGAGACTATATGTCCAAGTTTCAAGAACTCAAGCAAGAGCTAGAAGAATGTGCCTGCCCTGAATGTGAGGGAATTGGTGAAATTTCTGATGCAGAAGCAGGAGATACTTTTTGCAATATCTGGGTTTGCCCAAATTGCAATGGTACAGGTATTAATCCTAACTGTGGTATTTCTCTAGATATTGAAAGAGGATAATACCTGTGAAACTAAAAGATTATTATATTGGTTGGTTTGTGGGACTAGTAGTAGGATTTTCACTGGGATATAATATGTATCAACTAATAAACTGATTACATGGGGGTGTAATCGAATTGGCATAGGTACTGGACTTAAAATTCAGGTTTTGTGGGTTCGAATCCCACCACCCCTACCAAATTAAGGAAATAAGATGTATAGACATCCACCTCCGCCAACACGTCGTTCTAGAGAAGTTATTCTCATGGAGTTGACTAAAAACTTCAAGGCAACTCTTGAAGATAGAGATCTAGGCACGGATGAAGACATTGATTTTATTTGTAGACTATTAAAGATGAAATTGGAGAAACAACATGGCTAATCCTGAAATTACTGCACAACGTTTTATGCTTAAAGGCATGATTGCTGAGGCAGGTATAACTCAAGAGGTTGCAGATTTTCATAAGCAATTTCTTGACATTATAACTCTAGCTAAAGAGACTGGAGAAAAAGAACATGGAGCGGCAATTATGGCTATATCTCTTATTAGCCTAGACTTGGCTGAAGAATCTGGAGTTTAGCTCCTCCAAACAGAATTTTTAAAAATGTACTTGCCTTTTGCTTTAAATTTCTGATATAATAGTTATATAAATTGATGAAGGAGTTAATGAATGCAAAATCGTGTTATAGCAGCTGGTATTGAAAGTGCAATCTGTAAATCCTGGGAAGGCTGGGAAGGTGAGATTGAATGGCTTTATTTCTATGATGTAGAACTTCTGCCGGAAATTAAAGCTAAATGTGTTGAAGCTGGCATGGCTCCGGATGCAAAAGCTGATATTGATATTTCAATGTCTGAACTTAAAGGTCGTGTAATTACTGTTAGTAATGAGGGTGAAGAAGTTTTCGAACTTCCATTCTCCTTAACTGTCACTCCTAAGTTCGACTAACCAATACAGCACTGAGCAAGTTCTTTAAAATTTGACTTGCTCAGTGCCTTAAAACTTGGTATAATAGTTTCCTAATTTGGAAACATATTTAAAAGTGTTTAAATTAGAATTTTTTGAATACTTCTAAATATGGGGAAATATTCTGTAAGTGGTAGCAGAGCTGACTGTAAATCAGTTGTCATTGCGACTCGGGTGGTTCGACTCCATCTTTCCCCACCAATTTAAGTCCTGTTAGACAAACTGGTAAAGTCACTACCCTTTCAAGGTAGGATTTGCGGGTTCGACCCCCGCACAGGACGCCAATTCCTGCATTCCTAGAGTGTTACTGGACAGCATGTCGGTCTCCAAAACCGTACGGTCTAGGTTCGAGTCCTAGTAGGTTTGCCAAAATTTGCACCTTTAGCTGAGATGGATTAGCGCTTGCCTGAAGAGCTTGAGAGGTTCGTTCGATACGAACAGGGTGCACCAAATTGAAGGAGCTGCTGATGCATCCTGAAAACTTCTTTATTTACTGCGCGGATAAGTCGCTGAAACGTAGAATTAACAAAGTCTATCATTATCGTGCTAGTCAACAGCCCTATGTATACGCTTTTGACGGTGATCACATTCCACTAGAACAATTATCTTGTGATTACATGATATTGAAGAACTTTGACGAGACGAAGATCTCAAGCGTTCATAATCGACAGAATCCATTAACGTGGAAATATAAGAAGAAAAAGAAAGGCATCAAATTCTTAAAAAATGTAGTTGCTTAGTTTCCAAAAGTTCTGTATAATAATTACATAAATTGAACTGGAGAAGCAACATGACAGAACAAGATAAATCGACCGTTGGCTGAATGGCTTAGGCGAAGGATTGCAAATCCTTTTTATGTGAGTTCAAATCTCATGCGGTCGTCCAATTTGCTGAAAGAATTGTTAAATCAATTCAGGCACGCGTAGGAACACTGTCTCCGTAATTGAAAGATGAGGCACGGTTTGGAGAGGTATGCCGCTACACGCTACGGTGCTAACTCCGTCTAGGTGAAAATCCTAGTCAGCAATATAAATTTAGGGTCGTTAGCCAAGCGGTTTGGCGGTGGACTGTTAATCCATGTCGAAAGACAACGTAGGTTCGAATCCTACACGGCCCGCCAAATTCTGTGTAGAGTTAAGTAAACCGGTAGCCAACCAGCTATCATTGCTGACATCGAATTCAGCCACAGATACCATTTTCATTAATAACTGAGGAAACAAGCATGTCCAAGAATGTAATTGCACAGCTAGAAGTTCATCGTGATAGCACTATCAACAATATTGAAGTTGAGAAGAAATACATCGAAGAACTTAAACATGATATACTAGTAAGTCTTAATCGTCTTAATGTACGAAAAGAGTTTCTTAAGGAACTTAATGCAGCTATTGAAAAACTCAAAGCTGAGTAAATGAATTATGCGACCGGGGCTGGCTTGGTAATGGTACTCCCCTGTCACGGGAGGGAATGTGGGTTCAAATCCCATCGGTCGCGCCAAATAAGGTAGGTTAGCTATGGAACGTAGGGAGTTTACTCCAGAAGAGATAGAGCAGATAAAAGAATCTGCTATGAAAAATGCTAGAATATCTCTGTCACTGGAAGGTATCATTATAAGTGATGTAAACTTTGAAAAAATCAAAGCCATAGCTGATGAACTGGAAAAAGTAATTTAATACATCCATAGCTCAATGGTTAGAGCTACCGCCTCTTAAGCGGAGGGTTCTAGGTTCAAGTCCTAGTGGGTGTACCAAACTAAACTAGCACGAGAAATATGCTATGATTAATGCTAAAGAAGAATTGTTACTTGCCCTAAAGAATACTAATTCTGAAGTTAAGTGTATTAAGATAGAATTCGGTTATTATGGGAACAAAGAAGTTTGGGTATTGCCCGTAGGTTATACAGAAAAAGATATTGAAGATTTTCTAAATAATCTAGACTTTAAATATGATTCTGGTTATGGTGGGCAATTGCTTTATGGTAATGTATGGTTTACTGACGGAACTTGGTTAGAACGTGGTGAATATGACGGTTCTGAGTGGTGGGAATATAAGGCTACACCAGAGATCCCAGAAGAATGCCGAACAATTAATGGTGAAGTAGATCGTACTTTACTGTTAAATTAACAAAATTTCAGTGCAGAACACGGGGCTAGCAATTCGGAAGTGCTGACTCATGATAAGCTGCCTATGTACTTGCGAAGCGGTCGTGTCCAAGACTCGGACTCTTGCACTGAAAATAATCAAACATTCTAGCGTGGTTGATGGGGAAACCAGCTTGGCGAGGGCAGAAGCTCGTTCGATTCGAGTGAAAGAATGGTTCTCGTAAGTCCGCACAAGTGATAACAGGTTCGAGTCCTGTCTAGAATGACACTATAAAGTTTACTTATTATGTAGGTTCCGATAGATCGGCGGGTCTATTCTGGCATTTAAGAGAGGTCTCGCAAACTTCTTTGTCAGCCGTGGGGTTGGTAGCCTCCAGGTGGCCTACACAATAAGTAAATTTATTAAAAATTCATTTGCTATTCTGCTTAATTCTCTGTATAATATATCTTATAAAGTGAAGAGAAGGAAAGCTAAATGAAGAAAGTTTTATTACTATCTGTATTCCTACTTACTGGTTGTTTTAAATTTGACTCAACCATTAATAAAGAGTATGAATTTGCTAAAAATTTCTGTGGCGGAGAGAGTAATATAAAGAATTTCTACATATATAGTACGATTCCTAGTACCGTTTATTGTGTAGATGGACGAATTATTAATATTCCTCCACAATAAAAGAATTAACAGTGCGTAGCGCAGTTGGTAGCGTGGGAGCCTTGGATGCTTCGGGTCGCAGGTTCGAGTCCTGCCGCACTGACCAAACAATTGCGGGTGGGAGGCATAGAGTTCTTCTTAGTCTCATAAGCTAAGTAAGTCCAGGGCAGTACTGGAACCCGCTACCAAGTTATTTTGGGTTGCTAGCTCAATAGGTTTAGTAGCATCCGACTTTTAATCGGAAGGTTCTGGGTTCGAGTCCCAGGCGACCCACCAATTTCAAGAAAAATGCAGTTGCTTGATGCTTAATTTCTTGTTATAATATTTATATAAATTGATGAGGAGAAATCCTCATCATAGTTCACTAAGGTATTAGCTCGACCTAGGACTGGCTGCCAAAAAGCACGATCCCTACGATTCGGGAGAAGTTCTAGATTAGTCCACTAGATTCAGCGGCAACTGAATAGTGTATTGGGTTTGCGAGATGACGCAGTTCCTTCCGCTCGAAGCGAAGGTGCTGTAGTTACGCCGAGCTAATAGCCTTAGTAAACTAAAGAGTTTGGGCGGTTAGTTTATCTGGGGAAAATACCTGACTTGCACTCAGGAGTGAGGAGTTCGACTCTCCTACTGTCCACCAAATTAAAGGGTATGTAGTATGAAGGTAGCTAAAAATGGGAGAAAAGATAACTTAAATGAGTTAGAAATATTCCTCCACAATAACAAACTAGACGTAACCGCTAGTAATTACATGCAAATAGCTCTATGGTATAATGGGTATATAGTTAGAAAGGCCAATCCTAGTAAGGATAAGAAGTCAAATACATACCAAAAGAGACTAGAGCATAGCTATCAAAGATCCCTAAGAGTAGTACAGCTTTACTGTTATATCAATAATATAAATAATAAGCTGGGATATATTTATATAATATCTAATCCAGCTTTTCCAGGCTGGTTTAAAGTAGGAGCAGCCAAAGATGCTGAGACTAGATTAAATACCTATCAAACATACTCCCCTTTTCGGGACTATGTATTAGAGTATTATAAACTAGTAGATAATTATGAACTCAAAGAAAAAGAAATCCTAAGTTCTTTTTCATCTAGAAATAATGAGTGGGTTCATGCTCCACTTGAAGAAATAATTGCTTGCGTGGCGTAATTGGTAGACGCGCGATCCTTAGGAGTTCGTGTTAATTCGTGTGGGTTCGAGTCCCTCCGCAAGCACCAAATTTGATGGTCAGAGTAAATTAAACCTACTATCTCGGTTGAGCTGTTTTAATGGGTTCGAATCCCAGCGAGGCGTAACTGCCTGGTGTGATAGAGGCATCATCTTATTATTGGAAGAGCAAATCGAATTGGCGACGAAAACCGCTTGGAAAGTGGCTGACTGGTAAAACGGCTTGAGAGTTCAAATCTCTCCTCTTCCGCCAAACATTTGAGGTAATAATAATGCTAGCAAAAGATAAAGCTCTAGAGTTTTTAGCATCTTTAGATGAAGATAAGATTATAGATGCTGCTGAAAAAGCTGGAATGCCTGATTTAACATATCTGGAACGTGCTATTATTGCTCGTGATAAACTACAGAAAGAATTTGCTATTGCTCAGGAGGAGTTTTATACTCGCTATAACGCTCTTACTAAGCAAATTGAAAATGAGTGTTCTCATACTTGGGGAGTAACAGAAAACCTAGGTAATGATCACGATGGCTGGTCTAAAGTAAAAATTACCTACTACCATCGTAGGACTTGTAAAATTTGTGGAAAAGTAGAAAACTTCACTAGTACGAGTGACTATTAGTACAATAAATACTAGAAGATAGGACGTAGTGGTACGTAACTGGTCTTGAAAACCAGCCCGCTGTAGCGATACGGTGATGGTTCGACTCCATTATCTTCTGCCAACTTATAGGATAATATATGTCTTTAACAAAAACTGTGAAGGTTACACTAACTGATGGCACAGAGTTTAGTGCACAAATAACCTTACTAGAGGACGGTTATTGGGAAGTATATCTTCCACATGTTAATTCTACTGGTAGAGGATGGACGCAACAACAGGCTATTGTTGATGCTTTAAATGAGGCTTCTGCTGGTTTATAAAAGTTCTTGAAGTATGCCGGAATCGGTAGACGGGGCTGCCTAAAAGGTTTATAGGGAACATCCACTCCCTGCAACATACCTCATAAAGCGGCTGAGATAAATGGTCTATCTCGTGAAGGTTCAAGTCCTTCTACTTCTTGATACATCTATGGCTCAAAGTGTAACGGTGCTATTTGATGCTCTTGGTAAGACTTCCCCGACATGCGTTCGGGAGTAAGCTGCTAAGACTAGAGTAGAAGAGTTTCGGAGAGCCGCCACAATTGAAAATTCGTACTCGTCTTGAGCTGCGTGCAATAGGAGATAACTTGATTAGTATTCTAGAACATGCTAATTGAGGAAGGTTTCGCTAACCCTGCGAGTTTTCAATTGTGGCTATATCATAATTGGTTAATGATCCTGATTGTGAATCAGGCCTATGTGGATTCGAATTCCACTAGCCACCCCAAATTAACTTAAATAGGAAATAAAATATGGCTGATTTCTGCAAACAATGCTCCATTGATATGTGGGGCAGAGATACTGGTGATCTTTCTGGTTTGATTACAGAAGCTGAGGTCAAAGAAGGTTATGGTGCAGTTGTGATTTGCGAAGGATGCGGAGTTATTCGAGTAGATCATGAAGGCAAACGTTTAGAAGAACAGGAAAACTTAGGAGAAACAAATGAGTAATGCTTTAATTAGTGAAATTATGTTAACACGTCTTGCAGAACTGCAAACTCTTCGAGATGAGTCTCAGAATAACTTAGCTTACCATAAACAAATGGTAGATACTCTTACTACTCGTATTGATACTTACGAGCGTGATATTGCAGCATTACAAGCTCTTTTCTCCGTATCAGCACCAGATACGTTAGAACAGCCGGCTGTATCTCAGCCAGTAGAAACAGCATCTAGTTAATAGCATTCTTGGGATGTAGATCAATTGGCAGATCGTCGGCCTCTGACTCCGAAGGTTCCACGTTCGATCCGTGGCATCCCAGCCAAACAATTGGAGAGTAGTGTAACGGTTAGCACAACGGCCTTTGACTCCGTTAATGGTAGGTTCGATTCCTCCTTCTCCAGCCAAGTAATAAGCGGTTAAGCACACGGGTTGTGTCGCAGGCCTTCCAAGCCTCGCTGAGTAGGGTTCGATTCCCTCTAGCCGCTCCAACTTTAAGGAAACATTATGCACGTTTTTGAGTTTCGTAATAAAAGTACCGATAAACGAGTTATTGTTATTGGAGAAACATACCGAGCATACGAACAAACTGACGGCTCTGTTATCCTGAATGATGAGAAAGGGGGTTTTAGCTTTTATCCCAAAGAAACTTACGAAGAATTTCGTACAAAGTTTCTTCTACCAGACTGGCTAGAAGTAGCACAGCAACGAGAACCCGAAGATGGCTGACAACCTAAAAGTCAAGATCGATAAACAAAAGAAACGTGTAGAAGTAGAGATTGGTGAAGAACGTGTAGCCTTCACCTTTGAATTTCTACAACAAATGGCAATGACAGTTATGACTGATAAGTCTCCTGTTATTGAAAAAGAAATCCCGTTGAAATAACGGGTTCTGCTGGGTTGGCAGAATGGTTGAATGCACCTGATTTGTAATCAGGAGGAATAATCCCACTGCAGGTTCGAATCCTGTGCCCAGCACCAATTTAAGGACTAGTATGTTTAAACTCCTAGTAGTTATCTGGTATAGCCAATCAAACAGAGCTAATACCTCTCACGTTATAGACTTTAATACTAAAAATGAAGCTGAAAAAGCATACGCTAATTTAATAGAACGTAATAAAGAATCTCGTAGTATAGTTTATGAAGTGACTAAACTTTATTAAAAATTCATTTGCTTTCTCTCTTATTTCTTGTTATAATATTTATATAAATTAATGAGAGGGAAACCAAATGAAACGTTATCTTTCTGTTGTATTCCAAACTGGTGGTCAACGCTATACCTATGAATTTCCTAGCTCTTGGAAGATCAAAGAAGGTGATCAAGTAGTAGTGTTAACACCGCGTGAGGGTTTCAAGGTAGTAACGGTTAAGCAAGTATTTCCAAAAGATCATGAACCAGCTAAAGGCATTCGCTATAAGATGATTCATGGTGTAGTTCGTCAAGTACCACGAGCGGAAGTCGAAATCAAAGTAGATAAAGATGGTAAACTTAAATATACCTCTTGCTTAGATGAGTTGCTATAATGAGAATTACTTTTACAGAAAAGATCATGAGTAATGGTGTTATGATCATTACTGCATGGGATGGCAATCAGTGGTGTAGTGTTTCAGGTATTAAGCCTGAAAAACAAACACTAGAAAATATCTCAAAGATTAAGCGAAGAATGGCAGAACGTGCACGACTTCCAGGTGCGCCTAGAAATGGTAAACGTTCTGCTGTAAAATGTTAATGCTTCGGTAGCTTAGCGATCTAAAGCACTCGGCTGATAACCGAGAGATCGGGGGGTTTAAATCCCTCCCGGAGTACCAAATTTAGGAATTAAGACTATGCGTCCAGGAAAGTTTAAAAAAGCTAATTGGTCTAAAGAGTATAAAGAATACTTACTTAGTCTAGTAAAACATAACAGTTAGTTGGCAGAGTGGTTATGCACCTCCTTCATACGGAGCGACTACAGTGGTTCAAATCCACTACTAACTACCAAATTCTAACATCGGGGAGATCTAATGAAAGCATATCAAAATCTTAAATCTGGCGTAATTAACCTTGTTCATGAAAATCAGATTATTCAGCTATACTCCGACAATGGTGAACTTAAACAGAAAGTTCTAGTTGAAGATCTAGAAGGTATCACACCACAATTCGATCCCGAAGCCTTCCGTGAAGTCAAAGTGGAAGTCGCTCCTCAAATCGAAGGTGGTCAGCACCTAAATGTCAATGTGTTAAGCCGTGATCAGCTTTTGGATGCACAGAAACATCCTGAAAAATATCCTCAATTGACTATCCGTGTCTCTGGCTATGCTGTTCGATTTAACGCACTGACTCGTGAACAACAGAACGACGTTATTAGTCGTACATTTACTCAGGCGATGTAATGGGGTTTGGATACGATTTCTCCCAGCTACGCAAGGTAGTCGAGCAAACTTCATTTATCTCCCAAGTTTTAGGAGAAATGTGTGGATCGAGCATTAAGACGCCATCACCGGCAACGTGTGAAGAACAACCGCAAGAAGTATTGGACAGTCTTTCCACATGAAGAAAGCCCTAAGCGGTTAGGTATTATCACTACTACTCCTTGCATCTGTTCTTGTTGGATGTGTGGGAACCTTCGCAAGTACTATAAGAATAGTAAAGCAGGCATGAAAATCTCGGAGATCAGGAAAATGGAAGCGATGATTGCGGACATCACCTATACTGGTGGTATTTCAAATGATGAATTTGATGGCTTCGTAGCGTTCGAAGATGAACGCCCCGATCTGTAATTAATAACAAACCCCAGCTATTGAATAAGTAGTCTGGGGTTTTTCTGTATAAAGGTACATAATATATGTATAATAAAATTCATCCACATTAGGTTAGTTTAAAAGACTTAATGGAGGTAATATGAGCCGTACTTATCGTAGACAATCTGGTGATCAGTGGTGGAAGTCTAAAGAACAATTCTCTCAAGAATATTCTTTCCTCAAAGAAAATGGCTACTGGATTCGTGTTATTTGTGCCAAATCCTGGGACGACATCAAAAAAGACATGAAGGAAGCAACCATTCGTAATGAGAAAAAGGATGGTTATAACTGGAATTCTATCAGTAAGAATGTTAAGTGGCATTCTAATAAAATGGTTCGTCAAGGGAATCGTCAAGAACTCCACCGCGTGATGAAAGACCCAGAAAATTATGATTATAATCGCGATCATGACATGCGTAAACGTGGGTTATGGTGGTGCTATGACTAAATTCTGAAATAATTCATTTGCTAAACCTCTCTTTTCTTGCTATAATATGTTTATAAATTGATGAGAGAGGCTTGAAATGAAAACTCGTCTAGACTGTACTGTTCATGTTCTTGAACATGATGTTGCTGGAACCTGTATGTCTTACCACGAAGCAGGTCGTTTAATTAAAGAACGTGTGGCGGACGTGTGCGGATTGAAGATTACTGCTGAGGAAGCTGATGATCTTTTAGGCCAAGCACTGGAGAAAACCGAAATGTTTCTCTGCGATTCTTGTTCTTGGTGGTGTGAAGCCCACGAACGTTCTTTCAACGATTATGATGTATGTCGTGACTGTAGCGGGGAGAATGAAGATGAATAAGTTTATTATTGCACTGATGATCCCCGCAGTTAGTTTCGGTTCTCTGGCATCTACCAAAGTTTCTATGAAAAATGGTAATGTTAAAGTCCAACAGAACGGCATTATTACCGAGTATGGTAAAGTTCGTGATGTTAAAGAACGTAATGGTAAAGTAGAAATCTATACTAACAAAAACTTCTCTACTCCAGCCGTTACTATTAGCAAACGCGGTGAAATAACCACTCAACGTACTAATAGCTCCAGTTCTTTTACTTGTCGTTATGATTGTGACTTTGAAGGTGAAGATGAATAATTTAGATCCTAGAATTAAACTTGCTATTACAGAAATCCAAGAGCAAATTGATGAGGACTTCACTGTTTGGTCAAGGTCTGGTAATGGAGAATATTGCCAGCTTTATAGCATGAAAACGGGTATCTCAATTGAGCTTAATATCAACTCTGAAGGTAGAGTAGAAGCCCAACCCATGTTCAGTGTTCCAGGCTTCTCTGGATTTGTTGCGGGTATAAAATTATGCCTACCAAATAACCATCTTCATCGAGTTATTTGTCAACTAGAGACTATTAAGCATTTCCTACCAGAAGGTAACATTAATGACTACTACCACGAAGTTGTAGCAGCTCATATGATGAAAGAAAGTAAACGTAGGAGAGAAGAACGTGAAAAGACTAAATATTAATAGCACAGTGCAGATTCCAGCAACTAAGGATATTTTAACATTCCTGCGTAGTGAGAGTACCCAATTTTGGCATGACTATATTCAAGAAAATAAAAATAATCCAGACATAGTTGCCTTTGCCAAGAAACGTATTGGTGAATATAAAGACCCAGAGATTAAAGATGGGATGATTACCATGCAGTTATGGGTAGCTATGAAAACCTTTGGACCCACTATGAGTCTAGGATTTACTCCACTGTTTACTAATATCCTAATTAATGAAAAGGATCTGAAATGATTATCTCTCCATTTGCTCTTTGGTTCGTCATTGGATTTGTGGTTGCTATTTACAGCTTGGCTGATGATCTGTATATTTCTAAGAATAAAGATGTAATATTATACGTTATACATAAAACTCGACCGTTAGATCTGCCACCTCTTGATGATAAGACATTACTCAGATGTGCTAGATCTGTGATATTTATTGTGGATATTCTTCTAGGCCCAACATCTGTGTTTTTCTTTTATAGAAAAACTCGTAATATGAAAAAATTTAAAGCTGAAATGCAGAATACCTAAAGAACTCGCGTAGGACCGAGTTGCGTCACCTGCAACTGTTACGGATAAGGGAGTCGTGCCCCTTAGTGCGGTAAGTGGTGAGTTGGTCGCTGACTTAACTGGAGATTATATGACTATAGTACTAATTCTTGTTACCACCTGGTTTTTAATCGGCGCTGTGTATGCAGTAGCTATACTTAGACACTTAGATGAATATTCTGCTGAATGGTTCATTAAACACCTTCGTATAGACAACAAGGAGCACGAGTTTGAAAACGAAAAACAAAGAAAAGCAGTTGAAGAAATGACAGGCGAAGAATGTTTATTCTACATGCGTGCAATAGGATTCTTAGGATTATTTGGTGCTGGCCCACTAGGTTTTACCATAGCCCCCTATAAAGAAACAGTAGACGATATTAAGTTATGGAGAAATGCAGGGGTACTACGCAAAGCTAGAGAAACCAATACTACATAAGATTGATACTAAATCAACTTACTAGCAAAAGCAAATAATGACAAAGCCCAGCCTGCACTTTTGCGACTGGGCTATTTTTATAATAAAATTTTAGTTGCTTAGATGCCCAAACTTTTGTATAATATGTTTATAGATTGAGGCAAGAGGATTAAATATGAGGATTATTTCTAAGTTCGCCGATGTGTATGATTTGCAGAACAGTTTGTTCGACCCAGATCGTGTGTGGGAACGTAAAACTGAGGAGTTGCTGGTTAAAGTAACCGATGATGCAGAAAAGAACATTGTGCATACTCGCCAGGTATTTCGTGATGGTTCACTATCTTTCCGTGGTGATTTCGAATACTTCGTAAATCCACTGTTTGTTGCAGGTGAAGTTTACTGGTTACACGAGCTGTACTGCTGGCATCCAGCATTTAGCTTCAAAACGTTTAATCTCGACACTATGTTCGATAAAATGGAAGAGATGGGATTGCATGCTCGCTCTTACTTAATGGATAAGAGTCGTGGAGATGTTCGTGAAACAATGCGTGATCTGCTAGCTGAAGCAAAACCTAAAGCAGAACGTATCTTATCCGAACTGCGCGTACCGATTGCATATGTGAAAGGTATTAAAAAGAACGATAACGATGATGTTCGTAACTTCGTAATTCAGACTAACATTCGTTTCCATCAGTCAGGTATTCCGTGGCAGGAAATTGAAAGTAACTTATACCGTTTACACCAAGTTCTCGAACAGTATATCTTCGGTGTACTAGGAACTGGTGAGCCTGATATGATTAAAGTATCAGATAAAGACAGGTTAGCAGCGCATGGATTTGATACAAAAACTTCTTTCAGGAATATGGCACGGTAAGTGGTATATCCTGGGAGCAGGTCTAGCGATAGGCATCGGGTTCGGTGCTTATCACTTAGTAGATAAAGTGGAGACTTTAGCAGGAGATCTTGCGGTAGCTACTAAAAAGATTTCTTCTCTAGAGACTTCCCTTAATAAGGTGAAAGCTGAAAGTGAACTTCGTGAGACTAGAATGAATCAGTATTTCACAATGAATAATATTTCGCAAGCAGACTTAGATAAGAAAATTGGTCAGCTTGATAAAGCACTTAACCGACAAGATATTATAGCCGCAAAGCCTGGATTGGTAACATTAATTGCTAAAAAGCAGAGTAAGGAGTTCGAGGAAAGATTAGCATGTTTAACTGGAAACTTGGAATACTGCTCGCAGCCGCAATCACAATCACAGGCTGTGCACAAGAAATAGAGTCAGAACCCTCACATGAGTTACCAACAGCTCATGTAGATTGGCCTAAAGGACTTCAACCTTGTAGCTTTGACTTTAAGTTTGAAAAGAAATTAGCTACAAATGGAGAAGATGGCGTAGTAGTTGTTGTACCATATAAAGATTGGAATATGTTGGCAAAATGCCGTGAGGCAGAATATTCATATATTTCACGACTGACAAGTATGGTTTGCTTCTATCGTCAAGATTTGCAAGAAAAACGTTGTTTAGTATATTATCCACCAATTAACAATAGGAAAGATTAATGTCAGTATTAGTCGGTTTACATGGTGAAGCTGGTTCGGGAAAAGATACCGTTGCAAAATTAATTATCGATTGGTGTAATGACACGTATCCAACGTGTTTTTCTCGTCGTTATAGTTTTGCTAAGCCAGTTTATGAACTTGCATCCGTAATCCTCGGTGTAACTCCAGAGTTTCTAGGAGAGCGCAGAGGAAAAGAGATTGACCAATGGTTTACGGTCACACAATCTCAATTGGAGCGAGCCAGAGATGTATGGTTTAAGTACGGTATCGATAAGTTTGAAGACTTCTCGTACGTTTGGCCTATTTTTGAGGAAAAATACCTTAATCCTCAACAACTTATCTCAGAGAATAAAGAAGACGGACTTTATAGTTTATTTATTTCTCCGAGAAAAATGTTACAGCTCGTAGGGACAGAGCTAGGAAGGCAGCTGGTGCATGAACGCATTTGGCTCATAATTCTGGAGCAATCCATCGCTAAAGACGACCCAGACGTCGCCGTAATAACAGATGTTAGATTCCCCAACGAAGGAGAGTTACTCAGAGAAACAAACCATTTAGATATGGATTCTTTGATAGTAAATGTAGCACCCGCTGAGCAGAAGTTCACTATTAAATCAGATCATCCATCTGAAAGTGGTATTCCTGCAAAGTATATTACTCATGAATTAGTTAATAAATTTGATGGTATCAATAACCTTAAACTAGAAGTTTATAACTTCTGTGACTTAGAGCTAGAACCACTAGTTGGATAATCAAGGATCGCTATGACTAATAAAAAAGAAGAAAAGACTAACCTGTTTCACTCCATTCGCCAATCTAATGAATATACCTTTTTCTTTGATGAAGAATTAGGCCCGCCGGATGAATACCGTGATTTATCAATGGTACTTATGCAGGCACATGAGGACGACGAAATTAATCTGATGATTAATGGCCCGGGTGGTTATGTTGATACTGCTGCACAGTTATCTAACTTAATTGCTAATTGCCGTGGAACAGTTATAGGACATCTGGTTGGTCCTAGTGCTTCTGCTTACTGCACAATTTTCCTATCCTGCCATGGGTGGGTAGTACATCCACATGCTACGCTAATGGGACACACGTTCTCTGGCGGATTCTGTGAGAAGGGTCAAGAAATCAAGAAAGCCTATGAATCTTACAACAAGTTCGTAGAAGATATGATGCTAGATGTCTACTATCCGTTCTTCTCAATAGACGAAATCGACGAGATGGTAAAAGACAACAAAAATATCTATCTAGATAGCAAAGAAATCCATAAGCGTATTGAAATCTTGGCAAAATATCGATCTGAGCAATATAATAAAGCCCAGTTACCTCAATCAGAGGAGCATAACGAAGAGTAAGTAATTTTAAGCCAGGGTTTAACGACCCTGGCTTTTCTTTTATCTAAAATTCTTCTTGACAACGACAAAATTTTATGCTCCAGAAGTGATCTTTAAAAACACATTGTAATTTTCCTCCAAAATTAGTATAATGGTACTGGTTAGAGGAGGTTACAATTGGAAAAGTTCTTACAATTATTAACGGTACTGCTCCAAGAAGCGAAAGATCCAGCATCGCTTCTTAAACGTCTGCTAACTATCTTAGTTGCTGTCATTATTTTCTTATTTGTTAGTAATACTAGCGAGGTGATGTCATTCTTAAAGACTTTCTCCACGTCTGCGGTTCTACAGGATGTTCAAACTCAAAGGATAAGTAATTTTCCTAACGTAGCTAGAGAAAAGAGCATGGTGCTTTTTTCCCAAACGGGTGCGGATGCTGTTTTTGTAGTCAAGTATAAACCCGATGCCATTAATGATTATTCTAACATTATTGCATGGGAAAGCAATGCGCAATTAGATAGGGCTGACTTGGCCGATAAAGCGGTAAATAAGACGTCTGAGCTATATAGACGTCACTTGGAAGGCTTTAACTACGCATCGGATTTAAGTGTAAAAGTAAATAAATATATGGGGTTAAATATACCTGCGTTTAAGAACGTTACTTTTAATTACATATACACTTGTCCGTATTTCAATCTAAACAATATCTATGCTGGATATATTGGTATTGCTTGGAAAGATAATCCTGTAGATGCAGCCGATTCTGAGAAATTTAACGAGTATTTAACAAAGCTCTGTTCTCCACAACAGAGATCTTTAGGTAGATCAATATGAGTTTTAAATTTGGTAAAAATAGCGAAAAACAATTAGCTACCGTTAAGCCAGAGCTACAAAAAGTAGCTCGTAGAGCTTTAGAATTATCTCCATATGATTTCACGATCGTACAGGGTATTCGTACAGTAGCACAAAGTGCCCAGAATATTGCTAATGGTACTTCATTTTTAAAAGATCCTAGTAAAAGCAAGCATATTACTGGGGATGCCCTTGATTTTGCTCCATACATTAATGGCAAAATTGATTGGAATGATTTAGAAGCATTTTGGGCAGTTAAAAAGGCTTTTGAACAAGCTGGTAAAGAACTAGGCATTAAACTTCGTTTTGGTGCTGATTGGAATGCTTCGGGAGATTATCACGATGAAATAAAACGTGGTACCTATGATGGCGGTCATGTCGAACTAGTTTAATTAATAACTTAGGCGGGAATATTCCCGCCTTTTTAGGCAAAGGGGGGCTTTAATAATTTTTGAAGATAGGAGAAAGCCATGTTTGCAGAACTATTCACTATGATGCTGCTAGGTATCTGGAAAATAAGTCTAGTAGTATTCGTTTTAATGATAGTCTTTACTATCCTTGCATTAACTACCCGAAATAGCTTATTAATAAAGGTTATTCACGGACTAGAGTATATAATTATGGGTTCATTCGGCGTTTGTAAATGCAATTGCCATAGAGATACGAAATATTGTTGGTTATGGATGGAACTAGAGAATCCTATATCCATAGCTTTGGCTGTTTCATTCGGCATGATTCTTATGGCCCTTACTCTAGCATTAATACCTTTGATGTTAGCTGGGGGAGTTACAGCGTATTTCACCCTTTTCTCCCCGATACTTATGTACTCAATTTATCCAATAACTATGTATCTAGTTAGGAAAAGATTTATACATGCAGTAGATTAAGATAAAAAAGTAGTTGACTTTTAGCCCTAGTTATTATATAATATATACATAAATTAGTTAAGAGAGGTATATATATTATGTCTGATCGTTTCTATACTCAAATGGCGGAACATTTTCGTATACCACATTACGAGCTAAACATTGCACTCCGTGATCATGACTCTCCTGAGTACAAAAAGCTCGAAAAGAAAGCGGAAAAATCTATTGATACAAAGGTAGGTGCATCTATGTCTAAGGGCAAAAAGTTAACTCGTCTTGATCTTAATAAAATTTTAACTGAACTTTTGGGTACTGATATTGAAGGTGCTAAATTACCGCTTCTTGTACTAGAGACTATGATTAAAAAGGTCAAAAATAAAGAGTATAAAAAGGTAGAAGTCCCGGAAGGCAGATTAAAGGCTCCTTATCAGGAAGCATTAACCGAGTGTTTAGGTGTAAATCTTGATCTAAGCACCGCAACCGTAAAAACCATGAGAAACTTCTTAGAGGCCATTAATAACTATGAGTAAATTAGTATATCTATTAAAAGGTTCCACTTGCAACCCTTGCAAACTTTTCGAGCCAGTATTTGATAAAGTAGTCAGTGACTATAATTTGGAAATCCATAAAGAGACTGATAATACAGAATTAATGCAGAAATTTGGTGTGCGCCAAGTTCCTGTAGTAGTTCTGGCGGATCGTTTACCTAATGGTCGAGTAGAAGCTAATCATATTCTGATTGGACGTCAGCTTCGTAAAGAAACTATGCACGAAGCTATTAAAAATTTCCTGGATGATAATCCGGAGGACTAATAAACAAAGCCTGATCTTAGCTGATCAGGCTTTTATTTTACTTGCTTTTTGCTAAAAATTTTGGTATAATAGTTATATAAATTGATTGGAGGATTAAATGTTAGCGGAACAAGCAAAACGTTTAGCCAGGATAAATAGAGCTGCACTCCTTAATAGCAGGAAGAAACCCTATAAGTATGTTAAAAAGAGAATAGTTTCTTCTGTGGGGATTGGGGGTTCTTTTGTGCAGTTTAATCGTGATGAAATTAGTTATGAAGCTATAAAAGCCCTCTATAAAGAGGGTTATACTCTCCAACTATCTAATGATTATGGCACAACTATTTTAACCGTTATTTGGGAATAATTATGAAAAAAGAATTCAATGTACATAAAACTCTAGTAGTGCCGGATGACGCCAACTTGTTTTTCGTCGGTGATATTCATGGATGCAATGATTTGCTAGAAGATGCGTTGAAATTGGCTGGGTATAATAGCAAAAAAGATTGCGTAGTATGTGTTGGTGACTTAATTGATCGAGGCACGCAAAATCTACAAGTTTTAGCCAAATTCCTGTATAATCCACGTTTTATCAGTGTCCGTGGTAATCATGACCAATTTATGATTGCAGGAGATTGGGCTAATTGGATGTATAATGGTGGTATGTGGGCCATGAATGAATTGGATGCAGACACCATTAAAAGTATTGCCGAAGATATGGCTGAAAAAATGCCAGTATTCCTAACTGTTAGACATCGTGGTAAGAAATTTGGTGTTGTTCATGGTGGTGTACCTTTTACGTACAAAGAATGTGGTAATGAAGTAGAAACCCCAGTATGGGATAATCTTATTGCGCAAGTAGAAGCAGCTAAGGAAGACCCACATGACCATCCGGGATACCATATTGAACCATATTTATGGGATCGAGATGTAATCCAAGAAATAGGCTTCTACTTGTCCAAAAATGGTGAGGAACACCCATATTTCCAGCGTTATGCAGGATTTAAAGAAAAATACATGGTAGAAGTGCCAGAAGTTAAAGGTGTAGATTTCGTGTTTCACGGACATACTGGAGTTCCTTACCCACTTCTTTATAAGAACCGTGTTTATCTTGATACTGGCGGTGTTTTCAACGGGCAGTTGACGGTTGCGCAAGTTAACGATGAAACTGGCAAAATCACCACATTTACCACTGATAAAAATAATAGCTGCGGTGTACAGAGGATTCTTTAATGAAAGTTAGCTTTTGGAGTGATCTCCACTTGGGACATGCAAATATTACTAAATTCAGACCAATCTTCTCTACTATGGAAGAGCATGACGAATTTATTATGGATACTATTACATCCGTGAAGGATAAGCGTACATTATTCTATATTTTAGGAGACGCATTTGTATCTAGAAATGGTTTGGAGAAGTTCGAAAAACTCTTTGGCAATGTTAGAACTACGTTAGTTTTGGGAAACCACGACTTAGAACGAGAAGGATTATCTTTCAAAGACTTAATAGGGGTTGTAGATAACGTACAATCACTAGTTAAGTATAAAAACTTCTGGCTTTCCCATGCCCCAATACACCATGGGGAGCTGAGAGGTAAGAAGAACTTACATGGGCATACTCACTTTGAGCTAATGGGAGATCCTCGTTATATTAACGTTTGTGTCGAGTATGCAAAATCACCAGTACGCCTGGAAGACATCATGAGTGGTAAGTACACTTCGCATGATAAAACTAGCTGGATGTTAAATGTCTAAGTATATAGCTGAGGCTATTATTAAACGAATCATACAAGCGATAGCAATACTTATACTCATTTGTATTGCTATTGGCACGGGATTAGGCATTTTAATTAAAAGTTTTATTTGCTAAAATGCTTAAGTTTCTGTATAATTACTTTATAAATTGATGAGAAGGAATCAAAATGAACAAAGTTGACAAAGCTCTAGTTTTCGCAGCAGCAGATAAGTTTGAACAAGTTAAGGCAACTTTCCGAACCTTGTTCCAGTCTTACGTTCAAGATAAGTCTAATCCTATCTCTGAACGTTTGATGGTTTGGGAATGTTACGCAACTGATGCCCTATTAATGGCATATTACAGGGGTGAGGCAGACGAAGAGATCGAAGAACTCTTTACTGAAGAGGCTCCACGTTATCAGGCAGTTTATTTCCAAGACCTAGCTGAACGCATCATTCCTAATGATCTTTGGAATAAATACTACGGTGATCCTGAAGATGAAGGAATGACTCCAGAAGCCTGTATTGAGCTGATCTGCAAAGATCATCCTGAAATTGCAGAGAAATTTGAAAAAGTTTTTGCTTCTGAGTTCTCCGGCGTTGTTAACGATTGGTAAGTAATTAAAAAATTCAGTTGCTTTAAGCCTTAAAATTCTGTATAATAAGTTCATAAATTAATGAGAGAGGAAATTCTAATGAAAAACATGACTAAAGACTTCGACGCCTCTAACCTTACCAAGACTGAAATGGCCAATGTATTAGCAATTCTCCTCGACATGCAGGGTTTTGAGGGTCAGCTCATGAAGATGTCTATTCCGGCGATGAAGAAGATGTATGATTCTCTTAACAAGAACGCTATGGCCTTTAACTTAGCAAAACAAGAGGCACGCTTTGCTAAGGAGCATCAAGCAGTGGCAGAACGCCGAGCAGCTAGCTTTGAGCGTGAAGTTAAGCAACTGAAAGGTAAGAAATAAGGACTAAGGGAGTATATAATTAATGTTAACTGAAATTCTCATTGGATTGCTAGTGCTTATGACACTAGTAGCTATAGGTGGGATTATTGGTATTGTAAGCATGCGAAAAAATATAGAGAGTATGCTTACTACTAATAGCGGACTTCACTGCCGCCTAATAGAACAAGAACAAGATATTGAACTAGCACAGAGACGCTCGGATATTCTAAAAGAAAAACTAAACAATATTGAAGCAATAGCTGGGAATACAAAATTACCTAATAAAGTAATGCGTGCACAGATAATTACGGAGATTAAAAAATGATGATGTTTATTCTAGCGTTTTATCTAATTGTGGTTGGTGTACTGGTTACTAAGTACCACACATGGACGCCAAAGAATGTAGCTAAGGTAGCATTGTTTATTATTCCAGTTCCACTTATTATCATTTCTATGTTACTGGTAATGTTAGTTGGTAAAGTAACAAAAACCGATATTAAACGTATTGCTGATGAATTGCAACAGTCTTGTGATATGGTAGAGGATATTCTTAAAGATGAAGCTTAATTTTAATGAATTAAATACCTTACATGAGATACTACAGTTTGTGAATAATAATATTAGTATTCCAGATGATACACTAGAAGTTCTCAGGATAATTGAGAAAAAGGTAGGAATTGAAATTGAGGACTCTTGGAAACCACTTTCTGTATTAACACCACTTAATATGAAAGTGATAGTTAAAAATATTGATACTGGTGAAGAGTGTGAAATGATTCGTAAAGAACTAGCTGATAGCTATTCACCAAAGTCTGTAGTAATGTACCATGATGATACTGCTAAAACTCTACAGACAGCTAATTACGTATGGCGTCTCCCATGATTGATTTAGTACCAATTACTGCTGGGCTAATAGCACTATTAGTGCTTGCAGTTTTTATTATTGTGGAGCAGGCCAAAGTAATAAGGAGACTTAAAAACAATGATAAAACGTCTTGTTTATCAGGCACCAAAGATTGTAACTGAGTATTTTGTATTACTGCCTCAGATTGTACTTCTAACAGCATTATTTAATATACTTTTTCGACATCTAGGAATAACGGAAAATATCTTCTATACTTCTGAACTACTTCCTTTTATGTACGAAGGCATCATCGTGGCAATTAACGGAGTTCGTAAATGACAGCACTACAACAACTACAGAATTACTGGTTTGATAACCAATTTAACGATCTCTTTATCCAGTTATTTGTCGAAACGAACGGACGCTTCAACTACCGATTCTTTAATAAGTTTCACGAAACAAAATTCTCACATACAGAAATTAATGCAGCGATCCAAGACCTAGCTGGTTCTAAAGTAGTCCAATATCGTGAAGTAGACTTTACACCAGATTGTTTTGGGTTTGAATTGTTTAAGAAAGCATATAAATTTGGTAAGTTTGAGGATGCTCGTCAATGGGTTCATGATTTCTGGTATAACACCGATATTGTTCCTAGTCGTATACTGATTCTTAACTGGATTGCTAAACAACATCCGCCTAAAGCTCAATCGTCCTTCTTACCAACTGACACAGGAAACCTCTACCATGACAGAAAAGAAAAATCCATTGCTGGAGCAGATGAAGGAATGGGAGAGTAATATTGAATCTGGTCTAATAGACGGTGAAGATATTATTAACTCTATGTTAGAAGTAACAGTAGATAATATTAATCCTATTTTGGCCGGAGAAACCTCAGATCTTATAGGACTTTCTAGTACTTTCGATTCTTTGGCTAAATTAGCGTTAGATGATGAAGAGATAACCAAAGAAGATCTCGCTACAGCTATGAATATGGCTATTAATGCTTACATCGGTAAACGTACTGATGAACTTGGTAAACAGATCAATAAGCGTGATGCTACGCTAGGTCTTATGGAAACGGCCACTATGTTAAGAAGTGGTAAACAACTTCATTAATTTTAGGAGGCCAGGACTTAATTGTTCTGGCCTTTTTGAGTATATATAAGGAGACTATAGTGGAAATTGTATTACTTATTCTTGCAATAGCACTAGTATTTGCAATCAGCATATCTATTAAAAGGACTCGTGATCTTAATAGAACTATAGATGATAACAGAAGACTACGGGGTGAAAAGGCTAGGCTTAACCTACAACATGAAGCTCTGAAGTTATTTGTAGTTCAGGGCAGTAGAAACCATACTCCTGAAGACTTTATTAAACAGCTTAAAAAGCACTTAGGGCTCAAATAATGGAAACTCTTTTTCTTTTAATGCTCGTAGGTTCTCTGTTACTAATACTAGCACTTCTACTAATCTGCAACATTCTTAATAATAAGAATTTAGAGTTAAAGTGTGAGAACCAAATCCTTAACCGTGAACTTAAACAATATAATCTAGCAGCCCATAAACTGTTAGACAAACTGGAGAATAAATAATGACTTTTAATACGCAACAATCTATTCAAGTAGTACCAGACCATGAACTGAACACATGGGATTATAGCTTTAAAGATTTAACTGCTACTATACAATTCAAATCTATGAAGCTAACATTTGCACACACTGACCTTAGAGCCTGTAAAGATCTTGAAGGTAAGCTCGAAGATGCTCGTAAGATTTTTGGCAAGGCTCGCATCCCGGCTGATAACCTGATTAATGCACTGATCGATGCAGGGTACAAACTCGTGAAGACCGAGGTGAACCGCCCTAGTACTCCAGTAACTATTAGAGATCCGTGGCAGTCAGGGACAATTTCAATGCTGAATAACTCCGATAAAAGATTAATGTCGGATATGCACAATGTTCCTTGTGGGGGTGTAGTAAGTAGTACGCAGTCATATAAGTTTGCGGAAGATTACGGCCCTTCTGTACAGCTGAAACATACTCAAGAAGCTTTTGAATCTGATATGCGAAGCGCAGCACCTGCAGATGCTGGAGTTTCTAGGAGTTCTGTTTGTACTATTCATTTTAATAATCCTGGTAAACATGGAAGTTTAGAGGATGCTATTATGGAGGCGTTGGGAGCTGCTATTAATGAAGATAAAAGAGGTAGTTAATGAGTATTAAAAAGAATTTAGCAGAGATTATTAAATTAGCTAGAGCTTGTAATGGGAAATGTGTTTCTCAGCTTAATGAGTTAGAGGCACATGCAGTAGCATTTTGTGCAGAGTTTTATCCTGCATATATTAATGCTAGTGGGCAACCCAAATATAATAAAGATGCAGAAGAAGTTACATTAGCACCTTCTTATATTAGTTTACGTCGTCTGATTCAAACTGTTGATCCTACTATTAAAGGATTTTCAGCAGATTCATTCCACGTCTTTGCAGATAAAGAACTCCCGTATTTTAAAGAAGGAAATGCAAAGTCATGTTTAGAATGTTATCCAAATATTCTGATGATTCCTCAAAAGCAATGTAAATACGATCATCTCCCTAGACTTACAAAGAAAATAGAACCACCTTACTCTTCTCTATCTGAGTTAAAGCTAGGAATCGTATCTATACTTGCGCAGGTTCATCTAAGTATAGTTGATGACTCAACAACATCTAACCCTATTCTAGATGCTGCTCACTTTGAAATTTTACGTGATCCTGAACAAGCTAGAAAAGTTGCAAAGTCTGTTAAGTTTGATATATCAACAATTCTTGACACTAAACAAGAAATCAGACCTAGAGGAAGTGTAGATTATTCTGCGCTAAATTCCGAGTCATCTTATTTAGCAACATTCCTTTTCATGGCGTCAAAAGGGGTTATTCTGAAGGTTAATAAAGATGGATGATTTACGTACTGAAATTAATAAAAAGCTACGAGAGGAAGCCCGGAGGTTTCCTCTTAAAAACTTTTTGAAGTCAAATGGCTCTACTAATATAACGAAGATTAGGCAACTTCACCCTGACTTCCAGCAAGAGGCCTTAAACCTTATCTTTATTAGGAAAGCTTTAAAAGTCCAGAAAGAAGAATATGGGTATGAAAAAGTTAATTATAAGACAGCCAATCAGTTAGTAGAGATATGGTGCTATAAGCATAAAGGATACTTTATGCAAACTGCTAGATCCCACCTAGATGGGCACGGCTGTTTACAGTGTGCTAGAGAAAGCAACCTTAATACACCTGTCGAGAAGCCAGAAGTAGATGAAGATGTTCAATTTCCCACATATCTCTATATCTTCTCTAATAAAGATCAGTCTAGGAAAAAATTAAAGACAAAGATTGGAGTCTCTAGAGAGCCACATCAAAGGTTTAAGAATCTAGAGTATGATAAATTGCGTGTGCCGGGTTTCGAAGATATGGAAGTATTTGGTATCTACCAATATAAGAAAGGATCGAAAGAACTCGCTTACAGAATAGAACACCAAGCACATAAATTTTTCGAAAATAAATTTGCTAACCATTATAAATTCGATGGAGCAAAAGAGATATTCAACATTAAAGCTGTAGAGGCAGAAGAGTATCTATTAAGTCAAGGTTGTATAAAAATTTACCCAACTCCAAACTCATGACGAAAATTTAAAAATAACGAAATCTGCTTGACATTCGTGAGAATAATGTGTTATAATAATCTCATAGATTAAAAACATCAACTTGTTTTTACCTCTAGGCCGTAGATTTACATCATTCCTCGTAGGAAAACACTTGATGACGGTTCTGCTCGCAGGTTCTCGTCAATTGTTCTTCCACACCGAGACTTAGGAGGATGTATCAAATCGCACGCGCCTAGAGGGGCTAACTCTCATGAAATGGGGGTATATTTACTTTTAAATAACTAAAAAATATTTAAAGGCAATATCTGTGTTCAAGATGATACACCGGTTGCCGCTCATCTGCTAGGATGGCACAACACTTTCCTCTAGACTCCTAAGTTTTTAGGAATAGTTGAATACTAACTCTAGGGTTTACACTAAACTTTAAATCGGATTTGCACATGTTCTAGGGCAGTTTTTCATCTACTATAAATATCCTAGGCCGGTTTCCCTATACAGGGCGGTTATGGGGAGGGCGGTTATTTCTAGGAGACATTTTTTGAAAACACATTTCCAGAAATTACTGTCGGATTTGCACATTGTGTTTCTAGAAATTTATGGTCGGATTTGCACAATTGCATAAGTTTTCATGGACATATAATCTCCTGAAAATGGCAGCATTATTTCGGGCCGAAGGCCCATGATTGCCTGAGTTTTTAGAGCCACAGAAATTTTCACTTGTCAAGCTATTTTGCCCCATTTTGCTAATAAAATTTTACTTTATCTCGCCCCAAGCCCAATTAACCCAAATTATCTCAACTATTCCCCAAAATCCCCGCAAATCGGGTGCCCCACACCAAACATGCGCCCCTCTAGCTTCTCCCCTAATTTTCTCTCACTCTCTCAACTTCTCCCCAAACCCACACAATCACACACCCTCTCATCGAAGTCACAAAAATCTTGTCGGTTTCGCACATCTTAATCCTAGAAAAACCGTGTCGGATTTGCACATACTCCACAGGATTCGAACGCAGTTCGAGATTGCTGGAGTTTTTGGGAAAATTCATTGTCGGATTTGCACACTATAAAAATTTTTCGGGTCGGATTTGCACACTACCAAAAATTGTCGGATTTGCACATACACGCCCGCACGTAACACCCGTGGAGCAATGTCGGATTTGCACAAAAGCGCAGGGCAATTGCCCTGCGCTAAATACGAATGATAATAAGAATCATTCTCATTTAAAAAGCAGAATGAGAATGATAATAATTCGCATTTAGAAAGTGAAACGAGAATCAATCTCATTTAGAAAGTGAAACGATTCTCATTTAAAAAGTGGAATGAAAATTATTCAGGAAGTGAAACGATTCTCATTTAGATAGTGGAATGCAAATGATAATGATTCTCATTTAAGAATGGAAGTGAGAAACACTGTTATTTAAGTTATCCACAGACTTATCAACAGCACGATTTGACTTGACAAAATTCTAGCCGTTTTGAAGCGTTATCAACAGACTTATCCACAGCTTATCCTACTGGATAAATATACAGTATTCCTACGCAGTGAATAATTCTAATATACCGCTAAAACGCCCTCAAACGCATTCTAACGCGTTTAATTTTGGTGGGGATACTAAAACAAGGGCAAAATTGGAGGAGGCTTGAAAATTAGTTAGCGCGCTAACGATCACACAAGGCGACACGTAACACCCGAACCATTAGCAGGCTAACCATCGCGGGCGCGGTTAAATGAGAATGATTATCATTTGAGAATTGGGGGCACTTCCGGATAGTTGCGCCCCGTGATTATTATAGTAGTGGGCAATCGTTACGCTTTGCCCACTCCCGCCACTCATCTTGATGTCTAGACTTGCGACGGCATACTAAAAACCGTTTATACCAGTGATTAAACCATCGTTTCATTGCGCCACCTTTCGAAACGCTGTTTCAATACTATCAGCCGTGGATTGAATATATGCGCCTTTCATTATCAGGCGCTCAGTGCATACCTTACGGAAAATATTAATAAAATCATCCTCATTTTCTGCGATTAATGCCTCGCCCATAACCTGAACGTCGCAAGATGCAAAGGTCAAAAATTGAAACGCTAGTTCACGGGCAACGACCGCATTGATTTTATAGTGTGCCTTGCCCTCGTAAATATTAATAACGCCCTTATATGCTGGCGAAAGCTGATTTAAATAGTTTGCTAACAATGCCGGGCGGCAATTAGCAACAAAACGGTTGCCCTCATAAATTATCATTTGCATAGCTCCCAGATAACGCCAACGATAATCATTAGCTGACTAATGATTATCAGAATAAAACCAATTGAAGGCAGGACGCCCCAAAAACGAAAAGCCGTTTTAATTTGCGCTATCATTTGACAACCTCCCGATCAGGTATCCCGATAACAACATAAAGATCCCCAGCGAAACGGGGTCATTCTTAAATAAGGCGGCGATAAAACCGCCAGCCATTGCAAGGAGAATAACAATAATGCTTCTCATAGTACCCCACGAAACGCAGCGTAAAAGGTGGCAAAGTGCCTGACCGTTTCAAGGATCACGTTGCCGCGCTTGTCGAATTTCTTTTCAGTAACACGAAAGGCATTTTTATTACGTGCTACATATTCGATTTTACAATCCGGACGCTCGAACGTGTTAGCATCCACCAGCTTAAAACCTTTCGAACGTGCAAGGGAAACGTTGCGGATCATTTTTATTCTCCTTTACCAGTCATGCAGCCCAGCAGATAAGAAAATACAGCGATACCCGCGCCGATAACAACCGCGTGAACGCCGAAAGCTATTGCAAACAAAGATAAAATAGCGCCCAAGATACCGGCTAAAAAAGCTCGAAAAATAACCATTTGTAATACTCCCCTAGTTAGTGGGGCGATACTTTCGCCCCGTTATTAATTACATTAAAATAATTTTAGCGGCTTGCTTTTCGGTGCAATGTTCCGCTTTCAGGGTATCCAGCAAAAAGCCCGCGGTTTGCTGATCGATTTGATCATTATCATAAAGCGCCTGTATGGTAGTGTAAGTTTTAGCAATGCCGTATTCTTGGACCATTTCCTGAATAATCCAGCGATTTGATACCCAGCCTTTTCCGGTGAAAAGAGCGTCAGAAGAAGAAAAAGCAACCATTTTAAGCCTCCAAAATTTTGGGAAAATTTTCAACCGTCCTCGAACGGTGTAAAGGCATTATAACAAAAAAGGCCACCATAAAAGGCGACCTTTACAAAACTTTACAATAGGCTAGTTATTACTCGTTTTCGGTGTTATTGGTGAAAGTAGAAATATCGATACCTTTTACCATTTCATCGATCATCTCAGCAATGTTAAAGCTCTGCACCATTTCTAACATTGCCGCTTCCATAGCCGCCCCCGCTACCGCTTTCGCTTTCTGGTTACTCGGGGCGTACTGGTCAACCGCTACACTCAGCAGGTTAGCGATTACTACGCGACCAATCGGCGTATCGATATAACCTTTGATCATGAACGGTGCTTTTTTAGCCGCTACTTTCGTGATTTGAGTTAGTGCAATTTTACCCGCTTCCAGTTTTGCAGCGTTTACAACGGCAGACTTATTGGCGGCAACGATATTAGCGATCTTGGTCATGGCATTTTTTCCTTTGTTTTCAGTAGTTTGAGCGTGAACGCTTTTAGTGTTAGAATTTACAGCATGTTTTTCTATACTGTTAATAATCTGATCCTCATCTTTCCAGAAAGTAAAACCGGCCTCCTGTATCAGATCATTATAAACATACGGGCATAGTTCCGACGGTAGCAAAAAATTACCGTTATCATCAAAGGCCATTATAGCTGCAAAACGATACCCGTCATAATCCGACCGATTCCAGCCAACTGATAAATAACGCCAAAATGAATCGAGAAAATTTTCTACGTCATAAAGATCATTATCATTAGCCTCATAGTTTTCTATTGAAAAAACTTCTAAGCTCGCCCCAGTATCATAGGCTTTTACTGTGTTGCCTTTTACGATTATGAAATCAGTATCCGGCCCCCGACTAGTGAGCAATTGATAATCCTGATTATACAAAACAAGCGTTGCCCCTTGTTTATATAACGGTAGAAAACTATTCATATTATAAGCGTCATATTCATCAAAAAAGTTTTGGTGAATAGTTTCAATATTGAAAACAAAATGCCGGATGCTGGTTGTTCTGCTACCATCCAGCAGGTTACGCAGCGCACCTTTTAAGACGGTTGCGTTATCTGGTTTATATAGCCTCATTTGTTGGCCCTCTCGTTAATCGGTGAGTAAATGATAAGGGTAATTTTCTAGCATAGGCAAAGATTATTTTACTTTTTTATTTTTCTTGCCTAACGCCTATTTTTATGATAACCGCGCAGCGGCGTAATAAAGAGCAAAACACGGCGAAGCCACCAGGGCGACGCGTTGGGTCTTTACTTTAATATTACCTTGTCGCGTTCAGCTCGTTAGAAAGCGTTTTAAGCCGCTTAAAATTGATTGCAGTTGTTAACACTACCTTTTTACCCTGTAAATTTATACAGTAGGATAACCTGTGGATAAGTCTGTGTAAAAGCCCTCATATCGCCGCCTATCGTGTCAAATTATTTTGTGCTGTGGATAACGTTGTGGATAACTTAAATGATAGTGGTTCTCACTTAGGCCGATAGTTTCTTATCGTTATTATTATACTGGTGATGATTTCTTATAGTTATTATTATATTGAGGATGATTTCTTATAGTTATTATTTCTCATTAATTTATATGTATATTATATATCATGAAATAGTTAGTTGGCTAATGAGATTTTCCGTGATTAATAGTCTGCTAATAATTCAGGCCGTTACAATCCACCAGCATGATTATCATCCTAGCAATTATTAGTCTGCTATCCTTCCGATGCAGACTAACAAATAAAAGTCAATTAATTTATTTTATAAATTAAGTCATTTGATCTTGATTTTTAAAAGTCAAGACCTTTTCCAACTATTTTTCAATTTTGCGTTTGTTAATGATTTGTTAAGTCGAAAATAGGCGGCCTAAAACGCCCCAGGACGCAATAAAGTTTTTGGCCATCCAATCATAAAGGGATAAGCCGTTTATCGCCGCCACGAGCTTTTTAGATTTTGTCAAGTAGGGCAAAGCAAATATAAATGAAAAAATTACTTGCTTATCTGCTTTGTTTTGTGGTATTCGCGCGCCCGTTTCTTTTAATTTTTAATGCGCCGCGCCCAGGTCGCCGCAAGGTGTCCGGTGGCGTTTGTCTTTACATTTCTTTACAAAAATAAGGTTGCGCCTTTTTCGTTGTTTGTTATTATTTATCTCGTAGGGCGGCAATGACGAACTACACGGCGGTAAACTTCCCGCCGCGCTCTTTAAAAATTGGGTATATCTTAAAGCCTATCGGCGGTAAACTTATTCATTATAAGGAATCGACGATATGAAACAAACGTTATTGATCACTGGTAAACCTAGCAAGGCACTGGATAGCGAAACTAAAAAATTATTGACAGTAGCGCAAAGATCGGTAAAATACCGATTCAAGCAATACAAGAAAGGCCGCCAGCAAGGTTTAGAAATGATCTGGCGAAATATTATGATTGACCTGAAAGAAAATCATAAAAAACTGCAAAAAACTATTTGACAACCTAGCCGATAGGCTTTAAGATGTACCCAGTTCGATAAGAGCGATAACTTGATAAAATCTGACGGTCGGTGCTTACCATAATGCATCCCGCCCCCTAACGGGATATAGCGGCCTTCGTGGAGTTCCTTAAATTGATTTTATAATGGCGAGCGGATTTTTTCTTATTACCTGATACTTTTTATCAGGTAATGCGAAACAATCCGAAAAATAACTTGGAGTATATACTATGCAAAACGTTATTACCGCGCCTAAAATTGGTCAATCTGTTTTCATCCCTTTCGTTACTAAAACGGATGAATTAACCGGAAAAGCCGAACGTATTAAAGGCGCGGCGCTCATGCCGTTCGATACAATCGACGCGGTATACGCTGAAAATGAGCGCAGTAACAACGGCAAGCCTATTTATAACGTTCGCGTTAAATCCGGCGACGTTGTAAAGGTTGTTCAACGCAACGAAAAATGGGAAGCTGTTTTATAAATTAGTGTTAACTTTATATGCCCCAGTAGTTCGGGGCATATAACGATTAACATTAGTTAATCATTTAATCCCTTAAATTAAATTAATTGGAGTTTATACCATGACTAACGCAAAAACCGCAAAATTTTCTTGGAACGAAGAAAACACTCAGCAGGCTGTTACCATGTATCAGCAACTGATCAATGAAAACGGTTTAGATTTTGCAAATAGCGACGGCCTGAAAGAGATTGCAAAGGCAGTGGGCGCGGCCTCCCCCGTGTCAGTTCGCTCAAAATTGACCAGCGCGAAAGCCTATCAGAAAAGCGATAAGCCGCGCAAAGTGGGCGGTGGCAGCTCAATCCGCAAAGCGCATTACGTGCGCGTTATTGCAAAACACGCTATCGATTCCGGCATTATCAAGGACGCCGATGATCTGGCAAGCCTTGAAAGCGCGAAACTGGAAACGCTGGACGCCGTGGCGCAGTTGTTAGGCGTTGCCGACGAAGTAAAACAGGCCGCAGGTGAATAAATTTAATTAGTGGGGATTATTCCCCACTATTTTCCCCTTGATTGGAGTTATTAAAATGATCTTTTACCCTACTGAATCGTTGATTCTAGGCTTATTTATTATGGCGGCCTCGTTATTGTTCGCATATTTTCAAAATGATTTAGATTCGTATTATTTTAAGCGCAAATCTAAGTTAGCGAAGCGTTTGGGTCTGATTTGTTTTATTGCCGCCGTTGCTTGCGGTGTTAGTTCTAGCCTGATGCCTTTAAATTAATGTTGCAAATTATAACGCCTATTATTGGAGGCGTTATATTTGGCAATATTGCCGTTATTAATCTAATCCCTTTAATGGAGTTTATTATTATGATTATTTCCGCAGAAAAACAATCTCAAATCATTAAGCTGGCCGCTGACTTTAATTTCTATGGTAAACGTCTGCGCGCCACCAAGCTGGAAGTCTGCGACGATATATCAAAAGCGGTATATGACACAACGAAACACTCTACCGCAATTTGTGACTGGTTAGAAGCAAATAAACCAGCGAAACCGAAAACGGCAAAAGTAGCAAAAGCTATTAAAAACGACGAGCGCCCCGAAGCGGCTGGAATTATTTCTAGCACGGTGGAACAGTGGGAAGTAAAACAAGGCAAACGCTTTATTATTACATCGATTCAGAATAATACTTTCCCCCATAAAAACTTTTTGGCCTCGCTTGAACAATATGCTAAATTTATCGGCGCTGATTTGCTTGTTTCTAAGTATATTTATAACAAAAACGGCTTTCAAAATGGTGAAGGCGCAGACGGTGTAAAATATGATTCTGCGTTTGATAAATATATTTGCAGCAAAAACGTGTTTTTAAATAACCGTCGTTTTGCTTTCATGGCTGAAATTAACGTGTTACCAACGGCAGATTATCCGCTATCTGGATTCGCAGAAACCGCAACGGCTTTAAATCTTGAAGGTCTGGCAATTGGTCACGCTAAAATCACCGCCGAAAGCGTCCCAGCTTTAAAAGGTGAAGTAGTGCGCCGCATGTACTCAACCGGAACGGCAACGCTTAAAAACTACATTCAGCAGAAAGCAGGGCAAAAAGCGGAAGCATTGCATAATTACGGCGCGCTGATTGTTGAGTTCGACGAAGACGGTGAATTTTTTGTTCGCCAGCTTGAAACGATGGACGAAACCGGCATGTTTTATGATCTTAATGTTTGCGCTACTCCCGCCGGATGCTATGAAACGTCGGGTCATGTTTTAGGCTTGCAATACGGCGACATTCACGCAGAAAAGTTAGATGATGAGTGCGCCGCAGCGTCATGGGCTGGCGATAATAGCTTGCTTGATATTCTCAAGCCTAAATATCAGTTTATTCATGACGTGCATGATTTTACATCGCGCAATCATCACAACCGCGCTTCCGGTGTATTTCTAGCGAAACAGTATGCAGCCGGACGTGATAAGGTTATTGATGATCTCATCGACACCGGGCGCGTGCTGGAATCAATGGAACGCGATTTTAGTCAAACGATCATTGTCGAATCGAATCACGATTTGGCGCTATCCCGTTGGCTTGATGATCGCAATGCTAACATTAAGGACGATCCAGCCAATGCGGAACTATATCACCGCCTTAATGCTGCAATTTACGCGGCAATCGGTAATCATGACGATACTTTCAACGTGCTGGATTATGCGCTGCGTGACGTCGCAGGTTGCGAGTTTAACGCAATTTTCCTAACGACTGATCAATCATTTAAAATTGCAGGCATTGAATGCGGCGTACACGGTCACAACGGCATTAACGGCAGCCGTGGCAATCCTAAGCAGTTTAAGAAATTGGGCAAGTTAAACACGGGGCATACTCATACCGCCAGCATTTACGGCGGCGTTTATACGGCTGGCGTTGCTGGTAGTCTGGACATGGGTTACAACGTTGGCGCGTCAAGCTGGACGCAAACGCATTTAATTACATACGCCAACGGTCAGCGCACTTTGATTGACTTTAAAAACGGCAAGTTTTTCGCATAATTAAATTTATAAGCGGGGTATATACCCCGCTTATATCCCTTATTAAATTAATTGGAGTTTATACCTATGAAAAAGCAGAATATCCCTTTTGATCGCGCTCAATCCTCAATCGTTCTGGTTTATTCTAATGGTGAGCGGTATCACGTTGAGGCGGGGCACGTTATTGATGATCTACTGGACTTTAATGACGCTTTGCAGGTTACTACCTTTGCCTATATGCAAGGCCGCGAAAGTAGCTACATTAAAGCCGCAGGCGTTTATGTTGATACGGTGAAGCAGGAAACGATTATCATCGACGCAGTAAAATCCGGCCTAGCGTTTGCAGTTGTCGCGCCTTGCCCAGCTTGCTTTGATGATCAGCTAACGAGTGCGAAAGTTTACACTTGCGCGGGTATTCGTTCCCATGTATCTGGCGAGGATATTAGTTTTATCGCTGATGCGTTGGCTTATGGTCTTTAATAGTTGATTTATTATTACCCGCTTATAAATAGCGGGTAATGCTGGATAAACTAAATCCCTTTAATGGAGAACGTAACAAAATGAATAAAGCTATTATGAATATTTCCCGCAATTTCCCGCATATTTCCCGCGTTATGATTTGGGATCTGGACGGCACTATCGTTAATTCTTTCCATCGTGTAGCGCCTTGCTTTGATAGCGAGGGCAATTTAGATTTAAATAAGTATAAAAATGAAGCCTGCAAACATCATTTAATAATGCAAGATACTTTATTGCCATTAGTTGAATACATGCGCCAGTGCATGAATGATGCAAATACTTTAAACATTATTTGCACCGCTCGACTGATGAGCAAGTCGGATTATTATTATTTGCGCAAACAAGGCTTGCGCGGTCGTGGTGATAGTAATATCCGCGTGTTTTCCCGCGATACACTGCATAAATATTTTGAGGCTGATAAAGTTAGCGAAATATACCACAGCAAAGACGCAGTATATAAATCTTATTATTTTGAATTATTTAAACAATTATATCCGAACGCTGATTTCACAATGATCGACGACCATAAAGGAGTATTGGCGGCGGCAGCGTCATACGGATTTAAAACGCTGGACGCGCAAGCCGTTAATGATATTCTATCAATCGGCGTGGCATTGATAGGCGAAACCTTTATCGATGAATCTCTCGACGATGATAATGATTATCAATTCCTAGCTGACCGCTTAAAGCTATGTTGGGAAGGTATGACCGAGGAAGAACGCGCAGAATATAGTTGCAGCCCGCAACAATATATTGAGAAATTAAAAGTTGCGTAATAATTAAAGTTGAGATAGTCACGGTGTGCAATGATAACATGCCGTGACTATTAGTCTGCTAAGTACCGGGCGGTAATGAGACTCATTCTCATCTGGGGGGCCAATGGACACACCCACGCGTACGTAATCCAAAGAAATTGGCAAAAGTCAAATTAGCGCATAGAAGGGTCATCAAACCTGTGTTCTGGTCTGAACTCACGGAATCTCTTCCGCGACGCCCGAGATCCATCCGACCACTCCCGCTCAAACTCCGCACGTTTCTCGTCAAACTTCCGCTCCCTTTCCGCAATCTCCCGCGACACTCCCGCGATATATTCCCGATGCTTATTGATTGCCGCAGTCGTCCCGAAAACCCCCGCGAGTACCCCGATAATAAAAGCGATTACAATACTAAACATCTAATTCCCTCTCAATTTGTAGGATACGGGTGCTATCACAACGTTGCAGTAGTACTAGCTTTTCTAGAATAACTTGTTGTTGTTTTACTTGGGCTTCTAGAGTTTTTAGGCGGAGATACACGATACGGGAGACAATGAGGATTACCCAGACTAATATTACTATTAGTGTAACTGCCACTTCCATTATTTACGTTTCTCCGATAGTAAGGTTTCGATTCTAGCTAAGTGATTATCTAGAATACACTGCCCAATAATCACAATCCCCAGTAGTGCAATAATTACCCATTCCATTATATCCACCCCGCCATAGCTGCTAACCAAAAGCCTACGAAGATTAGGAATAATACAAAACCAAATCCGAAACTATTTATCCAACTTTCGTACACTTCTCCACGTCTGTTCTTTCTTTTATTTGACATATCTTTCGTGCTCCAATAAATATTTTATAATTTGTGCATAACCAACCATGCTTGTGACTTCCTAGAAGGACTTCTAATTTTCTTACATAGTGGTTTCTGCCAGTACACCATCCAAGAAATAAAAAATTTAGTTTACTTGGATGTCTTTTTGCTTTATACTAATTACAGGTAGTTAGATTGCTCTAGTTTAAATTTACAATCACCATATTTAAGGTCAAACTGACTGAGATCCCACCATCCAAACTTAGTACGGAGCTGTACTACTGGGAAGCGATCTCCCTTAATACGAACTTTTTGAATCTTGAGGCCGTAATGTTCTTCTCCCGCACCACCAAAAGATTTTACAAATCCCGTGCAAAATGGTTTGGGAGCAGGTGCACAACCAGATAACATAACTGCGGCAACTAGTGCAATCACAAACTTTTTCATATTTATCTCTCCATTTCTAATTTATGAATCTATTATAGCAAAATAGAGGGATGAAAGCAAATACATTTTTATAATAGGAGATTATATGGGTTTTTTCGCTGGAAAATATAGTGATGGTAAAACTGTATTATCACTAAACAAAGTGAATGGTGGGGATATTAATGCCCACAAAACTCCTAATGCCAATACTATATTTCACTCTGATATGCCATTTGTTCTAGTTGAGAGTACGTATGAAAGTGCATTAAGTAGTGCTGGGAATGGTTTCTACGTATGCCAGATGCCTTCTGTGATAGCTAACCTAAAGAGTAATGATCCTGGTAGGGTTATACTAACCGCTGTTGAGATAAATGGTACACATAGAGCTTTTCTTAATGGTACTCAATCCCAGGTTGGACAATTTCTTGCATTTTTTGAAGACCCCCCTATTGGCAGGGCTGGTGCTGAATTAGGTCTTACGTCAGCTTTTGCATCTGGTAATAGTTTAGCACATGGTACTTATACTTATAACTCTAGTCTAGGCCATGAAGAGTCAATAGCTAGACAAGGTACTGGTGGTACCATATCTCAAGCCTCCGGGTTTAATATGTATAGGCCAGGAGGGGCATATGCTGGTGAGGCTATTGGAAGGGCATGGACTTTAGCAGGGTTTCCAGCTGGAGCATCTAAAGTATCTATAAATAGTGGTAATGTTGACTTCTGGCATCCTAATTGGCAGGCTCCTATAGGGGCGGGAAAAAGAGGTCATAATTGGTTTTACGTTTGTAACTCCAATATACGTGGATATGCTGGTAAAAAAGGCACTACGCCAAGTAATGTTAGTGTACTATATAATTCTTCTACCTATCCAAATAAGGTTTATGTATGTAGGGGCTCGACATCTAATTTAGCATCACAGGCGGCAAAGAAGGTGTATGTGCAGGATAGTTATAATATCACTCCTACCAGGGTTATTTGGTATGTGCTGAATCTTAGATACTCTAACGGTGGTATGAGCGTTGCTAGTAATCCTTTTACTGGATCCGACATTCGTATAAGCCCTTCTAACTTTACTATAAAAGGTGTTAGTCTTCCAAATACTAGTTACAAATTCATTAATCAGAATGCTTTTGGTAACTTATCATCTAGACCTGATATGGAGTACATTGGTAATAACGTTGCTTATACCGGAGTCTTTGGGGACACTACAGCAAGATGCGAAATTGTAGGTTCTAATAAAGGTTCTTTATGGTCGCCTGTAAGTTATGGGGGTTCTAAGTCTCAGATAAGTATTTACAAATTCTCTGCTGGTAAACAATGGTATGTTAATTCCAATAATAATACTATAGGTAATGAGCATGGAGTTGTTTGGGGACCTTCTTCAGTACCTTTACGATTACTACCAAATAACGTAGCTAGTACTTACATAGGTGATGACATAAACCCTTCTTATCCAGGTACAGGGAATAAGTACGTAGCCCTATCTACAGTAGGTCTTGGATTACCTAATGCAAACTCTACAGTAATTCTAACTACTGAAGTAGTTGCCGGAAATCTTAATACAGCAGGAGGTCCTATACGAACATATGGTGGTACTGCGTGGCAGGTGCAAGGTAGAAGACAACAAAGTTATACAGGTGGTGATGGGGTATTCCATCAAATATTAACTTTACCCCCTAATCAGTTGGTGCCCTTCCATACTACAGCTTCTTATAGCTATACACAGCAGTGGGCTAGTCGACCTGATGATTTAACATTTACTAGAAGTGGATTTATTTATACTATTAAAAATTTGGGTAACGGTAACGCTGAATTAGGTGTAGTTATACATGCAAATGAATCCGCCGCAGTTTTCTTACCGAGATTACGAGTAACAGTTCAACGCCTTACCTAAAGGAGGAAATATGGCAAATGATGTATTAGTACCAGATCTTATGTCCCCTGAAGGGATGGATGTGATTGAAGCTTATTTACAGTGTGGCAGTGATGTGCCTTCTGCCGCACGTAGTCTTGGAATGTCCGAAATTGCTTTCCGAGATATTATGAATCGTAGTGAAGTTAAGAACTACTTAAACGATATTTTTATGGAGAGTGGTTTCCGTAACAGAGATCGTTTGTTCGGTGTTCTAGATGAAGTTATTAAACGTAAGCTTGAGGAATTGGAAGAAACTGGCATGGGTTCTGACCAGGATATTATGGATATTCTCTGGAAGGCACATAAAATGAAGATGGAGGAGATGAAAATGATGGTGGAGCTAGAAAAAGCTAAAGCTGCTGTCCGTGCTCCTGCTAATCAGACCAATATCCAGAATAACATTATTGCTGGAGCTGGGGATCAAAACTACATGGACTTAATTACTTCCCTAGCTACTGGAGGTAAGAAGTAATGGAAGTATCAAGACCCTACGTTAACACAGTTGATGTTATTGATTTCGGAATAGACAAACGTTTCTTTCGTTTACCTGTTTCAGGAATACTAGCGCAAGAAGGTATTACACCTAATGGTCCTCAAATAGCAATTATCAATGCATTAGAAGACCCTAGACATCGTTTTGTAACGGCGTGTGTATCACGCCGTGTGGGCAAGTCCTTCATCGCATATACACTGGGGTTCCTAAAATTGCTGGAACCTAATGTGAAGGTGCTAGTAGTTGCCCCTAACTACTCACTGGCCAACATCGGATGGTCACAGATTCGTGGTCTTATTAAGAAGTATGGATTGCAAACTGAACGTGAGAACGCTAAAGATAAAGAGATTGAGTTAGCTAATGGTTCTCTATTTAAACTAGCTTCCGCGGCCCAGGCCGACTCTGCAGTTGGACGTTCATATGACTTTATCATCTTTGACGAAGCGGCAATTTCCGATGTGGGTGGTGATGCCTTTAGGGTTCAGTTGCGTCCTACCCTAGATAAACCTAATTCCAAGGCTCTGTTTATCTCTACTCCTCGTGGCGGTAACTGGTTTAAAGAGTTTTATGCCTATGGGTTTGATGATACGTTGCCTAACTGGGTATCTATTCATGGTACATATCGTGATAATCCACGTGCTGACCTGAATGATATTGAGGAAGCACGTCGTACAGTTAGTAAAAACTATTTCCGTCAGGAATATGAGGCTGACTTCTCTGTATTCGAAGGTCAGATATTTGATACCTTTAATGCTATCGATCATGTTAAAGACCTCAAAGGTATGCGTCACTTCTTTAAAGATGATGAAGCATTCGAAACGTTGCTCGGTATTGACGTTGGTTATCGTGATCCTACAGCAGTTCTTACTATTAAATATCACTATGATACGGATACTTACTATGTATTAGAAGAGTACCAGCAGGCGGAGAAAACCACAGCTCAGCATGCTGCGTATATTCAGCACTGTATAGATCGTTATAAAGTTGATCGTGTTTTTGTTGACTCTGCCGCAGCTCAGTTCCGTCAGGACTTAGCTTATGAACATGAAATTGCATCAGCTCCAGCTAAAAAATCTGTCCTAGATGGTCTAGCATGCTTGCAAGCGCTATTCCAGCAGGGTAAGATTATTGTAGATGCTTCATGTTCCTCATTAATCCATGCATTGCAGAACTATAAGTGGGATTTCCAAGAAGGCGAAGAGAAATTATCACGTGAAAAACCACGTCATGATGCTAACTCTCACCTTTGTGATGCGCTGCGCTACGGAATTTACTCTATTTCCCGTGGTAAATAAATAAGTATAGGATGGGATACTACTCAGTTGGTATCCCATTCCTGCATTTTAAAATTCCCTTTACAAATTCGATACGATTATGTATACTATATTCATACAGTTGAGGAGAACACTATGGCAAGCAATGTAAAATATAAACGCGATGCTATATCCCTTATGAGAGACGGAATAAAAAGTCAATATAAAAAAGACTCTCAATGTGCTATCTGCGGTTGTGCTGAAGAATTAGAGCTTCATCATTACCATACGGTGTCTCTACTAGTTAAAAAATTTGCTAAAGAACTCCAATTGGATTTCACTGACGAAGAAATAGTCCTTTCAAATAGGACGGCATTCTATGATCGATATAGGCATGAGCTAGTAGAAGACACTGTTACCCTTTGTGTACACCATCACCAATTATTACATAAGGTTTACACAAAAGAACCTCCTTTATTTTCTGCTAATAAGCAAAAAGTATGGGTTCAAAAGCAGAAAGACAAATTACAGAATCCTCAAGAAAAGACACAAGTCAAGACTGAAACAAAATCAGGATTCGCAAGGTTCTTATAATGGGTTTTAAAAGCTGGATTACTGAAAAGCTAAATCCGGGTCAACGTATTATAAGAGACATGGAACCAGTTAGTCATCGCACTAACCGTAAGCCTTTTACCACTGGACAAGCCTACAGTAAAATTGAGATTCTCAATAGAACTGCTAATATGGTTATAGATAGTGCGGCGGAGTGTTCTTATACTGTCGGAGATAAATATAATATTGTCACGTATGCTAACGGCATCAAGACAAAGACTCTAGACACTCTCTTAAATGTACGACCTAATCCATTCATGGATATAAGCACATTCCGTAGACTTGTAGTCACTGACCTACTTTTTGAAGGTTGTGCATACATCTATTGGGATGGCACAGCACTTTACCACGTCCCTGCTGCACTAATGCAAGTAGAGGCAGATGCCAATAAGTTTATCAAAAAATTTATATTTAATAACCAGATAGACTATCGCGTAGATGAGATTATCTTTATAAAGGATAACAGTTACGTGTGTGGCACAAATTCTCAAATTTCTGGACAATCTCGTGTTGCTACTGTTATTGATTCTCTTGAGAAGCGCTCTAAGATGCTTAACTTTAAAGAGAAATTCCTCGATAACGGAACCGTGATTGGTCTTATTCTTGAGACGGATGAAATCCTGAACAAGAAATTGCGTGAGCGTAAACAAGAAGAATTACAACTAGATTATAATCCTAGTACTGGTCAGTCTTCTGTCCTGATTCTAGATGGTGGTATGAAAGCTAAACCGTACTCCCAAATATCCTCTTTTAAAGATCTAGACTTTAAGGAAGACATTGAAGGATTTAATAAATCTATCTGTCTAGCCTTTGGTGTTCCGCAAGTGCTACTTGATGGTGGTAATAACGCGAACATTCGACCAAATATCGAACTGTTCTATTACATGACTATCATCCCTATGCTGAACAAGCTGACTAGTTCTCTTACTTTCTTTTTTGGTTATAAGATTACTCCTAATACTAAGGAAGTAGCTGCATTAACACCAGATAAAGAATCTGAGGCTAAACATTTAACCTCATTGGTTAATAATGGTATTATAACTGGTAACGAAGCTCGTTTAGAGCTGAACCTTGAACCTTTAGATGATGAGCAGATGAATAAGATTCGTATTCCTGCTAACGTTGCTGGTTCTGCAACAGGTGTATCCGGTCAAGAAGGTGGTAGACCTCAAGGTTCCACCGAGGGAGATAAAGAATGATTGATTATAGTGGTCTAAAGACCATTTTTGGTGAAAAACTGCCAGAATCTCATATCTTCTTTGCTACGGTTGCTGCGCATAAATATGTTCCTAGCTATGCTTTTCTGCGTAGAGAACTAGGACTTTCATCTGCACATACTAACCGTAAAGTATGGAAGAAATTTGTAGAGGCTTATGGTAAGGCTGGTCCAGTAGACGTTGTCCCTGGGGCTCCTACGTTGCAGGTAACTCCGGGTGAAAACTCAGTAACTTATACAATTACTGATGGTACTAATACCGGCTCACCAATCACCCAGTATAAAGTATACTATACTGATGGGGTTACTGCGAAAACCTATAATTCTGGGTCTTCTAAAACAGGTACTATTTCTACCCTAGAAGCAAAAGAGTATACTTTCCAGGCAGTAGCTGTTAATGGGGCGGGAGAATCTCCTAAGTCTGCGGCAGTAAAAGCTACCCCAACTGCACCTGGTGTTGGAGGCTAATAAATGACACAAGCTGCTATTGACTATAACAAGTTAAAATCAGCACCGGTTCATTTAGATGCTTATATTAAATCTATTGATAGCGAATCCAAAGAGGGTGTTGTAAAAATCCGTGGATTCGCTAATACAATTAGTAAAGATCGCGCTGGTGATGTAATCCCTGCTTCCGCATGGAAAACATCTAATGCACTTGCTAACTACATGAAAAACCCGATTATTCTTTTCGGACACGACCACCGTCGTCCAATCGGCAAGTGTATTGATCTTAACCCTACTGAAATGGGTCTCGAAATCGAATGCGAGATCTATGAAAGTTCTGATCCGGCTATCTTTTCACTAATTAAAAACGGTGTACTGAAAACTTTTAGTATCGGATTCCGCTGCCTAGATGCAGAGTGGGATGAAGCTACTGATATATTTATTATTAAAGATTTAGAACTATACGAAGTTTCGGTAGTTTCTGTACCTTGTAATCAGGACTCAACATTCAATCTCGCTAAGAGCATGAATGGTCATGATTATACTGAATGGCGTAAATCTTTTACTGCAATAAGTTCTAAAGCTGTCCCAGCTCAAGAACGTAATCTTTCTGAACTAGAAAAACTTGCGATAGCTTTAGGCTACGTTAAAGAATAACGGAGAATTATTTAAAAATGACTATTGATATTAATAAGCTGAAAGAAGAACTTGGTCTGGGTGATCTGGCTAAATCTCTGGAAGGTCTGACCGCTGCTCAGAAAGCTGCTGAAGCTGAACGTATGCGTAAAGAGCAGGAAGAAAAAGAACTGGCTCGTATGAATGACCTGGTTTCTAAAGCAGTTGGCGAAGATCGTCAGAAACTGGAAGAAGCTCTGACTCTGGTTAAGTCTCTGGATGAGAAATCTAAAAAAAGCGCAGAACTGTTTGCACAGACTGTAGAAAAACAGCAGGAAACTATTGTTGGTCTTCAGGACGAAATCAAATCTCTGCTGGCAGCTCGTGAAGGACGTTCCTTCGTCGGTGATAGCGTAGCTAAAGCACTGTACGGTACTCAGGAAAACTTTGAAGATGAAGTTGAAAAACTGGTTCTTCTGTCTTACGTGATGGAAAAAGGTGTATTTGATACCGAACATGGCCAGAGACACCTGAAAGCTGTAAACCAGTCCTCTTCAGTAGAAGTTTCTAGTGAAAGCTATGAAACTATTTTCTCTCAGCGTATTATTCGTGACCTGCAGAAAGAACTAGTAGTTGGTGCACTGTTTGAAGAATTGCCGATGTCCAGCAAAATTCTTACTATGCTGGTTGAACCAGATGCGGGTAAAGCTACTTGGGTAGATGCTGCTACTTACGGTACTGATGCTACTACTGGTGATGAAGTTAAAGGCGCTCTTAAAGAGATCAGCTTCAAAACTTACAAACTGGCTGCTAAATCCTTCATTACTGATGAAACTGAAGAAGATGCAATCTTCTCTCTGCTGCCTCTGCTGCGTAAACGCCTGATTGAAGCACACGCTGTTTCTATCGAAGAAGCGTTTATGACTGGTGATGGTTCTGGTAAGCCTAAGGGTCTGCTGAAACTGGCTGAAGGCGATAGTGCTAAAGTTATTACTGAAGCTAAAGCTGATGGTTCTGTTCTGGTAACTGCTAAAACTATCTCTAAACTGCGTCGTAAACTGGGCCGTCATGGTCTGAAACTGAGCAAACTGGTACTGATCGTATCTATGGATGCTTATTACGATCTGCTGGAAGATGAAGAATGGCAGGATGTTGCCCAGGTTGGTAATGATGCTGTTAAACTGCAGGGTCAGGTTGGTCGTATTTATGGTCTGCCAGTTGTAGTTTCTGAGTTCTTCCCAGCTAAAGCTACCTCTGCAGAGTTCGCAGTTATTGTTTATAAAGATAACTTCGTAATGCCGCGTCAGCGTGCTGTTACTGTTGAACGTGAGCGCCAAGCTGGTAAACAGCGTGATGCGTACTACGTTACCCAGCGTGTTAACCTGCAACGTTACTTTAATAATGGCGTTGTATCTGGTGCTTACGCTGCATCTTAATACAGGCTTTTCAGCCGATAAGGAGAGCTTCGGCTCTCCTTTTTTATTGGGAAAAATAAATGCAAATCATCACAGCCGAAGATTATAGATTATACGGTAGTTTAAAACGACCTGAATTAGAGTCTGGTGTAGAAATGATGATTACTGCTGCCAATGCGCTGATTACGAGCCTTCTAGGCATGGATGATGCTGATGCGGTAGACCAGTTAATCAATACAAAACCTACACGTAGGAAATACTTTCTGAGCTCACCATCTGCTACCTCCGTAACTAAAGTGACGATTAACGATAATGAGATTGACCCAGAGCAGTATAAGCTATACTCTGACGGTATTATCCTTCTCAAATTTAATCCTCCAGAAGGTTATATGGATGTAGCATACACACAAGGTGGATTCAATCCAATACCCGAAGATCTTAAACTTGCAGCATGTATGTTAGTAGATCATTGGCATAAACAAGATTACCGCCAAGCTAAAACAATTGGTGGTGAAACAGTAACCTTCAATAGCACTAAGTCTGGTATTCCAGAGCATATTCGTACTATTATTGAAGTATATAGGAGAGTATAATGTCTCTTTCCGATCTAGCTAAACAAATTATTAAAGAGCAGCTAGATACTGCAGGACTATCTGAAAATAATAAGAATACTGTTGTATACTCTGTTGAAACAGGGTTGAAAGATCCTACCAGAGATGGTACTGTTGCTCAAGTATCTTTTAAGTTTTCAAAACCTGTATCCCAAGATCTTCTTGATGTTAGAACAGCCTCTATACTAAAAGCTGTATCCTCTAGTTTAGATCTTTCTGGAGATTTAGGTGCTCTAGAAAACCTAATACAAGCAACTGCTGGTAAAAAATCCTCAGTAGGTAAAAAACGTTCTACTGGTAGAGTGCAGGTAAACTTTGGTGATCCTAGCGATGTTGAAGATGGATACTCTGGTGCAGTAACAGGTGCTTCTGGACGTTTTGTGTCTAACAGCAATATGAAGATTATATTAGAGATAGTTGCTAAAGAATACTTAATAAAGGATATGAAAAAAGCTGGAGCACCATTAAAGTTTAGGACTGGTCGCTTTGCAAACTCTTTAAAAATTAAAGATGTTATGCTTCGTGATTCTGAAACTAGTAAAGGCTCTCCTGAATTGAACGTAACATATAATTATATGACTCGTCCATATTCTGTGTTCAATCCGGCAGTATCTACATACAGAAGATTATCTCTACGACCTTATCCTGGCGCTAGAAACCCACAAAAACTTATTGGTGAGGCTATAGCAAAAGCTGCAAGAGACCTGATTCACTCCAGATATAAAATTAAGGTTAATCAAGGAACCTAATAAATGGATCATAGAACAAGTATTGCACAAGCTATGGTTGACCGAATCTCTAAACAAATGGATGGTTCTCAACCTGACGAATATTTTAATAACCTATACGGAAACGTTTCTCGTCAAACTTATAAATTTGAGGAAATACGAGAGTTTCCTTATGTGGCAGTTCATATCGGAACTGAAACTGGGCAGTATCTTCCTTCAGGCCAACAGTGGATGTTTTTAGAACTTCCAATCCTGGTGTACGATAAAGAGAAAACAGACATTCAAGAGCAACTTGAAAAACTCGTAGCGGATATAAAAACCGTTATTGACACAGGTGGAAATTTAGAATATACTGTTAGTAAACCTAATGGATCGACCTTCCCATGTGAGGCAACTGATATGATCATTACATCAGTTAGTACAGATGAGGGTCTACTGGCCCCATATGGTTTAGCAGAAATAAATGTAACAGTGAGGTATCAGCCTCCACGTAGGTCACTTCGCAGATAAGTTACAGATTAGGAGAAAATAATTAAATGTCTTTACAACTATTACGTAATACTCGAATCTTCGTGTCTACGGTTAAGACTGGTCATAATAAGACCAACACGCAAGAGATTCTAGTTCAGGATGATATTTCTTGGGGTCAGGACAGTAACTCAACAGATATTACTGTTAATGAAGCTGGTCCGCGTCCAACTCGTGGTTCTAAACGTTTTAACGACTCTTTAAACGCAGCTGAGTGGAGTTTCTCTACCTACATCCTACCGTATAAAGATAAAACTACTAGCAAACAAATTGTTCCTGACTATATGTTATGGCATGCACTCTCTAGTGGTAAAGCTATTAACTTAGAAGGTAATACAGGGGCACACAATAACGCAACTAACTTCATGGTTAACTTCAAAGATAACTCTTATCACGAGTTAGCAATGTTACATATTTATATTCTGACTGATAAAGCATGGAGTTATATCGATTCCTGTCAGATTAATCAGGCAGAAGTTAACGTTGATATTGAAGATATTGGCCGTGTGACTTGGTCTGGTAATGGTAATCAGCTTATTCCTCTGGATTCCGCCCCATTTGATCCAGATCAACTAGGTATTGATGATGAAACTTATATGACTATCCAGGGTTCTTATATTAAGAACAAACTAACGATCTTGAAGATCAAGGACATGGATACCGATAAGTCTTATGACATACCGATTACCGGTGGTACTTTTACTATTAACAACAACATTACTTATTTAACACCTAATGTAATGTCCCGTGTCACTATTCCAATTGGTTCCTTTACTGGTGCTTTTGAATTAACTGGTTCATTAACTGCTTATCTGAATGATAAATCTCTTGGTTCCATGGAACTGTACAAAGATCTTATCAAAACTCTGAAGGTAGTTAACCGTTTCGAAATCGCTCTAGTACTTGGTGGCGAGTACGATGATGAACGTCCTGCAGCTATTCTAGTAGCTAAACAAGCCCACGTTAATATTCCTACTATTGAAACTGATGATGTACTTGGTACTTCAGTAGAGTTTAAGGCTATTCCATCTGATCTGGATGCGGGTGATGAAGGTTACTTAGGCTTTTCTAGTAAATATACCAAAACAACTATTAATAACTTGATTGTTACTGGTGATGGTGCTACTAATGCTGTAACCGCAATTACTGTTAAATCTGCCGGTGAGGCTACTTCTGTTCGGACTGGACAAACTCTTCAGATGAGTGTTGAAGTTGCTCCTTCTTCCGCAAATAATAAGGAAGTTACTTGGGCTATCACCGCCGGTGACGCAGCTACTATCAGTGCAACAGGGTTACTAACAGCACATGCTAGTAAAACTGGTGCGGTAACTGTTGAAGCTACAGCTAAAGATGGCTCTGGTGTTAAAGGCACTAAAGTTATTACTGTAACAGCAGGTGGTTAATTAAATGTTTTATTCTCTCATGCGAGAGTCTAAAATAGTTATTGAGTATGACGGTAGGGGGTATCATTTCGATGCCCTCTCTAACTATGATGCTAGTACGTCTTTTCAAGAGTTTAAAACTCTTAGACGTACTATTCATAATCGTACCAACTATGCAGACTCTATTATTAATGCTCAAGATCCTTCATCTATTTCATTGGCAATAAATTTCAGTACTACGCTTATTGAATCTAATTTCTTTGACTGGATGGGATTCACGCGTGAGGGAAATTCTTTATTTTTGCCAAGAAATACCCCCAATATTGAACCTATTATGTTCAATATGTATATTATTAATTATAATAATAGCTGTATTTATTTCGAAAACTGTTATGTATCAACAGTTGATTTTTCTCTAGATAAGAGTATACCGATTCTAAATGTTGGTATTGAGTCTGGAAAATTCTCTGAAGTATCTACTTTCCGTGATGGGTATACAATTACACAAGGTGAAGTACTTCCATATAGTCCTCCAGCTGTGTATACTAATAGCGCTCCATTGCCTGCATTAGTTTCAGCATCTATGTCCTTCCAGCAACAATGTTCTTGGAGAGAAGATAGAAGTATATTTGATATAAATAAAGTTTATACTAATAAACGAGCTTATGTCAATGAAATGAATGCTTCCGCAACGCTAACTTTCTATTACGTTAAGAGGTTGGTAGGAGATAAGTTCTTGAATATAGACCCTGAAACAAGAACTCCACTAATTATTAAGAATAAATATGTTTCTATAACATTCCCTTTAGCACGTATTTCAAAACGCCTAAATTTCTCAGATTTGTATCAGGTAGAGTATGATGTAATACCTACTGCTGATTCAGATCCTGTAGAAATAAACTTCTTTGGAGAAAGAAAATAATGATTAACTTAAAAGATATTACTCTAGAAACTCGTACTGTCACTCTTTCATACCCAGGTATGCCGAACTTTAAGCTAGAACTTAATTATATGTCTCGTGCTACTTCTAAACGGGTTATCACTTCTGCTAAGCGTGACGAATGGGTTAATGGTACTTTGATCCAGGTACAGGATGACGATAAATTCATTGAAGCTTTCGTTGATGCTGCGATTAAAGGTTGGACTGGTTTGACTGTAGGTGACGTTGAAAAACTGATGCTGATTGAAACAGATGCTGATACTGCTACTGAGGTTCCATTTAGTCGTGATAATGCTGTAATGCTTATGCAGAACTCTGCTGCGTTTGATTCTTGGATCAACCAGACAGTGTTCCACTTAGACACTTTTCGTAGCCCAAAAGCGTAAAGAACTTCTAGATGCTGTTGCTGATTTTGCAGATAAATGTATTAAAAGCTCAGCATCTAAAATGACCAAACAACAATATTTAATACTTTGTGAGTCAATGGGTATAGAGCCTGATCCTAAGGCTATGCCCGTTGAACTTGAGGATTTTCCACCTATTGTAGCTATTAGTATGAATATTTATAACAGTCTAATTGACTGTTTCATACCGGGTGACTTTCCTATTTTTATAGGTAAGGATAAGGCTGCTTTAGGTGTTTTATTTGATATTTATGGGATTACTGATCCTATAGAAAAAGAATTTGTTCTACACATTATCAATATATTTGATGCTAAAGCTGTAGATGCTGCACGTAAACGTGCTGAGAAGCATAAACCGCAAAACGGAAGGATTCCTAACGTTAAGCCACATGCTAAATCTCGTGCACGATAAAAGTTTCCTCCAATGGGCGTTCCACGATGAGGCTTGGCTCTGGGTGATTTGCCCAGAGCCTTTTTTATTGGGAAAAATAAAACATGACTGATAAGCTAATACGAGAATTATTAATAGACGTTAAACAGAAGGGGGCAACTCGTACTGCAAAGTCTATTGAAAACGTATCTGATGCGTTGGAAAACGCTGCTGCTGCTTCCGAACTGACAAATGAGCAGTTAGGTAAAATGCCCAAAACCCTTTACTCCATAGAGAGGGCAGCGGATAGAGCAGCGAAAAGTCTTACTAAAATGCAAGCTAGTAGGGGTATGGCTGGTATCACTAAATCCATTGATGGTATTGGTGATAAGCTAGATTACCTGGCTATCCAACTTATTGAAGTAACAGATAAACTAGAGGTTGGATTCGATGGAGTTTCTAGATCTGTTAAAGCAATGGGTAATGATGTTGCAGCTGCAACAGAAAAAGTTCAAGATAGATTGTATGACACCAATAGAGTTTTAGGTGGTACAGCTAGAGGTTTTAATGATACTGCTGGTGCCGCTGGTAGAGCTTCTAGAGCTATTGGTAATACTTCTGGTTCAGCACGTGGTGCAACTCGTGATTTTGCAGCAATGGCTAAGATAGGTGGTAGTTTACCTATTATGTACGCAGCTCTTGCTTCCAACATCTTCGTTTTGCAATCTGCATTCGAACAACTTAAACTAGGTGATCAGCTAAATCGTCTAGAAAAATTTGGTGTTATAGTAGGTACTCAGACAGGTACTCCTGTTCAGTCCCTTGCTAGATCACTACAAGAGGCAGCTGGCTATGCAATCTCTTTTGAAGAAGCTATGAGGCAAGCATCCTCAGCGTCCGCTTATGGATTTGATGCTGAACAACTTAATAAATTTGGTTTAGTAGCTCGTCGTGCTGCTGCTGTTCTTGGCGTTGATATGACTGATGCACTTAACCGTGTAATTAAGGGTGTATCTAAACAAGAAATAGAACTTCTGGATGAACTTGGTGTTACTATTCGTCTTAACGATGCTTATGCTGATTACGTTAAACAGTTAAATGCTGCAAACACAGGTATAACATATAATATTAATAGCCTTACTACCTTCCAGAAACAGCAAGCGTATGCTAATGCTGTTATAGCAGAATCTACTAAACGTTTTGGTTACTTAGATGAAGTTTTACGTGCTACTCCATGGGAGCAATTTGCTGCTAATGCTGATGCTGCACTAAGAACAATACAGCAGTCAGCTGCTAAATACTTGGGACCAGTTATTGATGCTATCAACACAGTATTTTATACTTCTCAGGCTTCTGTATCTGCTGAAGCAGCTAGAGCCCAAGAAAAAACTAATAGACAGATAGATCCTACTAACGTTGGTGCTGTTGCTTTAAGTTTAGCTGCTTCTGAAGAAGGATATAATAAAGCTCTGGATATGTATAAAGAGTCTCTGGATAAGCGTAATAAACTAAAGGCTGAGTTTGATAAACGTATGTCCCAAGCAGATGCTAGTACTGCCGCCGCTATTAGGTTGGTGGGTGAAGGGATGCCTGTTGGGTTAGCTGCTGGGGGATTTGAAGTAGGAGGAGTACGCATAGGTTCTTCCGAAGCTAATAAAAAGTTTGTAGAAGAAACCGCAGCTATGGGGCTACAGATAGCAAGGTTAGGTAAAGAAGTTGATGACTCTACTGAGAACCTTAATGCTTGGAAATCAGCATATCAAGCTGCTGGAGCTGCTGCTGCAAAGGCTAGTCCAGAGTTTCAGAAACAGATTAATCTACAGAGAGATACTACTGATCCTGATGCTGTATACGATTTTAACTCTACTGTATTAAAAGGACTAACTGAACAACAAAAAGCGTATGATCAGACTAAGAAAACTGCTAGTGACTTAGCTAATGACTTTCAAAATATAGCTAGTAGCACAGATACTGCGGCTAAAACAAGTGCAACTTTTGAAGAGGTAATTAAAAACATATCGTCTCTATCCGCAGGAACTGGTAAGAGCGCTGATGAGTACGTTAAAAATCTTAACTTAGGGTTTAACACCTTATCTGAAATGAAAACTGCATCCCAGGCGCTATCTGAGTATGTTAAACTAACCGGTAATGAAACTAAAAATCAGTTAGCAGTTCAACAGAAGATAGCTGATGTATACAATCAAACTAAAGATAAAGAAAAGGCACAGGAAGCCGGTAGGCGTTTAGAACTCCAACAGTTAGAAGAGCAAGAAGCTGCTTTACGCCGTGTTCTTCAAACAAACCAAGGGAATAAGGCTGTTGAGAAAGAGATTGAAAAAATTCAGCTGGAGAAAATTAAACTTACCAATCAGGGTATGGAAGCTCAGAAGAAGGTTAAGGATTATACAGATAAAATCCTGGGTGTAGATCGTGAGATAGCTCTCTTAAATAACCGTACTATGACAGATACCCAGTATCGTCTAGCACAGTTAAATCTTGAATTGACCATTGAAAAAGAGAAGTACGAATGGTATACAAAACAAGCGGACAAACAGAAAGAGGCTGAACAGTCTAGACGTTCTCAAGCCCAAATTGAACGTGAAATATGGAAATTCCGTCAGGACCAGCAAGCTGAAATGACCAGTAAAAGGCAAGAAGCCTTTGATAATACCCTAACTTCCATGTTTCCTCTGGCAGGGGAAATGCAAAAAATGGAAATGCAGTTAGATTTTTATACTCAGATGAAAGAACTTACCAAAGGTAATGCTAACGAGCAAATGCGCTGGAATGCTGAAATAGCTAAGACAAGGGCTCAGATGTCAGCTTTAACAGCACAACGCAATGCTCAAATGCAAGCTTCTGTTGGGTCTTCTTTAGGTGCTGTGTACACTCCTACAACTGGACTATCCGGGGAAGACAAAGATTTTGCTGATATGGGAAATAGAATGGCTTCCTATGATCAGGCAATCTCTAAACTATCTGAGCTAAACTCTGAAGCAACCGCTGTGGCTCAAAGCATGGGTAATTTAACCAATGCTATGATTCAGTTCTCCATGGGGTCTTTAGATACTACTTCTACGATCGCAGCAGGTATGCAGACTGTAGCCTCTATGATTCAATACAGTACTAGCCAGCAGGTTAGTGCCATTGATCAAGCTATTGCAGCAGAGCAGAAACGTGATGGTAAATCAGAAGCATCTAAAGCTAAATTGAAGAAGTTGGAAGCTGAAAAGCTGAAGATTCAGCAAGATGCAGCTAAGAAACAAATTATTATCCAGACAGCAGTAGCAGTAATGCAAGCGGCAACAGCTGTACCATACCCGTTCTCTATTCCTTTGATGGTGGCGGCAGGTTTGGCAGGTGCCTTAGCTCTTGCTCAAGCATCTTCTGCATCTGGTATGTCTTCTATTGCAGATTCTGGAGCAGATACTACTCAGTACCTAACTTTAGGTGAGCGACAGAAGAACATTGATGTATCTATGCAAGCTAGTTCAGGAGAATTATCCTACTTACGTGGTGATAAGGGTATTGGTAATGCCAACTCATTTGTTCCGCGTGCTGAGGGTGGTATGATGTACCCTGGAGTTAGCTATCAAATGGGTGAGCACGGTACCGAAGTAGTAACTCCTATGGTTCCTATGAAAGCCACACCTAATGATCAGCTTTCCGATGGATCAAAGACTACCTCTGGAAGACCAATCATTCTGAATATTAGCACAATGGATGCTGCTAGCTTTAGAGATTTTGCATCGAATAACAGCACTGCTTTAAGAGATGCCGTGGAACTGGCTCTTAATGAGAATGGATCCACCCTTAAATCTCTTGGTAATATGTAATATTGGAGGAGGACTTTATGTCCTCCTTTTCTTTATGGAAAAATAAAAATTTCTTGATAAAATTTTCCAATACTATTATAATATTGTTATTAAAGAGGAGAAATTAACTATGAGACTACCAGATCCATACACGAACCCAGAATACCCAGGGTTAGGTTTTGAAAGCGTCAACGTAGTAGATAATGACCCTATGATTCGTGATGAATTACCTAATGGTAAAGTCAAAGAGGTTAAAATATCTGCTCAATACTGGGGAATTAATATCTCATACCCGGAACTTTTCCCAGATGAATATGCGTTCCTAGATTCTAAAATTTTAGAATATAAAAGAACTGGAGATTATCTAGAAGTACTTCTACCTCAGTATGAAGCATTTAGAGTACGTGGTGATACTAAAAATGTTAATATACCAGCAGGACAGAAAGGTTCTCAGATTATACTAAATACTAATGGAACCTTGACAGGACTACCAAAAGCTGGAGATCTATTTAAATTATCAAATCACCCAAAAGTCTATAAAATAACAAATTTTACTAGCTCAGGAAATGTATGGAACTTATCCTTATACCCTGACCTATTTATTACTACTACGGGTAGTGAAAAACCAGTTTTTAATGGTATCTTATTTAGAACTAAGCTAATGAATGCTGATTCTTTTGGTTCTACATTAAACAACAATGGTACTTACTCTGGTATTTCACTTTCCTTGAGGGAAAGTCTATGAAGCAGATACTCGATAGTGCTAAAACATATCTTAATACTCATGACAAGCTAAAAACAGCTTGTCTTATAGCTTTAGAGCTTCCTAGTTCATCAGGCTCTGCTGCTACTTACATTTATTTAACTGACTACTTTAGAGATGTTACTTATAACGGAATCTTATATAGATCCGGTAAAGTAAAAAGTATCGGCTCTCATAAACAAAACCGTGAACTATCCATTGGTAGCCTATCTTTTACCATAACTGGTACGGCAGAAGATGAAGTATTAAAATTAGTTCAAAATGGAGTATCTTTCTTAGATAGAACTATCACTATACATCAAGCTATAATTGATGAAGAAGGTAATATTCTTCCTGTAGATCCTGATACTAATGGACCTTTACTATTCTTTCGTGGTAAAATTACTGGTGGAGGAATAAAGGATAATGTTAGTACTTCCGGTATAGGAACTTCTGTTATAACATGGAACTGTTCTAACCAGTTCTATGATTTTGATAGAGTGAATGGTCGTTATACTGATGATGCTTCTCACCGAGGTCTTGAAGTTGTTAATGGGACTCTTCAGCCTTCAAATGGTGCTAAACGTCCTGAATATCAAGAAGACTATGGTTTCTTCCACTCTAATAAAAGTACCACTATATTAGCTAAATATCAGGTAAAAGAAGAACGCTATAAACTTCAGTCCAAGAAGAAACTTTTTGGGCTATCAAGAAGTTACAGTCTTAAAAAGTATTATGAGACTGTAACTAAAGAAGTTGATTTAGACTTTAACTTAGCTGCTAAATTCATACCTGTTGTATATGGGGTTCAGAAAATTCCTGGTATCCCTATTTTTGCAGATACTGAGCTAAATAACCCTAATATAGTGTATGTAGTCTATGCGTTTTCGGAAGGAGAAATTGACGGATTTCTAGATTTCTATATTGGTGATAGCCCAATGATCTGTTTCGATGAAACGGATTCCAATGCTAGAACCTGCTTCGGCCGTAAGAAACTAGTGGGCGATACAATGCATAGACTAGCTGCTGGTACAAGTACTTCTCAACCCTCTGTTCATGGCCAAGAGTACAAGTATAACGATGGTAATGGTGATATAAGAATATGGACTTTTCATGGCAAACCAGACCAGACAGCAGCTCAAGTACTAGTAGATATTGCTAAAAGAAGAGGTTTCTATTTACAGAATCAAAATGGCAACGGTCCAGAATACTGGGATTCTCGTTATAAGCTCTTAGACACAGCCTATGCTGTAGTTAGATTTACTATTAACGAGAATAGAACTGAAATTCCAGAAATTAGTGCCGAAGTACAAGGTAAGAAAGTCAAAGTATATAACTCTGATGGGTCTGTTAAAGCAGATAAAACCAGCCTTAATGGTATCTGGCAGCTCATGGACTATCTAACCTCTGAACGTTACGGAGCTAATATAACTCTAGATCAGTTTCCTCTACAAAAAATTATATCAGAAGCAAAAATTCTAGATATAATTGATGAATCTTATCAGGTTAGCTGGCAACCCTATTGGAGATATATTGGCTGGAGTGACTCTATTTCTGAACACCGCCAAGTAGTTCAGTTAAACACTATATTAGATACCTCCGAATCAGTATTTAAAAACGTTCAGGGAGTACTGGACTCTTTTGGCGGTGCTATAAATAACTTATCTGGTGAGTATAGAATAACTGTAGAGAAGCATTCTACAACTCCTTTGAAGATAAGTTTTCTAGATACTTATGGGGACTTAGACTTATCTGATACTACTGGTAGAAATAAGTTTAACTCAGTACAAGCATCCCTAGTAGACCCTGCTCTAAGTTGGAAAACAAACTCTATTACATTCTATAACTCTAAGTTTAAAGAACAAGATAAGGGTTTGGATAAAAAACTTCAGCTATCTTTTGCAAATATTACTAACTACTACACCGCTCGTAGTTACGCAGATAGAGAGCTTAAAAAATCTAGATACTCACGTACACTTAGCTTCTCAGTACCATATAAGTTCATTGGTATAGAACCAAATGATCCTATTGCTTTTACTTATGAACGTTATGGGTGGAAAGATAAGTTCTTCCTAGTAGATGAAGTAGAAAATACTCGTGATGGTAGGATTAATTTAACACTACAAGAGTATGGTGAAGATGTATTCATCAATTCTGATCAAGTGGATAATAGTGGCAATGATATTCCAGATATTAGTAATAATGTTCTTCCTCCTAGAGACTTTAAGTATACACCAACTCCTGGCGGTATGATAGGTGCTATAGGTAAAAATGGGGAACTATCTTGGCTACCTAGTCTTACTAATAACGTAGTATATTATTCTATAGCTCGTTCAGGTCATGTAGACCCTTACATAATTCAGCAATTAGAGAATAATCCTAATGAAAGGATGGTTCAGGAGATTATAGGTGAGCCTGCTGGTTTAGCTATTTTTGAATTACGTGCTGTTGATATTAACGGTAGACGTAGTTCTCCTGTTACTCTTTCTGTGGATCTTAACTCTGCTAGAAACTTGAGCGTAGTTAGTAACTTTAGAGTAACTAATACAGCTTCTGGAGATGTAACTGAATTTGTTGGTCCAGATGTGAAACTTGCTTGGGATAAGATACCTGAGGAAGAAATAATTCCAGAAATTTATTATACTCTAGAAATACATGATTCTCAGGATAGAATGCTTCGTAGTATTAGGATAGAGGATGCCTATACCTATGACTATCTATTAACATATAATAAGGCGGATTTTGCACTATTAAACTCCGGTGCTTTAGGAATTAATCGTAAACTACGATTTAGGATTAGAGCAGAAGGGGAAAATGGTGAGCAATCTGTTGGTTGGGCTACTATTTAAATGATTTCAAATAATGCACCAGCTAAAATGGTCCTAAATAGCGTCTTAACTGGATATACGTTGGCGTATATCCAGCATTCTATCTACTCTGATTATGACGTTATAGGCAGGTCTTTTTGGCTTAAAGAAGGCAGCAACGTTACTCGTAGAGATTTTACTGGGGTTGATACCTTCTCTGTAACTATTAATAACCTAAAACCTACAACAACTTATGAAGTTCAGGGTGCATTTTATGATTCTATAATAGACTCTGAACTACTTAATGCTCAGATAGGTATTAATCTATCTGACAAACAAACTTTTAAAATGAAGTCAGCACCTAGAATTACAGGTGCTAGATGTGAATCAGAGCCTGTAGACGTAGGTGTTGGAGCGCCAATAGTTTATATAGATACTACAGGAGAAGCTGATTATTGTACTATAGAATTAAAAAATAATTCTAATGCTAATAATCCGTGGGTTAAATATTATGTTGGTGCGTTGATGCCAACTATTATGTTTGGTGGTGTGCCAATCGGATCCTATAAGGTAAGAATTTCTGGACAAATATCCCTACCAGATGGGGTAACTATTGATTCATCTGGATACTATGAGTATCCTACTGTCTTTGAAGTTAGATATAACTTTGTACCTCCTACAGCTCCTGTTAATATTGCGTTTAAAGCTGCGCGTATAGCAGACGGTAAAGAACGCTATGATTTACGTGTGCAATGGGATTGGAATAGGGGTGCAGGTGCCAACGTTCGTGAATTCGTTGTCTCTTATATAGATTCAGCAGAATTTGCAAGAACTGGATGGACTAAAGCACAAAAAATCAACGTGGGGGCTGCTCAGTCGGCAACAATTATATCATTCCCATGGAAAGTAGAGCATAAATTTAAAGTGTCATCTATTGCCTGGGGACCAGATGCTCAAGATGTTACTGATTCCGCAGTACAGACATTTATACTAAATGAGAGTACACCGTTAGATAATAGTTTTGTTAATGAGACCGGTATCGAAGTAAACTACGCATACATCAAGGGTAAGATTAAAGATGGATCTACCTGGAAACAAACCTTTCTAATAGACGCTGCCACCGGTGCAATTAACATTGGACTTCTAGATGCCGAAGGAAAAGCACCAATATCTTTTGACCCTATTAAAAAGATAGTTAACGTTGATGGAAGTGTAATAACCAAAACCATTAATGCTGCGAACTTTGTCATGACTAATTTGACTGGTCAAGACAACCCTGCAATCTATACTCAAGGTAAAACTTGGGGAGATACAAAATCTGGTATTTGGATGGGCATGGATAATGCTACTGCAAAGCCAAAATTGGACATTGGTAACGCTACACAGTACATTCGTTATGATGGTGATACATTAAGAATCTCTAGTGGGGTTGTAATTGGCACACCTAACGGTGACATAGATATAGAGACAGGTATACAAGGTAAGCAAACAGTATTTATTTATATTCTAGATACTTCATTACCTGCTAAACCAACAAGCCCTGCATATCCACCTTCTGGTTGGTCTAAAACTCCACCGAATAGAACATCTAATACTCAGAATATTTACTGCTCTACTGGTACTCTAGACCCTGTTACTAACCAATTAGTATCAGGAACCAGTTGGTCAGATGTAGTTCAATGGAGTGGTACTGAAGGTGTTGATGGTAGACCCGGGGCAGATGGTAAGCCAGGTGCCGATGGTAGACCAGGAGATACAGGACAACGTGGTCCTGGAATGTATTCTCTTGCTATTGCGAATCTAACAGCATGGAATGATTCTCAGGCTAATTCGTTTTTTACATCTAACTTTGGTACTGGTCCTGTTAAATATGATGTATTAACTGAGTATAAAAGTGGGGCACCGGGAACAGCGTTTACTAGGCAGTGGAATGGTTCAGCATGGACTAGCCCTGCAATGGTTTTACACGGTGATATGATAGTTAATGGTACGGTAACTGCTAGTAAAATTGTTGCTAACAATGCTTTCTTATCACAAATTGGTGTAAATATTATATATGATCGTGCAGCAGCACTATCCTCTAACCCAGAGGGATCTTACAAAATGAAGATAGACCTGCAAAACGGGTATATCCATATAAGGTAAAATAATGAGTACAGAAAATAGAGTTATTGATTTAGTAGTAGATGAGAACGTACCTTATGGTTTACTTATGCAATTTATGGATGTAGATGATAGTGTTTATCCTGCTACATCTAAGCCAGTAGATCTTACTGGCTTTTCTCTTAGAGGAAGTATTAAAAGTAGCTTAGAAGATGGGGCTGAAACTTTAGCATCTTTTACTACATCTATTGTTGATGCTGCACAAGGAGTAGCCTCTATAAGTCTACCTGTTAGTGCTGTAACTACTATTGCTTCCAAAGCATCCAAAGAAAGAGATAGATATAACCCTAGACAGAGATTGGCTGGATACTATGATGTAATTATTACTAGAACAGCTGTTGGTAGTGCTGCTAGTTCTTTCCGTATTATGGAAGGCAAGGTTTATATTAGTGATGGAGTAACTCAATAATGGCTATAACTAAAATAATTCTACAGCAAATGGTCACTATGGACCAGAATAGTATAACTGCAAGTAAATATCCTAAGTATACAGTTGTGCTTTCTAATTCTATTAGTTCTATCACTGCTGGTGAGCTAACTACTGCAATAGAATCCTCTAAAGCTTCTGCAGCAGCAGCTAAACAATCTGAGATTAATGCTAAACAGTCGGAGCTAAATGCTAAAGATTCTGAAAATGAAGCAGAAATTTCTGCGGCATCTTCTCAGCAGTCTGCAACTCAGTCTGCTTCTTCTGCTACTGCTTCTGCTAATAGTGCTAAAGCTGCAAAAACTTCAGAAACCAATGCAAAAGCTAGTGAGACAGCTGCAAAAACTTCAGAAACCAATGCAAAAGCTAGTGAAACAGCTGCTAAAACTTCTGAGACTAATGCTAATAGTAGTAAAGCTGCTGCGGCTGCATCTGCTTCAGCAGCAAAAACCTCAGAAACTAATGCTGCTGCGTCTGCATCTGCTGCTAAAACTTCAGAAACTAAGGCAAAGGCTAGTGAGACAGCTGCTAAAACTTCTGAGACTAATGCAAAGGCTAGCGAGTTAAAGGCTAAGGAATATGCGGATATAGTTGCTCCTAGTAATTTTCTTTCTAAATCTCAAAATTTAGATGATATACCTAATAAATCTGCCGCTCGCCTTAATCTAGAAGTATTCCATCAATCAAGAGTAGACCTAGATGATACTAACTTAGATACTCTTAAAGGGGGTCAGGCCGGTTTTTATTATCAGGCCGCTAATGCCCTTGCTACCACAGAAAAAGGTTATCCAGTTAGAGCAGCAGGATCACTGGAGGTAATAAAAAATGCTGCTAATACAGTAGATGGTTGTCACCAAATATATAGACCATATAATACACAAGACTTCTATTTTTCTAGGTGGTATGATTCTGCCAAGTCTGTATGGTCTACATGGTCTGCCTTTTATGCACCTGAATCCTCTGATGCATACAGAACTAGAATTGGTCTAGGGGCGCTCAATAACCCTCAATTTGCGAATGTTAATTTAGTAAATGTGTCTGATAATGCCCAGGCAGCCTCTGGTATTATAAGTGGATATTTAAACAATAATTCCGGTGCACAGAGGGCACGCTATAGGTTGTACTCCGAAGTACGTGGCGATAACAAAGAATGGGTTACTATACACCTACAATCAGATACTAATACTAATAAGTACGCAGGATTAAGTATTGATGGAAACTTTCAGATTAATGGAAATTTTATAGGTAATGCCATAAGCTTGTCAGATGTAGCTACTTCTAAAGTAAACTTGAAGATTGATAGGTTAGATCAGTGGGGAAGCGAAACCTGGGTCTACAATGCTTCTAAGACTATGCGTCTAGGACTTACTGACAACTCTTGGGGAGCATATAGTGACACAGAAAAAAGGTGGATTCCACTAGACGTATCCCATGGCGGTACTGGCGGTAATAATACTTCTGATGCGCGTAGAAATCTAGAAGTAATGTATCGTAGATTTTCTACCTTAACAGGGCAGAACTTGAATGACCTTAATGGTGATTACGCAGGTTTCTACTACCAGAGCCTATCAGCTAATGCAACTACAGACCGTAATTACCCTATTCAAGAAGCTGGAAACTTAATGGTACTACAAAATAGTGCTAATGGAACCCCAGGATGTTGTCAGATATACATTACCTTTAGTACTAATAGGATATACGAACGTAGTTATAACCCAGGTACCTCAACATGGTCTGCCTGGGGATCTATCCTTAATAGTTATGATCCTAGCTACTGTAGACAGCTTATTGAGCTAGGTTCCCAGCATGCACCATTATTTGCTGGTCTAGCATTAACCGGGTATAGTGATAGTACTGTAGCTGCCGGCGGTATTATTAATAGCTATCTAAGAGCTACAGATGGTACTCAAAGGGTACGTATGCGCCTATACCCAGAGAAACTTGCTGATGGGGTTGCGGCTGCAACTCTACAGGTTATGGGGGAAGATACTGGTCCATCTTATAAAACATTCCATTTTAAACACAATGGTCAATTATACGTACCAAATGAGATCAATACGGAGACTATAGCTGTTAGGGATCTTACTGTAACCCAACGAAATTTAGGTATACCTACTACTGGATTTATGGGGGATTACCAGACTATCAATGCACCAGCAGGTGCTGTAGATGGAAAATATTACCCAGTTATAATCTACACTGGAGGTACCAATGGTTATGGTATTACGCCTGTACCTATATTTGTGCGTACTCCTGGTAGATCTGCGTCCCATGAGATGAACAATAATGTTTTCTCTGGATATGTAACTTGTGGGGGTTGGAGTGATAGTCCCACTATGGCACACGGCATGTTTACAACATACGATCCTAATGAACTAGGGATCTTATGTATAAAGGGTAGTAACAAAGACTACGCCCAGCATATAGCAGTGTATATACACTATAAGGCATTCCCTATAAATATTATGACAGACCCTAAGGTTGAGATAATTGTTCCAACTGAGGATTATGTATTAGGTACTAACGGTGTTAAATTTAAGTTTGGGGTAACAGATGCGGGTGATGGGAACACAGAAGGTAATGTGAAGAATATTCTAAACTTTACTGGTGGTGGTTCTGGTTACTACTCTACTCATCCTTTCCGCCAGGGATTATCTAATAATTTTGCCCTAACTAATAACCTTAGTACTGGAGATGCTTTTTCTGCTACTGCACCTTCTTTTACTTTTAATGGTAGTGTTGTCGGTGCTAATAGTTATTCTGCTAGAGGTGATGCTGTAACAAAAAATACGTATACATCTCAACTGGTAAATAGTGACGATAACATAGTAGGGCAGAGTGAGTTTAGGGCAACCGAAGAAGCAGGACAAATTATTGTTAGAGATATGAGTAGTTCTGCTAGCCATAAATTCTTTAACTTCAATAAGGATGGAACCTTTTCAGCTCCTTCTGGTATTTTATCTTCTACTGGTATAGACTGGAATACCCAACATAATACTATCAATAAATTTTATGGTGTTGCGGGTCAAGTTAATACTCCGGAAAATAATGTTGTATATGGTGGTATCCATGTAGGGTTTAGCGGTAATTATGCTACCCAGTTTGTAGGTCGTGGATCTAAATTCTGGGCTAGAAGTATTGAGGGTGGTACTATTGGAACATGGAACAGATTAATCACAGATAAATTTGCTGATTTTGGTGTTCCTATATCTATATCCCGAAATGGGGAATGCTTTACTCTAAGATCTAGCGTTAGTGATACTTCTGAAAGTGGTTATTTAGCTGGTAGAACAGCAAATAATACTAGAATGTGGTATATCGGTAAAAGCGGAGGTACTAAAGCTGTTGTTGTAGCTAATGATATGACAGGAGCTTCATTAAACTTGGGAGATGATGGTAATACCTCAATAAGAACTCCTAATTATAATGGGGGTATATTTGCTGATGGATCTGCAGTGGTTGTACGGCGAGGTAATGGTAGGACGTTTAGTTACGAAAATAATCAGACAGCAGCAAAAAGTGCTACTATCTTGCTATGGGGTAATACTACTGGAAGGCCCTCTGTTGTTGAATGTAAGCTATCAGATGGTTATTTGTTTTATGCTCAGCAAAGCTCTGATGGATCCCGTGTTTTTAATGTTAATGGAAAAGTTGAAGCAACAAACATTACCCAGTCATCCGATAGAGATCTGAAGGATAATATTGAGGAAATCCAAAACGCCACTGAATCATTGCGTAAAATGAAAGGCTATACTTATACCCTTAAGGAAAATGGGCTACCTTACGCTGGTGTTATAGCTCAGGAAGTAATGGAAGCTCTACCTGAAGCTGTGAGTGGGTTTACAAAATATACAGATCTTGAAGGGCCTACACTTACTGGTGAGCAACTAGTTGGTGAGGAACGTTTCTATTCTGTTGACTATGCTGCTATAACAGGTCTACTAGTACAGGCAAGCAGAGAATCGGATAGCAGGATCACAGCTCTAGAATCAGAAGTATCTGATCTTAAAAAGCAAATTGCAGATCTAACCCTAGTAGTTAACTCTCTACTAGCAAATAGATAATAACTAAAAAGAAACCCCAGTGGACAAAATCCACTGGGGTTTTTCTATTATTCGCTTCTACAACCTTCTATAATACCAAGATTATAAATAGTTAGTAGTATTTTTAAATGTTCATTATCAGTATTAGTACAAAGCTCTACAAAACCTTCAGGATCCCAGAAAGTAACATTACCTTCTTTATCCGTTCTTAGCACAAATGTTTCTGGTTCAGTAGTTTTAATCTGATAAGTTGACTTATTAGTATCAATACCTACCATATTAGAATCAGTAAAATTATTTGCTTCCTGAACTTCCAAATCCGCCTTCCCCACGATTAGTCTCCCCTAGTTCGTCAACGATTTCAAAATTATGAGTTGAGTAGTGTGGTACTACTACTAGCTGACAAAGTCTTTCAAAATTTTCCAGAGTTTGAATTTCAGAACCATAGTTATAAAGGTTCATCTTAATAGTTCCACGATAGTCTGAGTCAATCACTCCTGCGGTGTTTGCAATCATCAGATGACGCTTACCTAAGGAGCTGCGAGGAACTACCAAACCGAACCAACCTCGCGGAATTTCTACCGCGACACCGGTGTCAATCATTAGGGATTTGCCTGGTGCAATAGCGCGTAAGTCTGCGGCAGGATTAGTACCAAAGAATGCTCGCAGATCCATACCTGCGGCATCTTCGGAACCAATCTTAGGCATACAATCTGGATAAGTTAATTTAATTTTAATCATTGTTCTGCAATCTCCAAAATATCTTTTGTAAACTTATCTAATACATCTTGACCTACAGCAGCAATAGCATCCACACAGTAGGTAGGTAAATCAACCAGAATTAGGTTTCGATAAAGCAATTCTTCCGAAGCATTTAAATTCTGTATATATTTCTGTTTTCCAGGCAGTGGAAGCTGATCAATAATATCCAGAACGTTACCAAATTCACGAATAATATTATACCCGCGTTTTGCCCCAATACCCTCGACACCACGGATATTATCCCCTAAATCACCCATAATCGCTTTCAGAGAGATAAACTGCTCTACATCGTCAACATTATGATGCTCGTACATATCACGAAGATGATATTCACGACGTGTTGTGAAAGAGAAGCGAGAAACTTTATCAGTTAATAAAGTATCCCAGTCACCATCAGTAGAAATCAGCCAAACGTGGTCATATAGATGCCCAATGAGCTTAACAATATAAGCTGCCATGTCGTCTGCTTCTACACCACGAATAGTGAAAGTTGGGAATGTAGTTTCACATAGCTCGAAAGCATCTTTCAAATACTCGAAGAACTGCTCATCTAACGCTTTCTCCTCTTCCGTTCGCTGCGAGTATTTCTCATCTCGGTTCCCTTTATACTCTGGGAGATGCTCCAGGCGGAATGCAGACTTCCCTTTATCTCCTAAAACTATTGTAGTTCTAGCAGAATAAGATTTTGCAAGAGATTGAATAGTGGAAACATAACTTGAGGCAAATGGTTTTTTACTATTATTATGTTTGAAGCGAAAGCCTAAGTTAGTTCCATCGACAATCATTAGGTTACGACGGGAAGCCATTTCAGCTTCCTCTTCTTCAATAAATTTTCCCCAGGATTTACTCATTATTTAATTAAGTCCTCAACAGATGCATGATGTAGCCACGGCTCAAATAAACCAATTACGATTTCCATGTCTTTCTTATTTAACACCATATGGGTACGACTCATTAAGTTGTCAACCATCGGGTCTGAGCTATCCAAAGCTATTAACCACTGTCCTCTGTCTTTTTTGAATATTAATGCAGGTTTGGAGTTCATCTGCTCACCTTCACGTGAGCACTGCTGCCACCACTTCTCTAGAGTGGATTCACCAACATTAAATAAATTACTTGATATATTATCATCTTTATACCACTTAACTTCGAAGCAGTATTTACTAATGTGTCCGCTTTGTGGTGGAAGGTAGATGTCACCTTTCAGTCCGTGGCTCTGGCCAAAAGCACCAGAGCCAGGAACACGTTCCCACTCAAGACCTGTACGCTCACGTAGAATATCTCTTACCTGATATTCACCACGTTTACCTTTCTCTCTACTATCTACGGCCATGTTTTATTCTAAGTAGGAAAATCCTTCTGCATCTTTTTTGACAGTAATCTTATGGGCTAATGGATGCGTATGCCCATGAGAGACAATGATAGAATTTAGACTTTCTTCCTCATTTAATAGTTCAACAAGGGTGTCAAGTCCTTTAGTATCAATAAAGCTAATTACTTCATCAAGGAATAGAAGATTAATATTAACTTTACTAATAGATGTTAGTAGCATTCGAATAGCTAACAGTGTTGCTAGGTTGATTCGACTTTGCTGACCAGTAGAGCAGTTCTCCATACTGGTACGGTTTCCATCATTGAAGATTACTACTTGTAATTTTGTTTCATCAAGTTCAAATCCAAGTGCGAACTTACCGCCAGTCATAATGGAAAGGTATTTATTAATTAGTTCTTCAAATACTTTCACACTATGCTCTAGTTTATATCCTACTAGATTCTTTAATGCAGCGATCAGAATATCGAGATCAGCAACAGCCTCTGATACCTCATCCAGTTTGGAAGTAATCTCAGACAGTTCTGCCTCAGCTTTCTCAATCTGTTCTAGTTTCGCTTTATATTTTGCATTGGCTAATTCTACATTTGCATTATGCTCTTTGGCAATTGCAACCTTAGAACGTCCATCAGCGATTTCCTGTTCTAATTGTCGGATTTGCACCTGTAGGATTTGCACATTGAGTTCTTCAAAAGAAGCATCACTCATTGAATTTTTGAACTCGTCTCTAGCTACTACTGCTTTATCCAAAGCATCCTTTGCTCTAGTATACGCAACGTACTCAAGTTGTTCTTTCTTCAACTGCTCTAACTTAGCTTCAAGAGATTGCTTCTCTTTGAACAGAGGATCATATTCTGTTCTAGCCATATCCATTGCTTTTTGAGCAGCAGTTGTATCCAGATGAGTACCACAAGTAGGACATTCAGTATTTGAAGCCTCTTGCTTGAACTTCTGATAACGTTTCTTAACTTCGCCTGCACGTGAGGTCACAATCGTTAGGTCACGTGTAACACTTGAGATCTCTTCATTTTGGTCGGTGGGCGCGGGCAAATTTTTGAAAGGCTCGAAAGATTGTTCGGCAACTTGTACAGCTTTGTCCAAATTACGCAATTTAGTAATATTAGCCTCTTGAGACTTGGCTAATGCCGCCTTAATTTTCGATTCAGTAAGTTCTTGTGCTAATGGCTCTTCATCAAACTCCGGTACTTCTACAGGTTCCTGCAAAGTTCCCAGATTATTCTTTCCATTAAGGATTTTCGTAATTACAGCCATTTGGCCCTGCAAATTATTTAAGGTATTTGCTATTTCTTTACGGTCAGCCTTAATAGTTTCCGACATTTCTTTATACTGTTCTTGATTGAACAAGTTAACAAGAAAAGCCTTACGTGTTGCATCTGTTGCTTTTAGAAAATCTAGGTTGGAACCCACTGATTGATAAATTAGTTTGGTGAATGTTTGGAAGTCACCACCCATAATCTCTTCAATCATCTTGTATGTTTGGGTTGCCGTATGCCCACTAATATCTTCTCCGTTCTTAATAAGAGTTACTTTAGCAGTTGATTTAACTACTTTATGCAGTTCGTACTCATCTTCATCTTTCGAGAAGTAAGCGTGCATATCGTATTCTTTTTTCGGAGAAGACCAAGAGAACAGAGCATCTTTCTTAATACCGCGTGAGTTCTTATTATAGAATAGTTCTTCAATAACAGTGGCGATGGTGGATTTTCCTAACCCATTGCCACCAATTAGTTGAGTAACTGGATTCTTATCGAAATGAATTACGATGTCCTTACCGTAAGACATAACGTTACTAAATTTTAGTGTCTTAATTGTAATCTTTGACATATTTCGCAGCTCTAGCCAAGATTCTATCAATGTCGCCTTGAGATAGCTTCTCGACTTCACGGAAGTAAAGTTCAAGTTCGCCTAACATATCAAGATCAACAAGATTTAACTTAGCGTCTTTAGTAACTCGATGGTTAATCTTCTTATCTAATAAATCAGAGTCTTTGATAGACTTTAATTGAACAACGTCACCAGTAACTTCATAGACTACACGATCATAATCACTAGGTTCCATCTCCTCACCAGCTCCGATTGTTTTACGAATCAGTTGTGGTAAATCACCAAGTTCAATCCATTCTACTTTTAATGTGTCGGTATCAACTATAAAACAACCATTTGTACCTTTTGTGCGTTCTCTATGGAACGATGTAGTTAATGGAGACCCTGGGTAGAGAAGTCTAGTAGATCCGATAGTCTGGCTATTAGTATAAGAATGTAAATCACCAGCAATTACAGTATCATAACAGTTGTACTTAGTTAGATCAATTTCTGGTTTTACATGCGGAGGGATTTCACCACGAACATGCGTGAAACATAGTTTTGATTCAGATGGTTTCCACTTAGATTTATGGATTTCATCATACGGAACAATATCAAATTCAGGGGAACGATATGGTTTGGTAATTACTTCCCACTTACCACTCGTTACTTTATTAATAACTCCTGCATAATGATATAGACATGAAATGGTTTTCGTTAACATTTCATGATTTCCAGTGAAGATCTTGCCTGGATGGTCAAGTCTTGACATGAACTGTTCAAGCAGCTCTATTTCTTCCGACGACGGGTCGGAATGGTCAAATAAATCACCACCAATAATATGAAGATCACAGTTATGATTATGGAATACATCATTTAACCGTTCTCCTAGCATCAGGAAGCGACGCTTCTGCCATTCCTTTGGAACTTTATCTTGTCCTAGTTTGATATGATGATCAGCACTAAATAATATTCTCATTGGTTAAAAAGAAAGGGGCCGAAGCCCCTCTATTTATTAGTCGTCCAGATCGCTTGCAGCTTCTGTGTCAATACCTTTCTGGGAGCCTGCATTGCTATTACCAGATTTGGCATCATCATCTTTATTCTCACGACCCTCCATGAAGGCTAGAATTGCTTCTTTCTGCTCTTCATAGGTAGGAACCGGATAGGTTTGTTCCAGAGAAGGAACTTTTTCGAACTTAATGATGTCGCCATCTTCATCACACATAGCTTCACCAATCAGATCTACATCTGCAGCATATTGCTTAGATTCCGCACTGTTAGGGTCTTGCAGCTTAATCTGGAACTGCATAGCAGCAATCTGCTGTACATCATACTCAGTATCGAAACCTTTACCTTTTTTCTCGATAGAAATATCAATATCAAATGGGGTTGCCAGGCTCAACTGCTTCATGATAGACTGGATGCCTTTCAGAATAGTAGCCTTGACTTCCATTACTTTCAGTTTGTTGTCAGAACGGTCGATAACAAAAGCGATATAGTTTTTCTTCGGTTTCAGCGGAACACGATTACCGTCTTTATCCAGCTCTTTCTCGAAGAAACCCATCTCATGAACCGGATCAGCTTTACCACGAACAAAGCTCTCTTTGTCACGGTTAAAACGGAGACATTCGAAAGGAGCTGCGTTACCATCTTTATTAGTCAGCCAATAAACATAACGTGGAAGAACACCAGAAACGATACGAACACGAGTGATACCGTTGTTGAACTTCAGGAATTCGATTTTATCGTTAGAACCACCAGTAGTTTCGCCCCAAGACTTAGCCATATTTTATTTCCTCTTTAAAGATTAATTTCGATTTGTTAATTGCGATTAGTGGGTTAGTGTCGATTACTAAACGTGGTATCCATACTGGAACATATTGTATGTCCAAACTAGGATCGTTTGTAAACTTGTATTCGGCATAATTTCGTAGACTTAAAATTCCTAGATATTCTGCCAGTTGTCTATTAGACAATTTATTTGGATTATCAACTATTGTTGATTCATTCAAAATGAATGAGGAACCGACCAATAATTGATGAGCATCAGGCTCTGTAAGCATTCTTTTGAATAACTTAATAATTAGGTCGGAATTTCCTCTAGCTAGTAAGTATAGCTTTTCATAATCGAAGAATTTAATTTTTGTTTTCTCCTCGAATTTATGTATATATTATACTAGATTTCGAGAGAATTTAGCAACTAAAATTTTTATTTTTCTGCTTCGGACTTTCTTATCAATCCGAAACTTTCTCTCTCAAATTTATGTATATATTATACATCATTTATGAGCTGTTGCCAAATGCAATTTTAGCTAATTGAACTGCTTTCTCCGGAGTCATGGTAATAGTTTTCCACCCGTTGTTACGATATACTGCCATACGTCCAGAAGCCTGTCTTAGTCCAGTGCCCCCTTTCATAATTAGATCTACAACAATAGGGTCGAGTTTACCTTCAACAATACGTTGAACACGACCTGCAAGCTGTTCAATGAGAGACTCATTATTAATGAGACTTCCCATTATTAAACAAGACAACTCATTAAGAGAAATACCCTCAGAGAAGATACTTTGAGCTGCTGCAAGTACACAAGGTCCACCTTTTGCTATATCTTCCTGAATTTTTAATCGGTCATCTAAGTGGGTTGCCCCTATAATTTCATATGTTGTAACACCACGCTGTGCAAGAGCTTCTAGTACTGTTTGGATTAACTCTGTTCTGTCACTTACAATGAGTACTTTATGCCCCATATTCACATATAAATGTGCTAGATTTATAATAGTCTCTCGATATTCAGGATGGTTGTACACATCATTAGCACGTAATGCCCATGGCACATTCTGATTTCCTGATAACTCAACAGGTACGGAGTACCTATGGATTGTAGGTGCAATAGTATTATTAACCGGCGGACTAAAGATCTTATATCCAAAGAAATCTTTGAACATAACTTGTAGACCGTCTTTCCGTTTTAATGTGCCAGATAGTCCAATTTTATAGCGAGCACATGATATTTCTAGGAAGTTAGTGAAAGTTGTGGCCACACAATGGTGAACTTCATCAACTATAACAGTACCGAATACTTTAGAAAGATTACTCGCATGTTTATTCACTGTTTGAATATTACTGACCACAATTGGCGGATCAATATTATATTTCCCAGAACCTATGATACCCGGTTCAAACCCAAACCATTTACGAACTTCTGCCGCCCACATTTCACGAATAGATGTGTTGGTACAAATTACCAAAGTTTTCTGGCCAAATTTATACGCAAGTGCGAGGGCTAGGATAGTTTTACCAAATCCAGGCTTACCATTAATAATACAGGTATCATCGCATTCTTCGTATATTGGAAGCTGATCTTCTTCACGTAGCTTGAACTTAGGTTTTGGTATATCTACCGGAGCTAGTGTGCGTTTATCAACTAATTCGTATTTTACTCCTTTAGCATCTAATAAATCCAGACGCGTGATAGGAATCCACTTAATCTCTTTGGCAACAACACCACTATTCTTATACATAATAGGGTATTTACTAGTCATTGTCTCAATGTGATAAGTGGTTTGCTTACTACAATAATCCCAAAGTTCATCATCGGGCTTGAAATAGGCTTTATTAGATATAACAACCTTCATAATTTTATTCTAAGTCTAGGAATTTCAGGCTCCTCTTGATGGACTTGGTAAATAACAGGGCTATTATTTACCAGAATATAGCTTATATAAGCTGGAACATAGGATAATACAAATGGATATGGAACTTTAGCTACATAGCATTGATATTTTCCGTTATAAATTCTAGCTGAATGCAAAACTTTAGAGGTGACAACATCATAGAACGTAGTTTTCTTCCAGTTAATAAGATTTCCATCAGAATCTATAAATTGGCTACGCTTTGACCCAACTAATTGAGACAACATTGATATTCTACCCCTAATAGGATAGAGCTTGTATGGTAATTCTTTCCGTTTCTCAAATAGAATAAGTCTACGTTGAGAAAACGTGCCAGGCAACTTCCTGTTATCTAGCACATATTTATTATATCTTGTTGTAATTACGGAATAATCACCTTCTTGCTCAATTGATACAAACGCCCGTAAAGCATATACGGGCAATTTGAAATCAAGCACCGAGAATCCTTCTCACGTTATCCAAATCTTTACATACAGCAATAAACTTATCATCCTTGTATTTGCTATGATCTGGATGCTCTTTATCCATTGCAGCTAGTTTCTTATACTCGAACTCTGCATCAAGTAATACACCCTTGACATAACGAGTATATTCATCATCATCAATACAAGCGATTGATGGGTGCTGTTTCTTCATCTTACCACAAGAGTAGTCACGAGAACCTCCAGCTTCAGAATCTGAATCAATACCAATCGGACAGCCAGGAATACTAATACCACGGTCTTTCTGAATATTACGAATCAGGATTTCATTGTATTGGTCGATCAAATCCTCACGAACAATAGCAACTACGGAGTCGTGAACCAGCATAACAATCTTCATCTCTTGTTCTAGGCCAAGAGAAATGATCTCATTATCTGCATCTACAGCCCCTAAAAGGAGACTATCAGAAGAAGCAGACTGAATGATTGCGTTAAATCCAGAACGGATTTCTTCACCCTGAACACCCCGGTCTTCGGAGTGGATATTATGCAGACGACGTTTACGACCAAAGTGACTATAGATAAATCCATGATTCTTGATCTGGTCGTGACACTTATCAATCCAACGCTTAAGCTGCGGGAACTGACCGAAGTAAGTTTCAATGTACTCTTTAGCATCTGCAACAGTACACTCTACAAACGGTTCGCCTGTCTTAGCAGCCTGTTCCAGAAGAGCTTCGTTAACAGAATGAGCTACTTTAGCCGGGCCAGAACCATACAAAATACCAAAGGTGATTGCTTTAGCTGCTTGACGCAGAGCGGGGAATAACTTTTTAACATCACGAGGCTCGCATTGGAGCTTAAATACCATATGTGCGATGTTAGAGTGGAAGTCAGGGTATTTATCAGGTTCATTTCTCATGTTGATAAATACCTGCTGCATATTTCTATCACCAGATAGAACAGCAGCATAATAAACTTCCGCAGTTGTTAAGTCCCATGCGATTACACGATACCCAGGAGGTGCTACTACACAACCCTTGATAATAGATTCATCACGAGGTAACTGTTGCAAGTTCAGTTTACCAGAAGAACTCAGACGACCAGAAGTAGTCATGTGTTCATGGAAGCCAGTACGAATGCAACCATCAGCATCAATGCTCAGAAGAATCTTCTCAACGTAAGTAGAGATCAGCTTAGTCAGCTTACGAATCTCTAGTAGAGTCTTAGCAATTGGATGCTGTGTAGACAATTCGTTCAGAGCTTCTGCATCTGTAGAGTCTGCTCCAGTATCCGTCAATTTACCTGTTGGAGTTAAGCCAACATAATCAAACAGAAGAACACGGAGTTGTTTAACAGAGTTTGGGTTAAACGCTTCGTTCTGATCTTTCTCTAGCTGAACGACTTCTGGATAAGTATACAGCTTTTCACGAGCCTTATTCAGGTTATGGGTTAACTGGTACTGTGCTTCTTTTAAACGATCAATAGAAATAGGTACACCACGATCCTCAACACGCTGGAGAAATACACAACCAGGCATTAGAACATCGTAATACAGACTGCAAAGTTTTTCATTCTTCTCAATTTTTGGTAAGAAGAAGTTGTGCAAACGTATGGTGGCATCGGTATCTTTTGCAGCGTAAGGCCACATAATATCAAACGGAATTAAATCATAGGTGAAATCTTCTTTCTTGATTTTATGTGCTTTGCAGTAATCCTCTTTGAACTTATCTAGTTCAAAGTCATAGTCACCCATATCGGTATACTTCATTGCTAGAGATTTCAAGCCATGAGTACCACGACGCTCATCTAGAACATAATGCTGCAACATAGTATCATGGAGCCTGCGTTCTTTATGTGCTTTATCAAAAGTAAGTCCCAGATGGTACTTATAAAAGTGCATATCAAACTTCAAGTTGTGAAAAACAATAGTGTGGTTTTCACTATCCAGAATTTTCTGGAGATAATATACTGCAACCTCTGTGAGACAATCAGAATCGATATACACACCCTGATACTCTTGGTGAGACATAGAAACACCAAGCAGATAACCATCTCGACAGTATAGTGCTGAGGTTTCGGAGTCGAATGCTACAGGTCCGATAACCATATTATACACCATCTTGATATATTCTTCCGCCTCGTCAGGGTCAGTAATAGGACGGTAATCACCAGCTTTTGCAATCTTCTCACGACCATTGATAATATCGTGGATATTATCTACTGTTGCATCAAAAACTGGTTTCATTTCGGGCTTAAAGTGTAACTGGGCTGGGCTGATACTCGCAATCCAGTTAGCATATCCATTATACTCTACACGTTTACCAGTATAGTCACCAATACCTTTCTTACCTGCGAAATACAGGAAAGGTTCAGCACCTACTAGTATAACAAAATCATAATCATTCGGATCAAATGGGTTTTCTGGTGTTCCAATAGTAATGTGCTTTTTAAGCAAACGACCAGATAACTTCTCGTTACACATATGGAATACATCAACTTCCTCGCCGTATAGCTGGAAATGTTTATCGTAACGAGTGTTATTTAGAGCTTTATCAACTACTGCGATTTTCAAATTTAATCTCCTCTTGGTAAGTAAGTATAACTTCAGTGTTTCTTCTCTAACTTACCAATATATTATACCAAATCTTTAAGCGATTCAGCAACTAAAATTTCAATACGTTTTGCTAACATATCAATTTCATCTTTGTTTAAATCACCTGGATCTTTGCCTTCAGGCAGGAGAAAGTTAGCAACTACAGGTGTTAAACGCGTTTTTGTACGAATTAGCTTGGCCAACGCTTGTGCAGCTTTATTACCAGAAGCATCATTATCTAGTAAGATAACAATAACTTTTACACCAGCAATAATATAAGGGCTAAACTTATCTGCAATGTTATCCGAAGTAAACTGATGTGTACCAAAGCAGCAAGAAGCATAGTCAATACCATTATCCTCTAGGTTCAGCATATCAAAGATACCTTCAACTAGAATAAGAACTGGAGTATTATATCGTACAGGGAAAATCGGTGGTGAAACTTGTTTTGGTTTTACTAAGTATTTAGGAGGGGCAGAACTGTTTATAGAACGACCCAAAAATAGGATATTGCGTCCAACAGCATCTGTGATTGGGAATACAATTCTGCCTTCCCAGTCTGCTTGGTGTTGGAAAGCAAAATATTTCTTCAAGGTCTTAGAACTTATACCTCGGAAATCACCTTCGAAAAGGTAAGCAGATTCAGGAATTGCAAGATTCGTAGATCCATTCCTAATCTCTGAAATCTTTTTACGTACCTGCGATAGTCTTGGAGACTGTCGGTACTGAGTCTCATTAAAATAATGGTAAATGCTCGGTATACCTTTACCGAAGCCACAACTCAAGCAGTGCATAATACCTGTTTCAGGATCAATACGCAAACTTGGGTGTTTATCGTCATGATCTGGATTGAGACAACAGATGAGGATGTCCCCACCTGTGTCTTTATATTCAATGCCTTTCAGATCAAGTAGTTCTGTTATTCTACTCATATATCGCTGGCCTGTTCACCTGTTGAATTTTCAGTTTTGTCTTTCTTAGCACGTTTAGGTTGAGCCGGCTTATCCTTCTCAATAGGGATAACGAACTCAGCTTCCATTTGAGATATATCTTCCATTGCTAGGTTGGTAGTGTTATCCATTCGCAGGGTTTCCCAGTTCATTTTAGGCATAAACTTCACACTATCAGAAGAACGAGTCTTAACGAAGTCAAACATAATAGCACCCTGACCATTATCAGCTTTTGCAGCATTAAGATTAGCAGCCATGTCTGCGGAATCAAGAATCCCCTTTGACATACGTGTTCTACCATCTTGATCGATCTGGTAAGGAGCTACA